AGCTGCTGTCTTAGGAGCTTCTGTCTTAGGAGCTGTTGTCTTAGGAGCTTCAGTTTTAGGAGCTGCTGTCTTAGGAGCTTCTGTCTTAGGAGCTGTTGTTTTAGGAGCTGTTGTCTTAGGAGCTTCTTTCTTAGGTGATTCAACCTTCTTGGTTGGTTTACTAGCTTTGGCTTTTTTCTCAGCTTCTTTTTCTCTACGAATAACTCGTTTAGGTTTTGGTTTTCTACGTAAAGTCAGAGCCTTAATAATTTCTTGGTGTTGTCTTTGTTCTTCAGAATCACTCTCTTCTTTTATATTTTGTTCTCTCTCATATTCCAATCTTCTCTCTTCATCAGAATCAACCATCAATTGATATATTGATCCAAGATACTGTGTATTGGACATACTGCCAGAGGTTTCACTCATGGCAGGCTCAATTTTGTTTGATTTAAATACTGAACTTAATTTCGATAATCCACGGCCGAGACCACCAGTAATTTTACCAGCTGTCTCTTTTAAACTTTTTGTTATTTCGGCCATCTATTATTTTCTCATGCGTTCTTTTAATTTCTGATTCTCTTCTTCCAAATATTGAATTAGCATGGCGACATAGATATCTCGTTCCCAAGGTATCATATTCTCAAGTTCAGTAAGACTATACTTATGGTGTTGCATCAAAGAAAAGTTAGTCTTAAAGTAATTTTTTAAATCATCATAACAAAGTATTAAACGAAAAAACTTTCGAGTCCCTCCACATCCAACTTATGTGGAAAACCACATTTTGAACATGTGATATCAACCGACTTTCTTAACTTTGGAATACTATTGAAAAAGTTTTCCAATTTCTCAAATTGTTCTTGGCTTAATTGTTCGATAAATTCAACCAATTCTTGTGTTGTCTGTTCTTTTGCATAATGAAACTGTTCACCATCATATATGTGTTCTATAGACTGAGCCAACATGTTGAAGGTAACATCCGTGATGTTGTCAATATCAACCGAGTCTTTTATTAACTTGAATGGTGGATAACGCATCTTAATAACAATTTTGTCAGTCAATTGAATTTCAGGATCAATATGTTCCTGATATTCAGGCTTAATTTCCATCAAATTAATCTTTACTTCCATAACATTGCCGCATGTCTTACCATCTTCGACTTCATTATTGCAACGATATTTTGTTTCTGAAATTTCACCAACAGACTTTGCTCTCAGATGAATAAAGTAATACTCAACATCAACTATCGAAAGTTCATCGATATCAAAATCTTTGGATAGTGTACACACATCCAAGATTTCTCGTACATTGTGTTGTATGCTGTGTGCATCACCAGATTCCATCGCCATCAAAAGAGCTTTCTGCTCCTTTACTAGAAACGGTCTGTATTTTATCTTCTTCTTAGAAAGCGGTAATTCCAGTTCATAAGTTGGCACTTCAAGTTTTGGTAAAGCCATAATATCTCCTTAATTATTTTCAATTTTAACGGTCGACTCCAGTGATTGTGCAATTGAGTTGAAACCTATTCCGATGCCGCCAGATGCGCCGCCACCAAGTCCACCTACACTTGTGGCCACCGAGTTCAAACCAGCATCGATCAGTTCCATACCTAATGCTTGCAACGAATTGTTTTTCCAATAAGTATACGCAAAAGTTACCGACAGTTTATGGTAACCATCTGCGTTCCAATCTAAGTCCAGTTGGTTCATGGAAATAGGGAATGCATCATATAAATTCACAGAATACGACAGTTTGTTTCCAACATCATATTGGTTGACTGTGATCGTTGTTGCATAATTTTCTTTATATCTCATATTGTAATTAAACATTGGATTAATATAGTTTAACCATGCATCAAAAAACACTTTTGATTCCATGTTGTCATCAATTATAAAAGTCAAATCTATGTCAGCATATGTAGTGAGATATGGATGTTTCTCAACTGGTCCATAAGTTTTTTGTTCAGTTGTTGCAAATGTTCTACCTGGAAGTTGTGCGTTTTCACATCTGTATGTAAGAGCTCTTGCTGTTGAGATGTACGGAATCAATGTCACTGGTATAGGAATGTTTACATCAAATCTATTTGGTCTGGCCAAATCACCTGAAAAACTTGATTTAAAATCACTGATTGATCTAGGCATTTAATTGTTCCTTATTTCTTCTAGTGAATCTTTCCAGACTTCTTTTGGTTGTGCTTTTTTGAACTGGTGTACTGGCAAATATGTTGCAACATCCCATTCTTCTGGTTCAACAGCAAGAATCCTGGATTTTATGTGACTGTACAGGTACTTCTTCAGGCAAGGTCTAAACTCTTTTAGTCTAGATGACGCATCCAACATAGGATAAGTCACCCTGACTCGTTTAATTTCATCCTCGTCATTATATAAAGCAAAACTCAACAACTTCTTTAGGAAGATTACACGGTATCTAAGTGGTAAGTAATGTATGTTTAAACCAATGAATCCATCAGATTGCCGTTTTAGTGGTATCACCAAAGGGAATCTATCATAGTAAGGCAAGTCATCTTTGGTTTTAGGATCATACACAAAGTAATACATACCACCCATCAAGAATTTTTGTCTATCGGCCGGTCTTGTCCATCTTTCCTTTTCTTTTGTGATAGGAACAGACAATCGACCTGGATTTCTCAGGCCTGCAATTTTTTGCATCAACCATTTCAAAGACTGGCTGCTCATCGTTGGATGTTCAGCTGCGATCTTCTGTTCGGTCAGTGTGGTTAGTATGGATTTTGTTATCATTGGATATTTAGTTACAGTCCAAGGTCATCTTCTGTAATAATCTGGAAGGCCCAGCCCCTATCTTGACAATATTCATTAGCTGCTTTCCATTTAGCACTGTTAACACCCCATGTAGTGACTTCATTTATGTACTGTTTAGTGACACGCTTTTGTTTTTTAGGTTCCTGTGTCTGTTTTTTAGGTTTAACCTCAATCATCAATGTCTTTAGTTTACCCTCTTTGGTGCGTACTTTGACTAAGAAATCTGGATAATAACGATGAAACTTATTATCCACTGGAGATTTGTAAGGAACTATCAACTCTTCTGATGCCCACGATATGATATTTGGATTTTTATCGAGCCAGTGCATCACTCTACACTCCCAACTCGAGCGATATATGATATTTTTGTGGTCACCCATGTATTTTTGTGGGTTTGTTGGTTTAAATGTGCCGGAATATGCCATAGTTCATAAATAATTGTGTATATACCAATCCGACGCCGGTGTGGAACGTCAGTTATGAATATATATGCGATTTCTTTTTGTGGATATGATACATAAATAGATTTTATACACACTCTTTTCTAAGAAAAACAATGGCACTCATCACAATACCAACATCTATAGGTGGTTTAAACATTCCCGCAGGAATATTTGGCGGACCTTTGGGGTCACTATATCGAAAAGGTGGACTGGAATATGTACAATATCCGAGAGATTTGGGTAGTGCAACAAAGTCACACTCGATTTTGTTTACGATAGAAGAGATACAAGAAACAAAATTTCAGGACGTTTTAAATAAGATTGAATCTTTGTTCAAATCCAAGTCTGATCCAATTCCTGAAGGTGCAGCCACAGTTGATGAACAAAATGCAATAAATGAGGCCTTGGCTGACCAACGAGCTGGCACCACAGATAGAAGCTTTGTACAGAGTGCTGGTGATATGCTGAACTCCGGTTTAAATTCTCTTGGTGAATCCGTAAAAGAATTTAATAGTAGAAAAGGTGTACCAGTAGGTTATATTGCGCTCTATATGCCGGAAAATTTTAACATCACATCAAATATGTCATATGATGACACTACAACAATAGCCTCGGCAGCTGGTGCATTACCATTAATTGGTAGTGTAGTTAGTAAAGTAACTGACAAACTTCAGAATAATGACGCTGCTAAACTTGCTTTAAACAGAGCCGGTTATGTTTTTAATCCACAAAAACAAATGTTGTTTCAGGGTATTGAGTTTAGAGAATTCAATCTATCTTTCACTTTCACACCATATTCACAAAGGGAAGCGGAAGATGTTAAGAAAATTATCAAAATGTTTAGGATGTGGTCGGCACCAAAAACATCTTCGGCTGGAGCTGGTATGTTCTTTGTTCCGCCTGCGTTATTTGGTGTGGAATTTCAGTTTCAAGGTAAACTAAATCCAAATTTACCAAAGTTAGAAAGATGTGTTGTAGAATCGGTTGATGTTAATTATGCACCAAACGGATGGGCTGCACACAGTGATGGTGCACCGATACAAACGACTATGGCAATTCAATTGAAGGAAATCGTACTGATTGACCGTGCAAAAGTGAATGCTGGATACTAAAATGCAATACTTTAATTCTTTACCTAAAGTTCAATATACCAATAAAAATGGTGTATCTACAGTGTACACCAACTTATTGGCTAGAGCAAGCATAATTCCAAGTCTGTTGAACAATACATTAAATTTTTATGATTATGACATACAAGACGGTGACACACCGGAAATTGTAGCATACAAATATTATGGTGATTCTTATAGATATTGGGTGGTACTATATGTGAATCAAATAAATGATGCACAATGGGATTGGCCATTAAATGATAGAAATTTTCGTGAGTATATGAATGAAAAATATGCCGGTAATACCGCGGAGAATGTTCACCATTATGAAAAGACTATTACACAAACAAATAGAACATCTGGTACAGACTACGATATAAAAACCACAACAAATAGCTTTTCGATTACAGAAGAAGAATACACCGAACTGCAAAATGCAGGTGGAATAGAAACAAATACATATGTTCTGCCAACCGGTTCAGTTGATGTTACAATAGAATCAAGAATAGTTACAAATTATACATATGAGCTTGAACTGAATGAAGCTAAAAGAAGTATAAAATTGTTAAACAAAGCATTTATTGACCAATTTGAAAAAGATTTTATGGATTTAATGAAATAATATGGAAGATACAGATGCACCAAATGGTGGTTTTTATTATCCACAAGATTTTAGTTTAGAAGCTGTAGACATAACTACAGATTCCGGAAATGTATATAAATTAAAATATCTTGTTGTTGAATTGTCTTTCTTTGAAGACATATACGCTTTTGCGTGTTCGGGCAATGTGGTGTTGCGTGATGCTGTTGGTTTAATTGAAAAACTTAAATTGGATGGTTCCGAAATAATTGAAATTACTTATGGTAAATCAAGCTCACAAAAAAAATCTGAAAAGAATTCTAGAAAATATAGACTGTATAAGATTGGTAACAGAAAGCCGTTAGGCAATAAAACAACAGAATTTTTCACAATGTATTTCTGTTCAGAAGAATTGTTTTTATCTGAACAAATAAAAATATCCAAATCTTTTAAGGGCCAAACGATATCTAAAATTGTTGATAGTATATTATTAGATACTAACAACGGTCTAAAAGTAAACAAATCAAAAATACAAAAAATTGAAAATACTTATGGTGTTTATGATTTCGTTATACCAAAATTAAAACCATTTGAAGCTATTAGTTGGTTATCTACATATGCTAGGCCAGAACGCCGAAGCGGTGCAGATTCAGGTGCAGACATGTTGTTTTATGAAACTAATGATGGATTTTATTTCCAGTCATTACAATCTATGTTTACTGCGGCACCATATGCAACTTACAAATACCAACCATCCGATTTAGATTTCAAAAATAGTTACGAGAATAATTTTAATATTATAGACTATGAATTTATCAAAACTTATGACACACTTGATGCAACAGCTTCTGGTATATACGCAAACAGATTGATAAGTATTGATCCTTTGTTGAGAAAAAAAACTATTACCGATTTCAATAAAGACAAATTGACTGGTTACTCAAACTCTGGATCACCAAGTAATAGGTTTGGTAAAAAATTAACAGATATGTATGATAGTTCGTTAAAACTTGCGTTTAGTAATTCCAATCAAATTAACAGGCCATATATAAAGCAAGGCGAAAGTCAAGTCGGAAAAGATATTTTTATAGAAACTTCTGTGCCAAATAGGTCAGCACAAATTGCTTTGTCTAACTACACAGTGATGAAAGCAATAATACCTGGTGATAGTACCATAACAGCAGGAAGAACTGTTAATATTTTACTTTACTCATTACAATTTGGTGGCGATGCAGAGAATGCAACCCGAGCGCTCGATACATATTTTTCTGGCATATATTTGGTGACAGCTGTTCGACACATCATACAAACACAAGGTGTATATCAAACAGTTTTGGAATTGGCAAAAGAAAGTTTGAAATCTAGTTATGATACACAGGGAAATTCAGGAAGATTAAATGAATAATTTTATTGGTAAAGATGGATTTATTTGGTGGGTTGGCGTTGTTGAAGACAGAGCAGACACACTGGCTTTAGGTAGGTGTAAGGTCCGCATATTCGGTTGGCATACAGACAATGTTATGGATTTACCGACTGGTGATTTACCTTGGGCTCTACCAATATATCCAATAAATAATTCAAAATCGTTTTCAGCACCAAGAATTGGTGACTGGATAGTTGGTTTCTTTATGGATGGAGAATCCGCACAAGCACCTGTTATGATGGGTGTTCTACCTGGAATACAAGCATAATGGCAACACATAGTTTACCTCGGACTAGTAATCAAAATCTGAGACCATTATTTACTAATGATGGTCCAACATCTGGCAATCCAACAATACCAGCATTAGCTCGAGGCGTTCTTGCAGACACGATGATTGCGTTTTCAAATAAAAACCTATCTCATGTTTGTGATTTTGTTGATGAGATGCGTAAAAATGTTGAATTGAAAAAGTTTCTTAAAGCTGTTGCGGATAAATTAAGAGAAGGTATACGTAAAATTATGGCGGCTTTAGGAGTAAGTGATCTTTCTGGTATGCTCGCTAAATATGTGGATCAACTGAAAACAGCAACCAGATGGTTGAAGCGTGTGCAAAAAGAAATATTGCAACCAATTTTAGATTTTCAAAAATATGTACTAGCTTATATCACAAACATACGTGCAATAATTCAATGGATTCTTGGACTACCTGCAAAATTTTTGGCTGTATTAAAAGACTGTTTGAGTAGATTACTAATATTAGTAAAAAATGTGTTTAGTGATTTTTTTGAAGTGTTGTTTGATGGTGTTGATACGGGTTTAGGTGATGCGATTAGTGCAGCTAAAGAATTTGCTGAAGAAGCTTACCGAACTGTTAATCTGACTGCACAAATTGCGGTTGGCGCTGTTACTATTGTTAGTGCAGTTACAGTTGGTCTTTTAAATCCTGTAAGTGAAGCTGAGTTAATAGACGCAAACAGAACAATTGATACATATGCAAGTACACTACCAACCGCAGAAAGTGTTGCTGCATCTACAGCACCAGAAGATCAAAAGAAATCGGCACCTTAAAATATGAGTGATATAAAATTACCCCCAGCAGGTCAACAATGGACAGAACCGGAGTCTGCGGCCAATACAGATTATCAGCCAACTTATCCATACAATAGTGTGACACAAACGGAATCGGGTCATACATTTGAGATGGATGACACACCGACACGCGAACGCATACGATTGAACCATCGATCCGGAACATTTATTGAAATGCATCCGGATGGCGATGAAGTGCATAAAGTTTATGGTGATGGTTACGAAATCATTGTAAAAAACAAAAATGTAAGAATTGTAGGAACCTGTAATCTATCTATAGAGGGTAACTACAATATTGATGTAAAAGGTGACATGAATGTACAGGTTGGTGGTGATTACACATCTCTTGTAAAAGGTAGAACAAATATGCGTTCACGCGGAGACCTTTCCATTTCGGGTGATGATGATGTTTCAATTAGTGCAAATGAAAATTTTGGAGGTGCTTTACGATTATCTGCATGTGACCACTTTCATTTAGCTTCAGATTTGGTAGTTTCAGGTTCAATTAGTGCAGATATTATAACTTCTAAAACAAGGGTGGATGCTCTGGTGGGTATGTCTGCTGGGTATGCAGGTTTTGTGTCGAGTACAGGAGGTTTATCCTTAGGTATTCCTTCTCCGGCCACACCTATCGCAGTTCCTGGTTGCATTAATACTGTTGGTACAATTACATCGTTGGCCGCAGTGAATGCACCACTGGCCAACTTCGGATTGGCAAAAATTGGTATTATGGATGCAGTTTTAATGACAGATGTTATAAATTCAGCAGTTTTTAATGGCCACATACATCAATCTACGGGTCCTTATTCACCAACCACACCTTCACTAATTCAATTTTTGAGTTTATAATATGACAACTGTAAATAATGCTTCCGGAATTTATGCATCTTTGGGTTACAACTTTGATGATCCCAATGATGCTATAACCACACTTTCAGCCGACACGCAAGCCCACTTGAATACTATGCCGGCCTTTATCACCACATGGCAGGCACAAGACATTGCTAACAATGATGTTGGTGGTTATTATCAGAATCCGATGCAGACTAGTGCAATGTTGGTGAGAACAGCAGCAATAGAGTTATTTACTTTAGCGAATGGTGTGATAAATTTAGCAAATGTGGCTAATACTTCATGGGCACTATCAAATACCGCAAATTCATTCCTAGCACATACTAATAGAATTTCGGGTGTAACAGCATTTGCAGGTGACAATACAGTACCACATTTAGATATGGCTATGAGTGCTGGTAAAACTGCACTGTATATTACAAATCAAACTGATGGCATAATTGACACCTCTCCAATTTTAGGAAGTTTCACCAGCCTTTTTATTAAACCACAATTGGATGCAAATACACAAACATTGATACAAATCATATCAAATTTGAATATAGCGAACACAATCTCAAACACACAACCATACACATCGAATCTGGCCGGCTCGCTTGCACAGAACGTAAATTCTTTTATGGCTCAAATCAATACTTTTATGACTTATAGACAAACTAGTGATGTATCATACTATCAAAACTTGACGGCATTCATTGAAAAGTACAATCAAACGAAGAAGTTCAATAGTATGGGTCAGTCGGAGAACTATCTTGTGATGAATTACATCGGTACCGACAAACTAAAGACTAGAATCTCATAATTGCCGAAATTTTCGAAATTTTCGTTCCGGCCTAAGAATTTTTTGCGAGAGCTTCAAAAGTTCAATAAAGCGCTTTACTCCTACACATAAATAAAAGATGGCAACATTACAAAAGATTTATTCGGACATAGATTTCACACTCGCAAAGAGACCTGCGGTGGGTGATATTGCTTTGAGTTATGATTCCCAAGCAATTATACGTTCAATAAGAAATATATTACTCACAAAGAGGTATGAAAAGTTGTTCGATCCACAGTTTGGGTCAAATATAGACGCTTTGTTGTTTGAAAACATATCTAGCATTACAGCTTCTGCTTTAGAAAAAGAAATTTCTTTTGCACTGACGAATTATGAACCTAGGGTGAGTATTCAAAGTGTTGTTGTTTCGTCTTTTCCAGAAAAAAATGGTTACAGTGTGACTTTAACTTTTTACCTGATAAATGCAACGCAACCAACTACAGTAACAGTCTTTTTAGAGAGAAACAGATAAAATGGCAGGTGCTAATTCAAATTTCAACATAACCGAACTTGATTTTAATAATATTAAAACCAGTTTGAAGAATTATATGAAGGACAATGGCGTTCTTCAAGACTATAATTATGAAGGCTCTGCAATATCCACACTGTTGGATGTTTTGGCGTACAATACTCAATACAATGCTTACTATTTAAATATGGTGGCTAATGAGATGTTTTTGGACACCGCACTACAAAGAAATTCTGTGGTTTCACAAGCAAAACTGTTGAATTACATACCAAAATCTGCACTTGCACCATCTGCAAGCATCAATATAAGAGTAAATGGAGTTACAGATACATCTCTGACATTACCAAAATATACAAACTTTTTATCTGAAGCCATCGATGGTGTGAATTATAATTTTGTTAACACAGACGCAACTACAGTGAATGTTGTAAACGGTGTTGCAAATTTTACAGACATAACACTAAAAGAAGGTGCGGCCAGTAACTATTCTTATTTGGTTGATGGTGGAAACACTACACAAAAATTTAAATTACCTGAACTGAATGTAGATACAACCACATTGTTGGTTTCTGTACAAGAATCAACTTCAAACAATTACACCAGAACATTCAACTCAGCAACAAATTATCTCACATTAAATAACTCTTCTGAAGTATATTTTCTACAAGAGGGTATGAATGGTTACTATGAAATATACTTTGGTAACAATATTATAGGTAAAAAATTAAATGACGGTAACATCGTAAGAGTTTCGTACATTACAACCGGAGGAACAAACGCATCTGGTGCAAACAATTTCGTATTGATGGATACAATAAATGGTTATTCAAATACGGTTTTGACACCTATAACCTCTGCTTCTCAAGGTGCATTAAGAGAAACACTGGATTCTATTCGTTTCCAGGCACCAAAATCATATTCAGCACAAGGTCGTGCTGTTACTAAAGATGATTATGTTACCGCAATTCAACAGAATAATTTAGGTTATTCATTCGATGCGGTAAATGTTTGGGGTGGGCAAGAGAATGATCCTCCAGTTTACGGGCAAGTGTTTGTGAGTATGAAACCAACCGGTGCATACACAATGACACAAAACCAGAAAGTTAAATTAATCAAAGATGTTCTTAAACCAATATCTATGATGACAATAGAACCAACTATTGTTGATCCAGACTATACATACATTCAAATAACTGCAAATGTGTTATATGATCCTAAAAAGACAACATCAACTGCAGCACAAATTAAATCTGCGGTAAGAACAACCATCAATAACTTTGCAAAAACAACTCTGAATACATTCAACTCAACATTTAAGTCTTCGGAGTTTAACAACAGAATTAATTTGGTAGATTCATCTATCATAACAAATGAAATTTCTATACGCCTACAAAAGAAATTTTATCCAAATCTAAGTACACCAACAACATACAAACTATATTACGGCGCACCTTTGGCCAAAGGTATGTTTTTAAGTGGTATATTAAGTTCTCCAACCATTGTGTATAGAAATCCACTAAACTTGGCACAAACTATTGAAGGTTTGTACATTGAAGAAGTTCCTTCCTCAACAGGCGGCATTGAAAGTATCACTATCACTAATCCTGGTTACGGTTATCAGTATCCACCAACAATTGAAATATTAGGTGATGGTACTGGTGCAACGGCAGAGGCAGTGATTACAACCAATGGTGTTATTAGGTCAATAAATGTATTAACTCCAGGTAAAAACTACACATCAGCTATCATCAAGATTACAAATTCAAGCGGAGACACCACAGGTTCTCTTGCGGCTGCGACTGCATCACTTGAAGGTCGTTATGGTACACTAAGAACATACTTCAACGACACACTAAATGTGAAAACTATTTTCAATAGTAATGTAGGTACAGTTGACTATAACTTGGGTGTAGTCACACTGAATGCACTCTCTCCAATAAATGTTGATAATGAATTAGGACAATTAACTCTGTCTGCTAATCCAACATCAACAATTGTGTCATCATCTTTCAACAGAATAATTACAGTTGATGAGTTTGATCCACAGGCTATCATTGTAAATGTAACTGCTAAAACAACATGATAGAAACCGGACACTTAACCTCCGCACTGGTGCAGAATCAGTTACCGGAACACATTCGGGATAATCCGGAGTACAGTAATTTCCATGAGTTCCTACAAGCATATTACCAATGGATGGAACAAACAGGTAAGGTTTCGGATAGGTCACAAAATTTATTAAATTATAAAGACATTGATTCTACAACGAATGAATTTCTGGACTATTTTACAAACGAATTTCTGCCATTTTTTCCAAAAGATACTCTATTAAGTAAACAGGAATCTATTAAAGTTGCAAGACAATTGTACCAAACAAAGGGTACACCAGCATCTTATGAGTTTCTCTTTCGTATACTATTCAACTCCGAGTTTGAAGTTTTCAATACAAAAGATGCGGTGTTTAAGGCCTCAGCTGGAACATGGTACATTGCCAAAAGTTTAAAGTTAGCTTCAAGTAACAGAAAATTCTTAGATACACAAAATCTAAGAGTCTTTGGTGAAGAATCTAAATCAATCGCAACGATTGAAAGTTGTGTATTATCTGGCGAGAAAACCGAAATCTTCATTTCAAATATCGAAAGACTATTTGAGTCTGGTGAATTTGTTCGTATTGTTGACAGCAATAACCAAGATGTTTTATTTGACGGTGAAGTACTGAGAGCTAAAGTTGTTGGACAAATTAGTCAGATTAAAATTGATACTGTTCGTAGAGGTTCACTATACCAACCAGGTGATCCTGTTGTTGTTTATGGTGGCATAGAAGATCCTGTAAATGGTATTGGCGCATCAGCTATTGTTCGTGATACAACCAAAGGATCAATACAGCGTATCAATGTTGTTGAGGGTGGTTTTGGTTATAGTTTAAAACCAAATACAACGATAAGTATATTGAATGCTAGTGGTGCTAAGGCCAATGTTGGTTCTCTGGCATATTTCCTACCTCCATCATACAGAATTGTCAGTGCCGGCCAAGGTTATAAAATAAATGATAGAATAAATTATGATGATGCAGCATTCGCATATGTTTCTGGTGTAAGTGCTAATGGATCAATCACAAGTATAAAATATGTTCCTTCCGTAAATGCACAAGCGATTGTTGGACTCACTGGTGTTGTAGTATCTTCAAATGCTTTGGCATCAGGTGCTGTTATAACAACATCATCAGCTGTAGGTAATGCAAGGTCTAATGTGAGTTTTCTACCAACGGATGTTATTGGTTTTAAAAGTAATACTATACTAAGCAATGCTAATTTCTTTTTTGCCAATTTAGCCAGTGCAAATGCAAACACAAGACTCATTGAGGCTTTCTCTTTCAGAACACTTGAAACCGCACCAATCTTTAACATAGTTGTAGAGAATGGCGGCGGCGGATTAGCAACTATACCAGAGATTGAAGTCACATCAACATATTACACCGAAGATGTAAATAATCTGTATGAAGCTTCAAACTCAGACATTGCGCCGTTAGGTATATTAGCTCCAGTGCAGGTAATCCGAAGTGGTGGTGGATATGCAGCCAATGATAAGATTGTGTTTACTGGTGGATCTGGCACAGGTGCATTTGCAAATGTGACCTCGGTTGGTTCCAATGGTGCCATCACCGGTATAACCTATGTGTTTAATTCATTGGATCAGTTTGCAAAAACGCCACTAGGTGGTATGGGTTATAAGAATGAATATCTACCAACGGCAACTGTAGTTTCATCAAATGCTTCTGCATCTGGAGCAGTACTATCGGTACCAGGTATATTAGGAACCGGTGCAACATTCTCCTTGGTTGTTGATAGAGTTGGTTCTATCACAACAATCGAGGTTTTAAATTATGGTGAAGATTATGAAGCTAAACCACAAGTTTCGTTGCAAGTACAGGACATAGTAGTTTCAAATGTTGCAATTCAAAACTTGCCAATTAAAGGTGAATACATCTATCAGGGTCCTACTATCAATCTGTCTTCATATACAGCTGTAGTTAATTCTGTTTCTCTTTTGGCACCTGATGCAAACACACAGTTATCATTATACAATCTTCAAGTGTTTAATTATAATGCAAATCCGAATCCAGATTTACAACTGAAAATTTTGGGTGACGATAGAAACATCAACTTGAAGATGGCCAACACGGCTTTCCCACAATTCCAAAAATCGTATCGATATTTTGATTCATTGGGCAATCAAACAATTTTTACAAGAGACTATAACAAACAAGGTTACATCTCTTATGGTGATGGTTCAGCCAAGGCAAATGCAACCTTCTTAAATGGTCTTGTGATTGGTGATGGTCAATATCTAACGACTCAGGGACAACCAAGTTCGTTTGACATTATGCAGGACAAAAGATTCAACAACTTCACATACTTGATTACTGTTGAGAAAGAAATTGCAAAGTATAAAGATGTTCTACTAGGACTATTGCACCCATTAGGCACAAATGTCTTAGGTCGTTATGGTTTAAAATCGAATAATAGTGTAGATTACCATACATATTCAGCACTAAATGATGGAAGAAACTTATCTTATCACCTTGGCGGAGATGTTTCTAATGCTGTGAGCATTGTGACAACATTTACAAATAGAAGCAACAACATAATTAAATTCAACAATTTGTTGGGTGCAAACCTGGCGAACATATTCACTGCAAATGTGAGTTCGATTCAAATTTCCACAAAAAATGGTCCGAATGTTTACTCTGAGGTTGTTTCTGTTAGTACTGCTGCAAACACAATCACTCTTGCGAGTAATGTATGGTTGACATATTCAAATGTTGCCACAGTTACAGGCAATACTGGTTCCAATACACTAAATATTACATCGTTAACAGGTCTATATGACTTGATGAACAACGGACAATATACAGATGCAGATTATCCAATAAGAGATATTGTTTTTGTGGGTGACTCGGTTCTAGTTGATAATAATACAAGCAAAATTGTTAACCAGATTGATTATGTGAATGGTAAAATATACTTAACAGCCAATTTATCATCAACTACAAATTCGTATCTACAAGTTATCAGAAACTTTATTGCAAACAGTTCAACATCATCAAGTCAAATTAAGGTATATGGATCGGTTGGTCTATCATATATACCAGAACTCATCACACAGTCCGGACAAACTTTAAAAACAGAAGACGGAAAACTAATCCTATTGGGGTAAACAATGTCAACAGTAAAAATTTCGCAACTACCAAATCTAATTAACTTAGATGCAAACACATCAAATACAATATTGATTGGTGTGAATGTTTCATCTTGTGTCACCTCACAATTTACCATACAAACCTTATCAGCAAGGCTCTATGCCAACAACACATTAAATGTTGGTAATATTATCTTTACTGACGGCACTTCCCAAAATACTTCTTCACTATCAGCTCGGGTGTATGCAAATGGTGCTTTCATTCAGTCTAATGCTGCATTCTTACAGGCAAATACCACATCAGGTGTTGCAAACTCAGCCGCATTGTATGCCAACGCAGCATTCTTACAAGCCAATACACCATCGTCAACAGCAAACTCAGCAGCACTCTATGCCAATAGTGCATTCATTAAAGCCAATACACCACCAGCAATTGCAAATTCAGCCGCACTATATGCGAATGCCGCTTTCATACAAGCTAATACACCACCAGCAATAGCAAACTCTGCGGCATTGTATGCCAATGGTTCATTTATACAGGCCAATGCAGCATTTATTAAAGCAAACAATGCATTAGCAAATACAACAGGTCTGCTTGCTGGTAATCTAACTATCACCGGTACTACTACTGCACAAAAAGGTTTTGTATACGCAACAAAAGTATTTCCTGGCGCACAGACTGCTATAACCATCGATATAACAAATGATTCGGTGGTGAGAGCACAAACCGCAGCAGGTTTAACAGTAACAGTATCGAATTTATTATCCGGTAAAGAAGTTTCTCTCTGGATAACAAACACATCAGGTAGTAATCAAACATTTACACACGGTTTACCAGCAATACAATCAACCGCCAACGCAACAACATATGCTATTCCATCCACATCAACAATCTGTGCAAAATATATGTGTTTTGATGAAACATCTCAGAATAGTTTCGTATCCATTATACGCGCATAATAAATAAACCATGGCAAATAAAAACATACTCACAAATAACGCAAAAGTCTCACAGATAGACTTGTTGTATTACGCACCAGTGGCCGTGGTGCCACCTGCAATTACAACACCTATCAATTCTTTCTATTGCTTTCTGTCTAAGCCAACACCTTGGGCAAACGATGCTGAACCAACAACACCCAGTGCCGATTTAAAATCAATCAAACAAATCTACAAAAATATATTTGTTGCAAAGCAAATTAAAACAAGTGACATTTCTCCAATCATACAGCGCATTGACTGGACAGCAAATGAAACTTATGATTATTTTCAAGATGACGTTGACATGACAGCAAAAGACGCTAATGGTTATTTGGTGAAACACTTCTATGTGAAGAACAAATACGACCAAATATTCAAATGTTTGTGGAATAACAAAGGTAATCCATCGACACGCGAACCATATTTTGAACCAGGAACATATTCAACAAACAGAATATTTCAAGGAGATGATGGTTATAAATGGAAATTTATGTATACCATTGACACCGGATTAAAGTTGAAGTTTATGGACAGAGAATGGATTCCAGTACAGACTGGATCGAACACACCAAACCCACTTATTACGACAGCTGGTGCAGGAAGTATTGATGTTATCAATGTAGAAAATGGTGGTAGTGGTTTCGACACCGTTAATGCTGTTGTGTATGTGACTATAACAGGTGATGGCACCGGCGCATTGGCATCAGCTAATGTAAGTGCTAATGGTATTGTACAAGATATCATCGTCAACAGTCCAGGTGGCAATTACACATTTGCAAACGTATCTGTTACCTCCACAATTGGTGGTAATTGTGTAGTCTCAACTTCAACATCACCTGTTGGTGGCCACGGATTCGATCCAATATCAGAGTTGGGCTGTGGGCATGTTATGATGACAGCACAGTTTGATGGTGATGAAAACAATTTTGTACCGACCGATATTGATTATCATCAGGTTGGTATATTGGTCAACCCAACAACAAGACAATACAATCCAAATCCAGCCAATGGAAGTATATACAGTGCAACCACAAATATTGTTGTTGCTCCCGGAACAGAAGGCTATGTACCGGACGAGTTTGTATATCAAGGATCGTTAAGTGATCCATCTTTTTATGCTACAGTTTTGAGTTTTAATACCGAGTCCAACCTAATTAGGTTGATAAATACAACGGGAACTCCGTCAAATAACAGTCCAATATTTGGACAAACATCCAAAACAACAAGAACACTATTGTCTTACAGTATACCAAACTTTGCAGTACACTCAGGTTACATGATCTATATTGAAAATCGTTCAGGTGTACAGAGAAGTGTTGATGGCATAGAACAATTCAGATTCGTATTAGGTTTCTAAGGAAAAAAAATGGCTTTAAATTTTAATGTTGATCCTTATTATGATGACTTTGATGGAGCAAAAAACTTCCATCGAGTGTTATTTAAACCTGGTGTTGCGGTACAAGCAAGAGAATTGACTCAAGCACAAACGATTTTACAAAATCAAATCACCAGTTTTGCGGACAACATATTCAAACAGAATTCTCCAGTTTCTGGAGGTCAAGTTACAACCGATTTTAATGTATATTATGTTAAAATACAACCCACATTTAACAGTGTCAACATTGATGTTGAACAATTACAAAATAAATTATTGCGTAATGCTGATGGAACAGTTGTTGCAAGAGTACTCACAACAGCTGTAGCAACAGGTACAGCCGGCGAAGGTGATCCACCAACACTAATCGTTACTTATAAAACAGGTACACAATTTGCAGATAATGATGTTATCTATGATTCAAATTCAAACTTAACCTGTCAGGCAATACCTAGTGCGGCTACAGGATCATCTTCTGTCGTTTCAATTTCACAAGGTGTTTTCTACATCTTGGGTAATTTTGTACAAGTTTCACCACAAACAATCATACTAGACAAGTATGATAACACACCATCGAAGCGTGTTGGTTTGGAAATTACCGAAACAGTTTTTGATTATGCAAATGATAACTCATTATTAGATCCAGCTGTAGGTGCATCCAACTATCAGGCACCAGGTGCAGATCGTTATGTAATTAGCTTACAACTCTCTTCAAGACCACTCTATTTTGGTGACGATGACCTATTCATTGAATTGGTTCGTGTTGAAGATGGCAGTGTATACAAAATGGTTGACGGCTCTGTCTATGCAACTATCGATGACTACTTTGCAAAAAGAGATTATGAAACCAATGGTGATTATGTTGTTGAAGATTTCAGATTCACGCCAAAAACTTATGCTGGAGAACCCAATAAGTATTTGATGAATGTTGGCCGAGGTTTGGCTTATGTTCGTGGGCACCGTGTGGAAAATCCATCACCAATCAACATCATTTCCAACAGAGCAAGAACATCAGCAACACAAAATAATGAACCAGCTTTCATAGATTTTGGTAGTTACTTTTTGGTAAGTAATGTTGCCGGTTCAGGAACATCAACCTTCCCAGTCACAACAGCCAACACCGTGGATTTCCATTGTGTTAGTCAATCGAACATCAATACAGCAAATGCAACCACATACAACTCAACATTAGTTGCTACTGCTTACATTCGTGGATTACAATTTGATAGCAGCCCAACAAATGGACAATCAAACACATACATCTACAAAGCTCAAGTATATGATATTCAAAACAAATCAATAACCGCCAACGTAGCCTCAGCAAACTCAATATCAGTAACACTACCAATGGTTAATGGGCAAACATCATCTGTTGATGGTGCGTATGTTGGTGTTGACATTGTAATTACCAGAGGTACAAATGCTGGTGAGTCTAGAACAATTGCAACATATAATGGAACAACCAGAGTAGCAACACTCAATCAATCTTGGAGCATAACACCAGACACAACTTCTGTGTATGTTTTAAATTTTGATACGCCAGATATTGAAACTATGGCATTTGTAAATAAAACTTCATACCCAGCTACAGTAATTGCTAGTGCAAAAATTGATACCACAGGTAAAGTTGGTAATGTTGTAGCGGGTGATACAATATTTCAAAATCCTAATGTGCCAGAGATGATTTACCCAATCGGTAATCCATATGTTTCTAGTATATCTTCACCATCGTATACAACACACCAAGAAATAACAGGTGTGAACTTTAATGTTTCTGGTAGTACCCTATCAGCATCATTAGCTTACACCGGAAGTTATGCAGGCGTCATCAAGCATTTAGGTAATGAAGGCACAACACTTTCATCCGATGTTGTCGAACAGTGTTACACAATCATCGTTACAGATAAACAATCTAATGCAAGTGTACAAGATGGCCAGATTATTCCTTGGACAATAAATTCAAGAAGTGTTTCATTAAATAATGATGGTTCAGTTGCAACATTTAGTACAGCAACTTCTGACCTGTCAGCCTTCACTGCGACAATTATTGCCAAAGTGTTTGTTACAGATGCAACTAATACAAGTCACATTTTAAGAATAAAGAACTTGGTGGTTGCAAACTCAAACACAGCAATCAGTAACACTTCAGGTACACAAGTTAACACCAACACATTTGTTGATGATTCTGCAACATCTACAGGTCAAGTCTATATCAGAGCTGCAGGTGTGTTAACACCTGGACAAACACAATCTTTGTATCTATCCGATGTTAAACGCATTGTTAAAATTATAGACACCAAAGCGTCAGGCACTGTGCCTACGGTTGCAATGTTAACCAATAGTTCGTATGATGTTACAAACAGATACACGTTTGACAACGGACAAAGAGATAGTTATTACGATCATGCTTCTATCACTTTGCGACCTGGTGCAACGAAACCTATTGGCAATTTACTTGTGTTATTAGATTACTACAAACACACCGGCGGCGATGGTTACTTTAGTAAAATGTCATACATAGATAACTCAAGCTCACCTGAAGATTACAAAGAAATTCCTTCACACACAAGTAAATATGGTGCCACATATGAATTGAGAGATTGTCTCGACTTTAGACCTGCTCGATTGAATGCACAGACCAACTTCGTGTTTCGTTATTCTAATCCAGGATCCACCAGAATGGGTGTATTGCAACCAGTAGATTTGAGCACCTTTGTTTGTGACTATTCTTTCTATCTTGGTCGTAAAGATAAATTGGTTCTAACTAAAGATAAGTCATTACAAATTGTTGAAGGTTCACCATCAATTAATCCTCTTGCACCAAATGAACCTGATGGTTCTTTAGTATTGGCAAACATAACACATAGTCCATATACTGGTTACCTACCAACAGAGTTGCCAACAGGATTATCTGATTTGTCCGTTGAAGCTAAACAACACCGTCGTTACACAATGTCGGATATTTCTGATTTGGATACCAGAATTAATCGTATTGAATATTATACAGCACTAAATTCATTAGAACAGAATGCAAATTCACTACAAATTTCAGATGTTTATGGATTAAATCGTTTTAAAAATGGTATTATGGTTGATGACTTTTCAAGTTTTGCGGCCGCAGATGGTGGAGTTACGGATTTTAGTGCGTCTATCAATCGTAGAACAAAACAATTGACAGCAAGACAAACTGTCAATAATTTCCCATTAAAAAATCTGGCATTAGCTTATAACATGGGTAAACCTGCAGCTAGTACACTTTCTGGATTGAATTACTCCATAACTTCAGATGGATACACCAACTATTTCTCACTGCCTTATACTCCAACGAATATTATTTCTCAGAGATTGGCAAGTAGAACTGTTAACATCAATCCGTTTTCAGTAACAAATTCAAAAGGTATATTGTCATTGTCACCAAATGTGGACAATTGGGTTGACACATCATATTCACCATCATTATTGATCGTGGATCCCAACTTACATGTATATCAGAGTTCTTCTGAGGTAACTACTTTACTGACTGGTGATTGGCAAGCTGTTTCAGGAACAACCACTTTAATTGGCCAAACCAGCTCTAGTACATTTTCTCAAAATAGGGTGGGTCGCCGCACTTTAGAAAATCTTACTACAACTACAATCACATCAACGTATGAGAACATATCAAATCAGACTCAGAACAATCTATTAGGACACTATAGCAAAATAGATAATACTTATTCGTTGAACAACGGTTACCTTACTGATATAAGTATTTTGCCATGGATGAGACCACAAGAAATTGTTGTTAGGTCTACAGGATTATTGTTTAAAACGGAAATACATAATTTCTTTGACACGGTTAATGTTGATAATTTTGTACATAAAACAAACATAATTGAACTGAGTAATAGTGTTGGTGTATTCAACCAAGGTGATATTATTGGATATTACAGTTCAGGACAATTTATCGCAACAGGTATTGTTATTGGTGTATATGATTATCCAGATTCAAACAACCTAAGACTATATGTTGCTGGTGATGGTACAACAACAACATACAATAATGGTATCACTCTACAAAATGGTTTCTTTGATGCCGCAGGTGCATATCAAACAAGTACTGGTCAAGGTACCTTAGTTAGTACAGAACACTTCGGTGGTCTGGTACAATCTGTTCAAAACTCAACAACAATAACCTTGTCTTCACTGGCATCATCTTCAAATACAGCATATGTTGGTAGTACACTATACATTAATGCAGGCACTGGCCAAGGACAATCCGCGGTTGTTTCAGCATACAATGGAGTGTTAAAACGGGTAACATTGACAACAGCAATAAGTTGTGCTGCAACAGATATATATTCTATAGGAACATTTCAAAGCAATGAAGAAGGTAGTTTCTATGGTGTCTTTATTGTTCCTGCAAATACATTCCACACAGGCACTAGAGTATTCCGCACAGACAACCGTTTCAACAACAATGAAGAAACGGTAACAACATTTGCGGAAGGATCCTTCTATGCATCTGGACTACAAACGAATAAACAAAATATTGATTTTGGTTCATCACCATCTGGAGCTAAAGACACATTCACACAAACTCTGAAGAGAGATGTTGTCACAACAACGAATACAACAGAAACAAGACTTTCTAGATTTTTTACATCTTTTGATCCTGTTGCACAAACATTCATCATAGACCAGACAAACTTTCCTAATGGTGCATTTATTTCGTCAGTTAAATTATTTTTTGCTACGAAGCCTACGACCGATGTTTCACCTGTAACAATTTCAATTGTTGGTACACTGAATGGTTATCCAAATGGTACTACATTAGATAACTCTATTGTTACACTACCAGCAAATCAGATAAAGGTTTCAGCAACACCGCAACACCTAGACTCAACAACATATACAGAGTTTGTGTTTAGTTCACCAGTCTATATTCAAACCAACACTTTATATTCTATTATAGCTAAAAGTTCATCGAATGAATATACTCTGTACACTGCTGCAAACGGTGATGTTGCTTTACCTTCCTCAGTAAAAAATCTTGCAACAGATCCATATCCAAGTTCTATTACCAAGATTTCTGCTGCGCCATATGTTGGTTCACTATTCATATCACAGAACTCACAGACATGGACGGTTGACCAAAATCAAAGTCTAATGTTCTCGATAGACCGTTGTAAGTTTGACATAACACAAACACCAACAGTGCGAATGGTTGTGCCTAAGAAATTACCAAAGAGAACTTTGGTTACCAATGGTATTGAATATTTCAAAAATGCAAACACAATGAGTGATGTTGTATCAACAATTTCAAATGATGATGTGTTGGTTGATGCATTCAATGTAACTACCACAGATTTTATCCCATCATCAACCAATGTAAATTATACATATGATGCAACACTCTTAAATGGAACAAACACAACTGAAGTGAATATAAATCCTGGTAAATATGGAACAACAATGTTTGACCACATTTATTTAAATGACAATAAAGGTGAACGTGTGTTGGTTGCAAACTCACAAACTTCTTTCTCACTTTACGGTTTATTATATTCAACAGACGATGCGGTTAGTCCTGTCATTTCTGATGCAGGCACTTCATTGTTTGCGGTTAAATATGATATTAATAATTGTGTAATGTCGAACAATTTAATTTCAATTACTTCTGGTGGTTCTGGTTATAATGTTACAACAACTGTTGTTACCATTTCTGCACCAACAGGCAAGAATGGTGAACAAGCTTATGCAACGGCCAATGTGGCAAATGGTGTCATTGATGCAATAACAATTACAACACCGGGTGCAGGTTACATTGAAACACCAACAATTACAATCGTTGATGCAAATACAACACCTGGCACAGGTGCAACCGCAACAATATCAGGCGAAACTTCAATTGGTGGTGGTCCTGCGGCCGCTAGATATATAACCAAGAAGGTTGTTCTTGATGGTGGTTTTGATTCTGGAGACTTAAATGTATTTCTATCAGCTTACAGACCAGTCGGCACCGATATCAATGTCTATTACAAAATTTTGAGTAGAAACGACACTCAAGGTTTTGATGATAGTTACTGGCAGTTAATGACAAAAACAAATAGTTGTGATGCATTATATTCACTGACAAGAAATGATGTATATGAATACACTTTTTCACCAGGAATTTCTGGTAGAGAAACGGGTCAAGTGTCTTATCTGTCCAATAATGGTCAGACATACTACAACTTCAGCCAGTTCGCAATTAAGATTGTATTGACAACAACGGACAACACACTTGTTCCATATCTGTCAGACATGAGATGTATTGCATTGCCTTCAAATGGTGTTGTTGCTGCTTAATCATGGAATATCTGAAGGTTCAAGGAACTAAATTGGTGAGGGATCCACGCAGTGGTGCCATCATCAACCAGGACAAAAGTGGATTGGAAGAATATCTTGCCAAACGCCGTGTCCTGGAGTCTCAAAAAGAAGAAATAAATAAGGTCAAATCCGAAATGAAAAGTGTGAAAGACGATTTGATAGAAATTAAAAGTTTGTTACTAAAACTATTAGAAAAAGGTTAAAATGGCTAATACAGTTACCTCTTTAAGTTATGCCAACACATTTGGCCAATGGCTAAATTCAACTGGTGCATTGATATCAGAAAATAATATATTGGCAACAGGCAACTATGTTAAGGATTCAGGTACACTGTTCTTGTCCGAATCAACACAAAATGCATTACAGGCCAACGGCAATATAATTGCACAAAAACAATTGTTAGTTCAAGGTGTAGGTTCTTCTGCAACCATTCAAAACAATTTAACGGTACAGGGACAGGGCCTTTTCACAAATACAGGACTCAGCATCAGTACAACAGCGAATGCAAATATTGGTGGAGTATTAACCGTACTAGGATCAGGATTTGGACTAGAGGTTGCAAATGATGCTAGAGTTGCTGGCGACTTGGTTATTGGTGGTGATCTGGAATTAAATGTATTAGAAGCCAGACTTCGTGTTAACACAGCAAACATTTCAATTACAGGAACGACATACACAAACAGAGTGACTGCAAACGGACACATTTCTTCCGACAGTTTAGTAGCTAACACAAACATTTTTACAAGTCGAGTTCAGGCCAATACATCGATAACAACAACATCGTTACAGGCAAATACGATTATAAATGCAGCTGCCATCTCGGCAACAACCGGCATTTTTTCAAACACAATACAAGCTAATACAAGTGTTAACACTGCAACAGCTTCTATAATGAATACATTGTTTGCAAATGTTGTACAAGCAAATACATCTACGAATACATCAAATGCATCGGTAACTGGTACAGTATATACAAAACATTTGATAGCAAATAACACAATCACCGGTTTTGATATTTATGCCAGCGGAAATGTTTATAGTAATAATAATCTAACCGTAACAGATTCTATTGATGTTTTTGGTAATGCTCGTATTACAAATAATGTGTCTAGTAACCTTATTTCTGCAAACACGGCAAGTGTACAAGGTAATCTTACAGTTTTTAATACTACAACCACAACACAATTGGTGGTGGTTGAGAATGTAATAACCTCTAAAATTTATTCGACAACTAGTTATTCTGAATTATTTGAAGCGAATACTAATATAATAACGCCAACTATAACCGTTGAAGGTATAACATACACTCAAGCATTGCAGGCAAATTCATCAACAAATACTTCTAATGCGAGTGTAACAAACACATTATATGTAAAAGATTTGGTCGCAAATACTTCTGCAATAATTCCGGCCGTGTTCACATCCGGCATAACAACCACAGATGTGTTGCAAGCAAATTCAACTATCAATAGTCCATTTTCTACTATATCATCACTTTCAACAACAGGTAGTTTACAGGCAAATACATCGACAAATACATCGAACGCTTCAATCGTAAATACAACCTACACAAAATATTTGGTAGCAAATACTAGTGTTACTACACCAACAATAACGGTATCGGGTGCAACGGTCACCAGCACATTGCAAGCTAATGTGTCAGCAAATACACAGACATTGCGTGTTTCAGAATTAATTGACGGTAATAATGCTACAGCATTTATTAATAATGTAATTGTTGGAAATCAATTGTCTGTTACTGGTGATTTTGTTATTGATGGTACAACTGTTTATAATTCTGATAGATTTACAATCAATGCCGGATCTAATATACCAGATATAGGTTACTTTGAAGTGAATCGTGGTACTGGAAGTACAAACGCAGCAATTAGATGGAATGAACCACAAAAATATTTTGATATCATTGATGTTTCATCGAATAGTTATTCTAAAATATTAACATCTAATTTAATTAGTGGTTCGTTAACGTCAACAAGTTCTTCTACTGTTGCGTCTTCAGCTGCAGCAAATACACTGAACAACACAATTACAGCAGCAAATAATTTTCTACAGGCTGCTGTTGTTTCTTCAGGTTCATATGCAAATGCAGCATTCATTGCCGCAAATACAGCAGATACGAAAGCTGTTAACTCTGGACTATATGCAAATGCAGCATTCTTACATGCTAATGCGGCTTTCATTTCAGCAAACAATGTTGCGCCACAAATTGAACCTGCATTTCGCCATGCTAATGCTGCGTTTGCAAAAGCAAATAGTGTTATTGCAAGTGTTACTGGTACATCAGGTTCAGTGACAGCTAGTGATGCAGGTGTTACACTTAGAAGTAACAACGGCATAACTATTAATTCAACAAGTGCAAACACCTTAACAATTAGTACCGCGCAAGACATAAGAACAACTGCGACACCAACATTTGCTGGATTAACACTCACAACACCACTTGGTATTAGTCAAGGTGGTACTGGTGTAACATCAACGTCAGCAATTTTAAATGCAATACTGCCATCTGGTGCAACATCAGGTTATGTATTGACAACAGGTGGTGCAGGTAATTATTATTGGGCTGCGGGTGGTACAGGTGGCGGCGGAGGTGCAACACCAGGTACCACAATAACATCTACAAGATTAACATATTCTGGTGATAGTTCGAATACTAGATTCACAACACCAACTTTCAACAACTCAACACAACTGAGAGCATACATCAACGGTGTTCGTCAGTTGGAATCTGAGTACCATGCAAACACAGGCAATTCAAGAATCGTATTCTCAACAGCACCAGCTGTAGGAGATTCGATACTACTTGAAGTTGATGGTTATGCTGTGTATGAATACTTTGCAAACAATATTGCTTATACAACAAATGAAAACTTAGGTGCAGCAAATACAATACAAAGTGCAATCGACACATTAACAACAAGCGCAGCATTCGAAAGTGGTGCAACATTTGTGGGTAATGTTACTGGTCTGACAATGAATATTGCAGCTAGTAATACCTCATTTGCAACCACAGCATTTGTTAAAAATGTTTTAGGTAGCACGGCTACATATGCAATCAGTACAACCGGAAATGCTGGCACAGTAACCAATGGCGTTTACACTTCCGAATCATATGCAAATCCAGCGTTTATAACCTCACTTGCAAATACCAAAATTACTGGAGTAATAACAGCTGGTCAACTGGCTAGTACAGCAGTTAGTGCATCGTCTGTTGGTTCAGCCAACCAGGTATCAAGATTTACTGTTGATGCACAGGGTCGATTGACTTCAGCAAATAGTGTTGCGATTTCAATTCCAATATCTCAAATATCTAACTTCCCAACACTAGTATCATCAGCTACAACAGACACAACCAGTGCAACCAATATCACTTCTGGTACACTACCAGATGCAAGACTATCTTCGACTGGTGTAGTCGCTTCATCTTATGGTGGTGCAAATAAAGTTGGCACATTTACAGTAGATGCAAAAGGCAGAATTACTGCTGCTGCGGATACACAAATCACAATCCAAAAATCTCAAGTATCCGATTTTCCAACATTAGCTACATCAGCTACAACTGATACAAGTAATGCGACTAATATTTCATCTGGTACCTTGGCTGAAGCCAGATTGCCTGCGACATTTGCAAAACTCAGCGGTGCAGCATTCACGGGTGAGACCACTGTAACCGATGGTACTGGTAAAATTAGATTACTACCGAGTGGTGATATCTATGCATATAGAACCACAGGAAGTGCAGGTACAGGTGTTCTATATTTAAATAGTACAGGAACAAGATATCTACTTAATGATGGAAATAATTACACACTCAACGGACAAGATTTGTTAATTAATGGTTCAAAAGCCGTAACGCAAAATACTGGTGGAACTATTATAGGAACTTATAACTTCCGATCAGCACTGTCTGTTGGAACAAATGGACAATCAGGAACATTGGTTGCATATGGTTCAGGCGCTATAGGCGACAGTGCTTCTATGTCTTTCCATAGACCAGGTACTTATGGAATTAACATGGGACTAGATACTACAGACAATGCATTCAGATTAGGTGGATGGTCAAACGGTACCAATGTTTATAGATGGACTTCTGATGGTTCAGGCAACTTTGTTGCAAGTGGTAACGTTACTGCTTACTCTGATGAGAGATTGAAAACAAACATCAAAACAATTGAAAATGCTTTAGACACCGTATCTAAAATGCGTGGTGTAACTTATGAAAGAATTGACTCTGGCATCAAAGGTGTTGGTGTTATTGCACAAGAAATGAAAGAGGTTCTACCAGAAGTAGTTATGGAAGCGTTGAGTGATGATGAATATATGTCCGTTTCATATGGCAACATTGTTGGTGTTTTGATTGAAGCAATTAAAGAACTTAAAGCCGAGATTGAAGAATTAAAAGGACAGAATAAATGACAACAAAGATCACGCCATCGGTACTGGCAAACACAGCAGTAAGTGCCGGATCCTATGGTAGTGCGACTGAAATGTCGGTCGTTACAATCGATGCACAAGGTAGAATCACTGCCGCTTCTGCGGCTGCAGCCAGTTTAAACACTTCACAAATTACAAGTGGTACATTAGCTGACGCAAGACTTCCAGATAAAGTAACAGCAACATCGGCAGGTTCAGCCACGCAAGTATCAAGGTTTACTGTTGATGCCAAGGGTAGAATCACCTCAGCAAACAGTGTTGCGATTGCAATTCCAAAATCACAAATAACAGACTTCCCAACACTAGTAACATCAGCTACAACAGACACAACCATTGCAAGTAACATCACTTCTGGAACATTACCAGATGCAAGACTGTCTGCAACTGGTGTGTCCGCGGCTTCTTATGGTAGAGTTGATTATGCGATTAGTCTGACTGTTGATGCCAAAGGTAGACTCACATCAGCAAACAGTGGACCTATTGCAATAACCTCTGCCGCAGTCTCTGGATTGTCACCCTCTGCCACCACAGATACAACAAATGCGGATAATATATCTACAGGTACATTGGCTGCAGGTCGTTTACCTGCGTCTGGTGTAGTTGCACAATCTTATGGTGGACAAGCTAGTGTTCCTAGGTTTACAATTGATGCTGCAGGAAGAATAACTAGAGCAAACAATATTGCAATTGGTATTTCAGCCGGCGCTGTTACAGGATTATCTGGAGTGGCAACATCTGGTTCTTATGTTGATCTGTCAAACAAACCAACCATACTCAGTAGAGTAGAAACATTGGAAGCAGTGTATCCTGTCGGCACAATTTACATGAATTATTCAAATAGTGAAACACCAAACACATTATTGGCCGTTGGAACATGGCAAGCTGTTTCAAATAGTAACTTTACACCAAGTATTTCTCCACTATATGTGTGGAAACGAATTTCCTAATGTGATAAATACCTCCAAAAGGGGTTAACAAATGCCAGCAGGTTATCAAGAACTATTTCTAGAGCAAGGCTCAAACTTTAACACATCGGTAGCCTTAGATCAGGCCGATGGAACACCGTTCTCTTTAACTGGCGCACAGATTAAAGCTGTTATGAAGAAGAGTTATTATTCTAGCAGCACTACGGCTCAGTTTGTCATCACTGTCAATGATCCAACAGAAGGTATACTTCTTTTATCTTTACCATATGCGAATACCGCAAACATTGCTGCAGGACGATATGTTTATGATGTTGTTATTAAAGATTCATCAAACACAGTGTCTAGAGTTTTGGAGGGAATTGTTAATGTTTTACCTCAAGTTACTGTATTTTAAAGGAATAACATGCCAACAGTAACAGTTACACAACCAGCAACCATTAAGGTTCGCGTTGAGGGTCAAAAAACAAGAGTACAAACACTGACGTATGGTACCAAAACAATGAGAAGTCTAACCGACCTATCATTGGAAGGCGCGAATACGGGTGATGTAATTATTTACAACTCACAAACAAAAACTTTTGCTGCAAAAGGTTTGGGTACAGACACGCCTGTACGCGGTAGTTTAATACCAACACAGTCCAGAACATTTGACTTAGGTAGTAGAACACAAAAATTTCGAAGTCTGTTTTTGAGTGGTAATACAATTGACTTGGATGGTACAGTTATTAAATCTGAAGCCACAACAGGTGCAATTTCTTTTGCAGCTGCACCGACTGCTACCAATCCAAATCCTATTGCGATTGTTGTGTCGCCAGTAGGTGGTTTTGTTCCTGTTCAAACTGCAAACGGTGTAATTTCAGATGCAGCAATTCAAAATGCTGTGGCTAACTCAATAACTTATCTGGCGTTCACAGGCGCTGATGCAGGCTTCTTTTAATGGCAAATACAACCATACAGATCCTAAGATCGTATGCAAATACTCAACCTTCAACATTAGCTGATGGTGAGTTGGCTTATTCTTTTCTCTCAAACACTCTTTTTATTGGCGATCAAAGTAATAATGTTATAGGTATTGGTGGTCCCGATTTCGTGGCCAATGCAATTAGCATAATTGACGGTGGCAGTTTTTAATAAATAGAAGATAGTATTCAACCAAAATAACAAGGACAATAATAATGGCAAATACCTCAATTCTGATTAAACGTTCCACTACGACAGGAACACCAGCGAGTTTGGCTGCCGGTGAGTTTGCGTATTCTTATCAATCTAATACATTGTTCCTTGGCTCACCAGCCGGTACAGGTGTAGTTAATGTTGGTGGACAATATTACACTTCACAGGTAGACAATGCAACATCTGCATCAACGGGTGGCACACTTGTTCGCCGTGATGCAAACGGTAACGCTGCGTTCGGTTACATCACAGCAACTAACATTGCCGGCTCAGTTTCTGGTAATGCAAATTCTGCAACACAATTCCAGACAGATAGATTTATTAATATATCTGGTGGCGACATTACGGCAACAGCACAGTTATTTAACGGCACTGCAAATGCAACATTGAGTGCATCTCTTAGTGCTGTGGCTGGACTTACTGCTGGTGTATACGGTGGTTCTACAACGGTACCTATCGTTACTGTTGCTGCAAACGGTCGAATCATGTCGATTGCCAATTCGGCAGCTATCTCAACATCTTTAGGTATTGCTGGTGACACCGGTACAGATACTGTTTCACTTGCTACAGACACACTGACATTCACTGGCGGTGTAGGTATTACATCAACAGTAACAGACAACACTGTAACTTTAGATGTTGACAATACTGTTGTTCGTTCAAACACTGCAAGCTTGAACCAGATCATTGACGGCAATGTTCAGATTAGCGGTAACTTGAGTGTTTTAGGTACACAAACAGTTATCAACACAAGCGTATTAGAAGTTAAAGACCCATTAATCTATTTGGGTGGAAACAATTATGTATCAGACATTGTTGATATTGGTTTTGTTGGTAACTATAATTCAGGTGCAGCGAACCTTCGCTCTGGTTTAATTCGCCATGCTGGCACAAAAGAATTCTACGCATTTGATAGTTACACCGGTAGCCTTGACAGCAATAGTATAGATGTTACAAGTGGTGGATTCAATACGGCCAATCTTGTACTCAATGTCGCTAAAGCAAATGTTATTGGTAATTATGTTAGAACATCAAGTGTTACAGCTCCAACTGGTAACCTAAGTGTTGGACCAGCTGCAAATGCAACAGTCTTCTATTCGACAGGTAATGTTACTGTTCCAGGAAAAATTACTGCTAACGGCATAGACTTACAAGAATACATTGCAGGTGCTTACAATGTGGGTAATGCTGCAGTTACATCAACCTCAACACTAACTTCTGGTGCAATCGTTATTGGTGCTGGTGGTAACAATGTAACTACACTATCAAACTCGACTTATACACTAACTGGTACTCTAGGTGCAGCCAAAACAATCACTTCACTTACTGTTGATGCATATGGCAGAGTGACAGCAGCGACTGCTGCCGATATTTCTGGACTAACAGTTGCTCAAGGTGGTACAGGTGCGGCAACATTCAGTAACGGTGGTCTACTGGTTGGTTCTGGTACAGGCGCAATTGGCGTACTTGCAAACTCAACCTACACACTAACAGGTACTCTCGGCGCAGCCAAAACAATCACATCGTTGACTGTTGATGCTTACGGCCGTGTAACTGCTGCAACTGCCGGTGATATATCCGGTCTAACTGTTGCACAAGGCGGTACAGGTGCTTCTACATTTACCTCAAAGGGTATCGTATACGGTGATGGCACAAACGCAATGGCAGTTACTGCTGCAGCAGGCACTTCAGATCAAACATTCTCTAATCAAATACTCACTGTCACAAATGCTGGTGTACCGGTATGGACAACCACTCTGGACGGAGGACAATTTTAAGTTGACTATATAATGTATTATGTTTTTTATGATAGGAGTTTGAAATGGGAAATGACAAGTATATAAATTATTACATTGAGACATTGACGGCCACCATGACCGATTGTGTGATTCGAAATGTCTCAATGCAAGCTAATGCAAAAATTACCGATGAGGTTGTTAAGGAACAGATTGAGAAGATTGATGTTTTGACAAAATCAAATGATGAGTTAAAACAAGTTATTGAAGAGTTAAAACAAAATATTAATAAAGCTGATAATGAAACAATCCAAAACTTAAAAGTTAAGGTTGCGGAAAGTGAATTGAATGTATCCAATTTAACCAATCAACTCACAGAGCTTAACAACAAATATAGAGACTATGATAGTGTAAGGAATCAGGCAACGCATGTCGATACCTTTAAGTCAGAATTGATTAGAGCCAGAGAAGAAACGAATAAAACTCGCGGAGAACTGGAAGTAAAAATCAATTCTTTGATAAGTGAGAATAATGGTAAAATTGAAGCATTAAATGGTCAACATGAAAAGAATATTAGTTTACTGATACAAAAGCATGAAACTGAAAAGAGTGTATTCAACTCAAAGGTTGAAGAACTTGTTTCAAAAATTGAATACTTACAACTACCTCCTGCCAAAAGAAAAAAAATTGATGAGCTAAATAAAGAAGCAACACCAACCGTACTCACGGATTTGGTCGGTGTTGATGGCGTAATCAAAGATGGTGGAACGTTCTAAGTAAATGTCAAACACAGCAATCCAGTTAAAAAAATCAGGCATAACAGGAAACACACCAAGTTCTTTATCGTTTGGTGAGGTTGCACTTAACTATGCCGATGGAAAGCTGTTTTATAAAAATGGACTTGGTGGTACATCATTCATCACCAACCAATTTTCTTTTGATACAATCAATGCTAACAACAGTTTGGTGTTGGCATCTGGTTATTCAGACACACTTTCGTTGGTTGCTGGTAATAATATTACCATCAGCACCAATACGACAACAAAAACAATCACATTCAATGCAACCTCAGGTGGCGATGTTGCGCCAGCATTTGAAAAGGCTAATGCGGCTTATATTCATGCCAATGCGGCTTTTGCAAAGGCAAACACGGGTACAACATTATTGGATGTAGACTCTCAGATTGTTGCTTTCACTATCGCATTTAGTTGACACGATAAATATACAATATCAGGAAATTTAAATGGCAAATGTTTTTAAAAATCAACTTCAAGCTGCGGTAGGCACATCACCCGTAACAATATATACGGCAGGTGCCGGTGTTTCCACGACTGTCATTGGTATGACTATCGCAAACATATTGAATGTACCTATAACAGCAAATGTTATTGTAACTTCTTCATCTTCAGATTACTATATGGTTAAGATGGCAACTATCGATCCGGGAAGTTCACTAATCACAATTGGTGGTGAACAAAAGCTTGTTCTGGAAGCCACAGATTCACTTAAAGTATCTACAAGCAACGCATCGGCAGCTGATGTAATTCTAAGTCTGTTGGAAATAACGTAACATGAAGTTCTCCTATATCGGCAACCAGGAAAACAAAGATGTAAGAATAGCGGGTTCGTATGCGAACTCTGCATTCTCACACGCTAATGCTGCTTTCCTTGCGGCCAACACTAGTGGTGGTGGTTCAGTAAGTGTTGGAACAATAGCAATAACTGTTGACAACTTTACATCAAACGGTAATACGACCACATACACATTAAGTACAACACCAACAGCTGAGCAATATGTAACAGTTGGTGTTGATGGTTTAACTCAATTTCGTAATACATACAACACTTCCGGCAACATAATAACATTTGATTCCGTATTCGAAAACGGAGCAAACATAGAAGTCACAACAATAACATCAGCTATTGCTGTAGAGACTTCTGCGAATACAACAAATGCGGCCTTTGCAGTTGCAAATAGTGCTGCACAATATGCTAATGCGGCTTTCGTACAAGCCAATGCTGCATTTGCAGTTGCTAATTCTGGTTCAGGTGCAGCATCAGCTGGGTTATATGCTAATGCGGCTTTCATTCAAGCGAACACAGCCATAGATAATGCTGCTAGTGCAAGTCTATATGCTAATGCTGCGTTCTTAGCAGCCAATAATGCTGTTGATACTTGGGTTAGAGATGCTGCTAATGCTGCCAGTTCTTATGCAAACTCAGCGTATACACAGGCAAACACTGCAACTACAAATGCAGCAACAGCAGATAATAAAGCTGTAACATCTGGTTCATATGCTAATGCATCATTCTTACATGCCAATGCTGCCTTTGCTGTTGCTAATTCTGGTTCAGGTGCAGCGTCAGCTGGATCATACGCTAATGCGGCTTTCATACAAGCCAATAGTGCATATGAATTGGCAAATGCTGTTGCAGGTGGAGGCACACTACTAATTCAAACTGACAATTTTACTGCAAACGGAAACACAACTACCTTTGGGTTAAGTGTAGTACCTGTTTCTGAAGCCTATGTAACAGTTGGTTTAAATGGTCTAACTCAATTTCGTAATACATATACTATCACCGGTAATATAATAACCTTCGATTCCGTATTTGAAAACGGATCAAACCTGGAAATTACCACAATCTCTGGTGCTGGCATTACAGTGTTGGCGTCAGCAAATAATACTAATGCTGCTTTCTTGCAAGCAAATGCGGCCTTCCTTGCGGCTAATAATGCAATAGATACATGGGTTAGAGGTGCTGCCAATTCAGCTGGTCAATACGCAAACTCAGCTTACACTCAGGCAAATACAGCAACTACTAATGCATCAACAGCCGATGGTAAGGCAGTAACTGCTGGTTCATATGCTAATGCGGCCTTCTTACAAGCAAACACAGCAACCAATGATGCAGCTAGTGCAAGTTTGTATGCCAATGCTGCGTTCTTAGCAGCCAATAATGCTGTTGATACTTGGGTTAGAGATGCTGCTAATGCAGCCGGTTCATATGCCAATTCAGCATATACACAGGCAAACACCGCAACCACTAATGCATCAATAGCTGATGGTAAAGCGGTAACATCCGGTGTGTATGCAAATTCGGCTTTCTTACATGCCAATGCTGCCTTTGCTATTGCAAATTCTGGTTCAGGCGCAGCTTCGGCTGGCACTTATGCGAATGCGGCTTTTATACAAGCCAACAGTTCATATGAATTGGCGAATACTATTGCGAGTGGTGGAACATTATATATTAATGTAGACAACTTTACATCAAACGGCAATACGACCACATATACTTTAGGTGTGACACCGGTAACCGAATCACATGTAACGGTTGGTGTTGATGGTCTTGTTCAATTTCGCAACACATATTCAGTTGTTGGCAACATAATAACATTTGATTCCGTATTTGAAAACGGAGCAAATCTAGAAATTACGACATTATCTGGTACTGGTATCACAGTATTAAATTCTGCAAATAATACCAATGCTGCTTTCCTGCAATCTAACGCCGCATTTATACACGCCAACGCGGCCTTCGCTGTTGCCAATTCTGGTTCAGGCGCAGCGTCAGCTGGTTCATATGCTAATGCGGCTTTCATACAAGCCAATACAGCAATATCAAATGCTGCTAGTGCAAGTCTATATGCTAATGCGGCTTTCATACAAGCCAATGCGGCCTTCACCGCAGCTAACAATGCAGTAGATACATGGGTTCGTGATGCTGCTAATGCAGCCAGTTCTTATGCAAATTCAGCTTATACACAGGCCAATACAGCAACAACGAATGCTGCTACAGCTGACAACAAAGCAGTTACATCTGGTTCATATGCTAATGCTGCCTTTTCCCAAGCAAACACTGCAACTACAAATGCAGCTACAGCAGATGATAAGGCAGTTACGGTTGGTTCATATGCTAACTCCGCATTCACTAGAGCCAACAACTCTTTAAACATTACCACCGGTGGTACAGTTACTGGTGATATTGTTGTTACTGGTAACTTAACAATTCAAGGTCAACAGACCTATGCAAACACACAAACAGTATTAATTGCAGATAATATTATTACTCTTAATGCCGCTATAGATCAAGCTTCGGCGCCGGCGTTTAATGCTGGTATTGAAGTTGACCGAGGTTCTTCTGCAAACACATCTTTACTTTGGAACGAATCAACGGACAAATGGGTTGCGACCAATGACGGTACAAATTATTTTAATCTTGCTTCTGATGCTGCCGAATCTTATGCCAACTCCGCATACACTCAAGCGAATACAGCTACGACTAATGCTGCAACAGCTGATGGTAAAGCAGTAACATCTGGTTTGTATGCCAATGCAGCTTTCATTCAAGCAAACACAGCCATAGATAATGCTGCTAGTGCAAGTCTATATGCAAATGCAGCATTTTTAAAAGCAAATAATGCTACTGATACATGGGTAAGAGATGCAGCCAATGCTGCTAGTTCTTACGCAAACTCTGCTTATAGTCAAGCGAATACGGCTACGACAAATGCGGCTACAGCTGACAACAAAGCTGTAACATCTGGAACATATGCTAACTCGGCTTTCTTACATGCTAATGCGGCTTTTGCGGCCGCGAATGCCACTGGAGGTAGTGGAACATTATTAATACAAACCGACAACTTCACATCAAACGGTAATACAACAACCTACACTTTAGGTATAACACCGGCATCTGAAGCTCATGTAACGGTTGGTGTTGATGGTTTAACACAATTTCGTAATACATATAATATTGTTGGTAATATAATAACTTTTGATTCCGTGTTTGAGAACGGAGCAAATTTAGAAATTACCACATTGTCTGGTGCTGGCATTACAGTATTGGAATCTGCAAACAATACCAACGCAGCATTTATACATGCTAATGCTGCCTTTGCAGTTGCCAATTCTGGTTCAGGTGCAGCATCAGCTGGGTTATATGCCAATGCTGCATTCTTGCAAGCGAATACGGCAACCACCAATGCTGCTGGAGCAAGTTTGTATGCCAATGCTGCATTCATACAAGCTAATGCAGCATTCACAGCAGCCAATAATGCTGTTGATACTTGGGTAAGAGATGCTGCTAATGCTGCCAGTTCTTACGCTAACTCCGCTTTTCTTGCTGCAAATACAGCCGACTCAAAAGCAGTAACAGCTGGTTCATATGCTAACTCATCATACACACAAGCCAATACCGCTACAACCAATGCATCAATAGCCGATGGTAAGGCAGTAACTGCTGGTTCATATGCTAATGCAGCATTTTTGCAAGCCAATGCGGCCTTCACTGCTGCTAATAATTCTACAGACACTTGGGTCCGAGGTGCTGCTAATGCAGCCAGTTCTTACGCGAACTCTGCATATACTCAGGCCAATACTGCTACAATAAATGCATTAGCTGCATCCACTTATGCTAACTCGGCATACGCTAAGGCCAACTCAATTTCTTCCGGGATTACATTTACAGCCAACTCTGGTGTTCCTGTTTATGCAAATGTTGGTGACCAGTGGTGGTCAACCACCGATGATATACTCTATGAATATATAAATGATGGTACTTCAAATGTTTGGGTTGATATGTCATCTTCTGCCATAACAAGTACATCTGTTGCTTCATCTTCATCTTCAATAAATAATGCAAGGACTATCATTAATGCATATGTCTTTGGATCTTAAGGAATAAACATGGCATTAAATCTAGCCAATACAATAACAATAACGGCCAAAACGGCACTGGTTAATGTTACAACTGTTTCCGCAAATGTACTAAGTAACGCAACAAGTAGTGGACAGATTCACAAAATTAACACTATCATGTTTAATAATTATGGTGTTACGAATATCACTGCAAATCTTACAATTAATCGCAGCGCTGTTGGTGATTTTTATGTTGCTAGACTCATAACAGTTCCAGCTAGTTCTATTTTAACTGTTATTGCCAAAGACAATGCAATTTATTTGGAAGAAGGTGACACACTACAAGCACATGGTTCTGCAAATTCATCAATGCATTTGATCGTTGGTCACGAACTACTGAGTTAACATGAGAACAAGATCAAATTATGGTGTAACCGGTTCAGCAGTAACACTTTCCGCAGCAAGCACCGGTGGTTTTTTTGGTTCGGAAGATTTGCGTTTAGGTAGATTGAATAGTGTTTGGCCAGAAATATTTATTCCTGTTGTGTCGGCGGTAGAGTATCTTGTAGTAGCTGGCGGCGGCGGCGGCGGTGGATGGATAGGCGGCGGAGGCGGGGCGGGTGGATTTAAAACCGCAACAGGATTTTCAGTAAGTGCTGGAACACCTATAACTATCACGGTTGGTGCCGGCGGCGGCGCGGGCACCGGAGCTCCCGGCGGACAAGGTAACCCTGGTATAGTGGGAAGCAATTCAGTATTTTCATCTATCACTAGCTTGGGTGGAGGATATGGAGCTTCTGCGATTGGTTCATCCGGTGGTACCGGTGGCTCAGGCGGCGGCGGGGCCGATTCTGGTAGTTCATCCGTTGCCGGCGGCGGCGGATTAGGAACAGCTGGCCAAGGTAATAACGGCGGCGGCGGAATCGATGGCTCTGGCGGCGCGGCTGGTGGCGGCGGGGGAGCCGGCGCAGCAGGCTCGATTGCTGTCGCTGCTACTTATCCTTCAGGTGCTAATGGTGGTATAGGTTTACAATCTTCAATATCAGGAACATCAACATATTATGCCGGCGGCGGAGGAGGAGGTACTTTTTCTGGACCAAGCACTACCGCCGGCAACGGTGGATCAGGTGGCGGTGGTGGAGGGAGTAGCCGTACAGGTTCATCTGGCGGCACAGGAGGTATCAACGGCGGCCAAAATGGTGGAATTGGTGTAGTTGCTGGTGCTGGTGGAATTAATTCTGGTGGTGGCGGTGGCGGCGGTAACGGCGCGGGTTCTTTTGTTACTGATAATGGAGGCGCCGGCGGTTCCGGTATAGTAATATTGCGTTATCTTGATGCATATGCAGCAGCCACATCAACCACAGGTTCACCAACAATCACAACCGCTGGTGGTTATAGGATATATAAGTTTACTAGTTCTGGTTCGATAACCTTTTAAGAAAAATAGATGGCTTTTCCAACAACACCAACAAACGGACAAACAGCTTCTGTCAATGGTATTACATACCAATACAGTACAACAAAGACTGCGTGGACTGTTGTACCAAATACATTGTTGGTACAAGCTAATGCGGCTTTTATACAAGCAAATGCAGCCTTCACACAGGCTAATACTGCAACAAATAATGCTGCTGGAGCAAGCCTTTATGCCAATGCTGCATTCTTGGCAGCCAATAATTCGACAGATACCTGGGTAAGAGGTGCTGCTAATGCTGCCAGTTCTTATGCTAACTCTGCTTATACGCAGGCAAATACAGCAACCACTAATGCATCGGTGGCCGATGATAAAGCGGTATCTTCTGGAGTTTATGCCAACGCTGCTTTTATACAAGCTAATACAGGTACAACTAATGCTGCTGGTGCAAGTCTATATGCAAACGCAGCCTTCTTACAAGCCAATACGGCAACCAATAACGCTGCTGGAGCAAGTTTATATGCTAATGCTTCCTTTCTGCAAGCCAATACTGCTGCGACAAATGCAATAAGTGCTGGGCTATATGCTAATGCAGCATTCTTAGCAGCTAACAATGCAGTAGATACATGGGTTCGTGATGCTGCTAATGCAGCCAGTTCGTATGCGAACTCAGCATACACGCAGGCAAATACAGCAACAACGAATGCTGCTACAGCTGACGGCAAAGCAGTAACATCTGGTTCATATGCAAACTCTGCATTCTTACATGCTAATGCTGCCTTTGAGGCAGCCAACACAGGTGGTGGTACACCAGTTAGTGTAACGACCAACAAGTTTACTGCGAATGGTTCAACAAGTACATTTAATTTAACTGTAACACCAGATAATGAAAATCTAGTTACTGCCGTTGTTGATGGTATTGTTCAACTTAGAGATACATATATACTATCAGGCAGCACCATTCAATTCGATTCAACAATTTATGCCAACGCAAATGTTGAAATAACCACAATTAGTGGTGGTGGTGGAGGAGGCGGAGGTGCATCTTTTGGTCTAGGTTTAATAACATCTTTAATATTCAGATAAACGGATAAAAAATGGCAAATCCAAATTTATACACTGCAACAACGATAACTGCTAATACATTGACTGCAGCATTAACGACAACATCAACCACACAAATATTGGCCGGTTCTGCAAATCAGGTTAGAAAAATAAATACGATTATCATTGCAAACATTAACGGTGTTAACTCTGCTAGTTGCAACGTAAGTTATTTTGATGGTACTAATGATCGTGCATTTGCCAGCCAAGTTTCTATTCCAGCAGGCGCATCTGTGGTTTTAATTGATAGAAACAGTGGTTTCTATATCACAGAAGGCCAAGAAATTAGGGGTGGAGCAAGTTTAAATAGTTATTTGACTGCGCTTGTAAGTTATGAAACACTTGGTTAAAGGTAAAAAATGCCTAGAATAAATGGCGGAATTATTGGTAAATCAAATAGACCCGAATTTTATAAATCTGGAGGCATCTGGACATTATCGGATGTTGAGTTATCAAGACGCATTGGACAGTGGCCGTTAGCTATTGGTAATATTTCTATTGGTGTAGCGCAAGGCACATCACCATATATACAAATATATCCATGGACCACCGGTACAGGATTTGGCGCTAAGTATGCGGATCCAGCTACATTACCCACTGGTGTTGGGAATGGAATAGATTTCAGTCCTAGTGGATCAGATGTTGGTGTTGCTCATACTACTACACCTTTTGTCTCTATATATCCATGGAGTAGTATTGGATTTGGTACCAAGTATGCTAACCCAGTTACATTGCCGTCGAGCGCTGGCCAAGGAATAAATTTCAGTCCTAGTGGATCGGATGTTGGTGTTGCTCATACTACTACACCTTTTGTGGCTATATATCCGTGGACCACTGGTACAGGATTTGGTACCAAGTATGCTAACCCATCTACATTGCCCGCCAGTCACGGCCAAGGAATAAATTTCAGTCCTAGTGGAACAGATGTTGGTGTTGCACATCAGAGTTCACCTTATGTCTCCATATATCCATGGACCACTGGTACAGGATTTGGTACCAAGTATGCTAACCCAGCTACATTGCCGCCGAACAATGGCAATGCCGTGAATTTCAGTCCTAGTGGAACAGATGTAGGTATTGCCAATTCAACCACGACACCTTATGTCGGCATATATCCATGGACCACTGGTACAGGATTTGGTACGAGGTATGCTAACCCAGGTACATCACCTGGTGATAGCGTAAATGGAATTAATTTCAGTCCTAGTGGATTAGATGTGGCTTTGGCCGGCGCCGCAAGCCCATATTTATTTTTATATCCATGGACCACCGGTACAGGATTTGGTACCAAGTATGCTAACCCAGCTACACTACCCTCCGGAGCAACCGGATACGATGTATCTTTCAGTCCTTATGGAAATGATATTGCATATGTAAATGGAACAGTAACACCAAGTATATCCGTATATCCATGGATTTCGGGTACAGGATTTGGCACCAAGTATGCTAATCCGAACATTGCCACTTCTAGCACAGTGAACTCGGTGTCTTTTGCTGCGCTTGCAGCTTAATTATTTAAAAAGGAAAATAAAATGAGTTTTTATACTATTACGGAACAGAAAAAATTTGAAGCAATCGCAGATGCGGTTGTTGGTCGAGAAGAAGAAATTTTTAGTTACGATATAAATATCACTAACTATGAAACAATGTTGATAACACTACCAGAAGGAGAATGGCCGCAACATCTCGTTCAGTATCAGAGATCAACACTGGATCAGGTACCCGATGAATACGATCAAACAGTTTCAGACTACCAATACAGAGATAGGATCAAGAGTCTTTTAAAAACCGAAAGACTTGAAAGAAGTAAATCTTTCAAGGTTTATGAAGCACTTCTATCTCAACTTCCAGAAAACCAGAAAGAATCTTTAATTGCTGCTGCTGTACAAAAAAGATTGTCACAGTAATTTTGATTGACATTCTTAAAAAGAACCACATAAAATGCCGACAAAGCTTTCGCCTTCAAACTTAGATGAAACCCAAAACTTTTCAGCTTTGGTTCCTTCGGTATTCCAAGCAGCAAACGCAGCCTTCTTACAAGCAAACGCAGCCTTCCTACAAGCTAACACAGGTGGTGGCGGTGGAACCAGTTCAGCTGCAGCGGCAGGTTACTCATTAATATTCGGGGGATAACATGGCAGCACCAAATTTAATCGGCGCAACAACAATCAATGGTAAAACAACCGGTGCAAACCTAACGAGCACAGCTGCAACTACAGTGTTGAATAATCCAGCAAGTTCAGGTAAGTGTTTGAAAGTGAACACAGTCAATGCTTGTAACTATGGTGCAGCAGTAGCAAATGTAACAATAGGTTATTATACTGGTGCAAATGTGGGTGGAGTACAATTTCAAATTGCGGGAAATATTAGTGTACCTGGAAATAGTACATTAAATGTGATTGATAAATCTAGTCAATATTATCTAGAAGAAGGTACTAGTTTAGGAGCCACTGTAGGCACAGCCAATACAATCATTGTAACTTGCAGTTATGAGGATATAAGTTAACATGGTGAAGAGATATCAAAGTGGATTAATATCTGCTAACAATTCACCAACTAATATTTCACAAACATCTGGTTTTTTTAATATTAGTCAGCAAATGCAAGCCAAACAAGAGGGATTATGGCCACAAGCAAATAACAAAATAGACTCTTCTAGTGGCACAATTTTTACATCCACTCGACAGGTGGTATCTGGTCAAGTAATACAATATAAATATCATGCTTTTTTATCCTCTTCCACTTTTGTGACAACCGGTAATGGCGTAGTTGATATATTAGTTGTCGGCGCCGGCGGCGGTGGTGGCGGAGGTGGCGCCACGAACCAAGGTGGTGATGGCGGTTCCGGCGCCGGCGTTGTAGTAATATCTAATCGATCTATTGCATCAAATACATATACAATTACTATTGGCGGCGGCGGATCAGGCGGAGCTCTTAGTGCGTCCGCTGGTGCAAATGGTTCAAATGGTACATTTAGTTCTGTAAGTGGAATTGTTGGAGCTAACTCAGCTGGCGGATTATTTGGCCGTGGTGGCGGCAATGGTGCGGCTTATCGAGCAGGAAATGGCGCCGGCGGCACCTGGACTGGTACCGCATCAGCAACTGCGGGTCTAACACCAGGTATTGGATTGGGAGTAGATTTTTTTAACCTAGTTGATTTGGGTGAAAACACACCGGTAAGAAATTTTAGATTTGACACGGCAAACGGACTCATATACTTTGCAAGCGGCGGCACTAGTACATGGGCATCGACCACCAGCTCCGGTGGATCACCCGGAAGTGCCCGGGGGAATGCTGCGCTTGGCGGCGGCGCAGGCTGGGTAGTGACACAAACCTTTGGTGATACCGGATTGAATGCAACGAATGATGTACGACTTCTCCGTCAAGCTGCACCAAATATGGGTGGCGGTGGAGCTTCTGGATTTCGTGCTAGCGGATCCGCTAGCGATGGAAGTACTGGAGGTAGCGGGTTAGTTGTCATAAGATACAGAATATAATTTATTTTCAATAACATTTTAAAGGAGAAATATCATGTCACATTTTGCACAAATTGATGAAAACAATATAGTAACTAGAGTACTAGTAATCGAACAAGATGTTGTCGATACTGGTCTATTTGGAGAACCTAATACTTGGGTTCAAACAAGTTACAACACTTCGGGTGGCATACACCGTTTAGGTGGCACACCACTACGGAAGAATTATGCAGGCATAGGTTACACTTATGACTCTGAAAGAGATGCATTTATTCCACCAAAACCATATGCAAGCTGGATTTTGGTTGAAGATACATGCCAATGGCAAGCACCAGTGCCAATGAATGACGATGGTAAATTTTACCAATGGAATGAAGATACATTGTCTTGGGATGAAATCGTCACTCCAACAGAATAATAAATACTAGCTTGGGTTCAATAACTTTCTAAAAGAATAAAAAGACATGTCAACAAATCTTAAACCGGGCAGATTAGATTCTAGTAAAGACTTTTCCGCATTTGTTCCTTCGGCATTTCAGGCAGCAAATTTAGCATTCTTACAGGCTAATGCTGCATTTACCGTTGCAAATTCCGGTTCAGGTGCGGCTTCATCTGGGTTATATGCGAATGCGGCTTTTTTACAAGCCAACTCTGCATTCACTAGAGCAAACAACTCGTTAAATATTACTACTGGCGGTACAGTTGCTGGCGATGTTATTATTACTGGTAATTTAACTATTCAAGGTGAGCGCACCTACGCAAATACACAAACGGTGTTGATTGCAGATAACATCATTACTGTCAATGCCGCTATAGATCAAGCTTCTGCACCAGTTTTTAATGCTGGTATTGAAGTTGATCGTGGTTCTTCCGCCAATACAGCTCTGCTTTGGAATGAATCTACTGACAAGTGGACTGTAACGAATGATGGCACAAATTATTTTAACCTTGCTTCAGATGCGGCTGAATCATATGCCAACGCAGCATTCTTACAAGCAAATACCGGTGTAACCAATGCGGCAACAGCTGACAGCAAAGCAGTAACATCCGGTTCATATGCTAATGCTGCTTTCTTGCAAGCAAACACTGCTGCAACAAATGCAACAAGTGCTGGCTTATATGCCAACGCTGCGTTCTTGGCAGCCAATAATTCTACAGACACTTGGGTAAGAGGTGCTGCTAACGCAGCCAGTTCTTATGCAAACTCTGCTTATACCCAAGCAAATACAGCAACTACTAATGCAGCAACAGCTGATTCTAAAGCAGTAACAGCTGGTTCATATGCAAATTCAGCCTTTGCCGCGGCTAATAGTAGTAATGGCACAGTAACTTCAGTGACAGCTGGAACAGGTTTAACCGCAGGTCCTTTTATTACGGCTGGTAATACTCTCATAGTTAATGGGGTTGCTAGCTCTTACCTATCTGTGTCCGCTCTATCTGACACTCAAGCAATAGCAGTTTATCGTGGCGCATCTGGTTACCTACAAGCCGTTACTCTTAATGTCAGCGGTACAACAATCACATCAGGCACTGTACTGACTCTCAATTCCACTAGCACAGTTCACACATCTGTCACTGCACTATCTGCTACTCAGGCTATAGTAACTTATTATGGTGTGAACCAGTACTTGCAAACCGCTACTCTTAATGTCAGCGGTACAACAATCACAGCAGGCACTATACTGACTGTTAATGCAGTTAGCAGCCAGCACAGCAAAGTTACAAAATTAACCGCTACTCAGGCGCTGGTGGTTTTTCAAGGCCAATCTCCTTCGGATTACCTAAACACCTGTACACTAAACATCAGTGGAACAACGGTTACAGCAGGTGCCGTATTGACTGTTAATGCAGTTAGCAGCGCCGAGACCTCACTCACTACACTATCAGCTACTCAGGCGTTAGTAACATACACAGGCGCGTCTGAATACCTACAAACCTGTACCCTAAACATCAGTGGAACAACGGTTACAGCAGGCGCCGTGTTGAATATTACATCAGCCGCAACCTACTACGGAGCAGTCACGGCCTTATCCGCTACTCAGGCTGTGGTATCGTATCGTGGAACATCTAATTATGTAGAAGCTCGTACACTAAACATCAGTGGAACAACGGTTACAGCAGGCGCAATTCTGGTTGTTAGTGCAGTTGTTAGCGGCTGGCGAGCAATTACAAAAATAACCTCCAGTCAGGCGTTGTTGGCTTATCAGAATTCGGACTTATCTGGTCGCTTACAAACCGTTATTCTCGATATCAGCGGAACTACAGTCACAGCAGGCAACATTGTTACGGCCAGTGCTGGGAGTGCTTCATACATATCAATCACCACACTTACCACCACTCAAGCATTAGTAGTATACTACGGAACAGATGGGTATCTTACAACCGCAACACTACAGTTATCCACCACAATCACAACCAGTGGCACAGTTACACTAGCTAATACAGCAGTAACTGCGGGTAGTTACACAAACACCAGTCTGACTGTTGATGCTCAAGGTCGTATTACAGCTGCAGCTAATGGTTCTGGTAGTGATGCTGCCAGTTCATATGCTAACTCTGCATTCACCGCTGCAAACACTGCTGCAACAAATGCAACAAGTGCTGGCTCATACGCAAATGCAGCATTCACCAAGGCTAATACAGGTGGTGGTTCTGGTCTGTTCAACTCTGCAATCAATGTATCAACTGGTTATGCAGTCACAAGTGCTTTGGCAAATGCTGTAGTGTTTACTGCAAATGCAACAGTTCATTCTATCTATATAACAAACATTGGTGCAGATGTTAATGCTGCAGTAACTATTACTGGTGACTTTACACCAGCAGGTTCTTCTGCAAATGTTTCATTGTTTAGAAATATTCCAATACCATCTCGTTCTTCTGTAGAGATGTTAAAGAAGCCACAAGTTGTCAGAACAAATGACATTATCAAAATGCAATCGTTCTTCAATAGTGTTGCTGCTTCTTCTAATGTACACGCAACTATTGTGTATGAAACTACTGCACTATCTACATTTGATAGATCAGCTGCATTGGCTGGCACAGGTTACTCCACACTCTATACAGCAACAGGTAGTCCTGCGGTTATTGAGAGTATCAAAGTTGTTAACCAAGATACTGCATTTGGCAACCACGCAATCAGTATTATCTGGACAAACTCAGGCAACACTATACAAGGTTACATGGCCAAAGAAATTATTTTACCTGCAAACTCTACAATCGAGTTGTGTGAGGCACCAAAATATCTGTCAACTGGAGATAAACTAGATATCTTTTCATCATTCGCCAACGTAGTATCGGTGTTCGTATCCGCTAAACGCACTTCATAAGAGAAACACTATGGCAATTAGTGGAATATTGACAAGTCGGAATCATTATAACCAGAGGGTTAGTGGTTTGTGGCCGACAATTTCTACATCTCTTTTTATTGTAACACCAGCATCGGCAAGTATCAATGAGAGTTCATCATTAACCTTTAATGTTACTGGAGGAAATATTACCAATGGAACATATTACTGGTCAATTAATAATGTAACTACTGCGGCCGGTGATTTTTCAGCCAGTTCAGGTTCATTTACAATTACAAACAATGCTGGTTCATTTACAGTAACTGCGGCCGCTGATGCAACAACTGAAGGTAGTGAAACATTTACAGTATCAGTACGAACCGGTAGTGTTAGTGGTACTGTAGTTGCCACAAGTAGTTCGGTAACGATTAATGATACTAGTTTGACACCTGCTTCAACCAACCAATCGGCCATTTTTGGTAGCAGCACCTATGATGGTGTGAATTTTACCAATTTAGTTTCAAACACTGGAGTCGTTCAGAATAATGTTGCGGGTGTTGGTACTAATAGGGCTGGTTATGCCGGTTCAAATTACGGTACAGATAAGGCAATTTTTGCGTTTGGTGAATCTACAAATGAAAGAAAATTAATTTCAAACACCGGCGTTGTAGCATCAGCTGTTTCGGGTATAGGAACGATTCGTTACTACCTCGCGGCCGCTCCATTTGGCGGCGACAAAGCTATATTTGGTTATGGCATTGGGCCCGGTTCCGTTAGAGTATCATTAACCAACCTAGTATCAAACACTGGCGTTGTTGCTAGTGACGTAAGCGGAGTAGGAACAATTAGAGGCCAGCTAGCTGCAACAAAATATGGCACAGATAAAGCTATATTTGGATATGGTACTGGGGCTAGCAACTATTCACTAACCAACCTAGTATCAAACACTGGCGTTGTTGCTTCTGATACTGCTGGTGTTGGTACTGTTAGATACTGGCTTGCAGCTGTAACCTATGGCACAGATAAAGCTATGTTTGGTTATGGACTAGGTGCAGCTAATTATTCACTAACCAACCTAATATCAAATACAGGTGTGGTATCTACTGACACTACGGGTGTTGGTACTGCTAGATGGGGATTAGGAGGCGCAGGTTATAGTACAGATAAAGGCATATTTGCTTATGGTGCGGCGTCTGCTGGTGTGCCGTTATCAATGAAGAATCTGGTTTCAAACACTGGCGTTGTTGCTCTTGATGCAGCGGGTGTAGGTACTGCCAAGTCGGTCATTACCGCGGCTTCTTTCGGTTCATAACAATTAACCAACCTAAATATTTTTTTACAACAACCTTTTTTATGGATAAATTATGGCATCAAATCTAAACTCTGAATTCAACTATCGTTATCAAGTTATTGGTAGCACACCGTGGGAAAAAATTAAAACTCTACAAGGATTCTTAGTCGGTAGAAAACGCGCAGCAGTGCTTGAAGAATGTGCTGAACTTAAATATCAAGCTAAACTAGAAGAGTTGGATCACCTAAGATCAATACCGGCAGCAAAGCACCTGATTCTAAATTTGCGTGCTGAAATTTTGGAATTAGAATCACACTTAGATGACCAAAAACATGCATTCGAACTTAATCGTAAAGAGATTAAAATATTGGAAAAGTTAATGTCAGAACTTTATATGGAAGTTGAACCAACAAGACTTAAACATGAAGACGGTACACTTTATACAGACGATGAGATGTTTGAGGAAAATGCTAACTATGAATTTACAGTAACTGTTGGTCGTGAGATTCAGGCAGAAATTATTGCCAATGGTAGACCAAGTCCTGCTAAATTATTAAATGCAATGAGTAATCCGCAAACATTAGAGTCACTTAAATTAGTTGGGCTTATTCCAAAAGAAGCAGCCTTATTGATGCAAAATGATGTTGTTGGATTAATTGGTAACGATACAACCGAGTAAAACAAAAATGGGTATTTTAGACGATATTTTTTCGTTGCGTAGTATGAATGACCTGAGAGCAGATGGGTTGTGGCCGACTAGTGTTACTCCGCCTCCAGCACCACCATCATCAGTAGAATATCTTGTAGTTGCTGGAGGCGGAGCAGGTTCTAAGTCAAATGCAGGCGGCGGCGCAGGCGGGTATAGAACTGCTAGCGGATTTGCTGTTTCTTCAGGTAGTGCATTGACAGTGACCGTAGGTGCCGGTGGCGCAGCATCGACTACTGCTGGTCAGGGTGCAGTTAATAACGCTTTGTACGGTACTCCTTCGGTATTTTCTTCAATTACATCGAATGCTGGCGGGGGTGGTTTAGCTACTGACGAGTATGGATATGGGTATGTGGATCCACCGAGTCTTCAGTCAGTAGCCACCGGTTCGGGCGGTGGATCAGCTGGCAACACTCGTAGATTCGGTGCAAATGGTACAGCCGGCCAAGGCAATGCTGGTGGAAGATCATCCGAAAATAACGGCTTTGGTTCCTATGGCGGGGGCGGGGGCGGTGCCGGAGCTGTTGGTGGTGGTGCAATTCAAGGTGCAAGCGGATCAACAATTACCCCTGGTGCCGGAGGCGCCGGTGGTGTAGGCCTATCCTCTAGTATAAGTGGCACAGCAACATATTATGCTGGTGGCGGCGGCGGCGCGTCTTCCGCAGGGGTACGTGGTGTAGGTGGCACTGGCGGTGGCGGCAGTGGTGAACAAACAAATACTTATGGATCTAGTTACGGCGGTCCAGGTGTATTTTATTCTCCTGTAGCGGGTACAACTAATACAGGCGGCGGAGGCGGCGGCGGTCATACAGTTGATGGTCAAGCTGGCGGGTCCGGTATAGTAATTATTCGTTATGCAGATACATCCGCAGCAGCAACATCAACTACAGGTTCACCAACAGTCACGGTAGCAGGTGGTTATAGAGTGTATAAATTTACATCTTCTGGTTCAATAACATTCTAAAATAATAAAAAATGGCAGATACAAATATTACAGGGCCACTTTGGGGTTACGAGTATCGAAGCAGAAGACTTGCTGGCTTGTGGCCGACTAGTGTTTATGTGGCTGCAGTTGCAAATATTAGGGCTATATTTGGTTTTGGATTTAGTACTGTTAAGGTATCAATAACCAACCTAGTATCAAACACTGGTGTAGTTGCTACAGACACTGCTGGTGTTGGTACTGTTAAATCGCAGTTAGCAGCTGCTGGTTATGGTACAGATAAAGCTATCTTTGGATATGGACTTAATGCAGGTGATTCCGATATATCAATAACCAACCTAGTATCAAACACTGGTGTAGTTGCTACCGATACTGCTGGTGTTGGTACTGCTAGAAGTAATTTAGCTGCTGCTGGGTATGGCACAGATAAGGCTATATTTGGATATGGAAGTGGTCCAACTGCTATAACCAACAAAGTATCAAACACTGGTGTAGTTGCAACTAATACCACTGGTGTTGGTACTGAGAGGTTTCATCTGGCAGCAGCTGGGTATGGCACCGATAAAGCAATATTTGGATATGGAGCTGCAGCAGGATTTGTATTAGTATCATTAACAAACCTAGTATCAAATACTGGAGTGGTAGCAACTGACACCACTGGTGTTGGTACTGTTAGGCGACTTCTAGCAGCCGCAGGATATGGTACCGATAAAGCTATATTTGGTTATGGCCTCGGTCCAGTATCAATGACCAACCTAGTATCAAATACTGGAGTGGTAGCAACTGACACCACTGGTGTTGGTACTGCTAGATCCTCATTGGCAGCTGCTGGTTATAGCACAGATAAGGCTATATTTGGATATGGAGGAGACGCATCAATGACCAACCTAGTATCAAACACTGGTGTAGTTGCTACAGACACTGCTGGTGTTGGTACTGCTAGAAGTAATTTAGCTGCTGCGTCCTACGGTTCATAACAATAAACTAAAATAACAAAGGTAAAAAATGATAGACTTAGAAAACATGCCTGAACCAACAGCAGAAGAAATTGCTCAAGCAAGAGAAAACGCATTTAATGCTGAACGGCCTGCATCATGGGTTTGGAATGAAGAAGCAGTATCATATGTTGCACCGATAGCAATACCAACTGATGGTTATCCATACTTGTGGGATGAAGCTACAACTAATTGGGTACCATTCCCAGATTTTCCTAGAGATTAAAATTCACAATGGCAACAAAAGTACCACCGTTAGCGTTAGATTCGACTAAAGACTTTTCTGCATTAGTCCCTGCGGCGTTTGCTGCAGCAAATGCGGCCTATGCTCAATCGAATTCAACTGTCACATTAGTCTCTGAAGTTTTCAATAAGGCCAATACAGCTGCTGATGGTGGTTCAAATGCAAACGCAGCATTTCTGCAAGCCAATGTTGCAATATCTAATGCTGCTGGTGCAAGTCTGTATGCAAATGCGGCTTTCTTACATGCAAACGCAGCATTCTTACAAGCTAACACCGGTGGTGCAGATCAATTAGCAAGAGACACGGCAAATGCAGCTTTCATTCAAGCCAATGCAGCATTCATTCAAGCAAATACAGGTGGTGCAAGTACCGATCAAGTGGCAAGAAATACTGCAAATGCGGCCTTCTTACGAGCCAATACAGATTTCATTTCACTTAGTATGCCAGGTACCATCACCTCGCCGGTGACTGGAAATGCAAGATATTATCCAACCGATACAATTGTTATAAATACAGTATATGCAAATCTAAGTGAAGCTCCCACAGGTAATTTTACTTTCATCATTAAAAAGAATGGTACCAGTATAGGTAACACATTTATATTTTCAAGTGCCGTGATGACACCGAATGCGGTTAATGTTTCATTGACTACAAGTGATTATCTGACACTGGATGTTACAGGTGTTAATGGTTCAAACTTAAATGTTAAATTAAAATACAGTTATTAAGGTAATAACAAAAATGAATAAAGAGTTTTTTCAAACTAAATTTGGTACTAAAGGACATGTATACAAATTCATAGGTACAATTCCAGATGAAATTGTTGATGAAACGCAAAAAAATAGATATGTAACCATACAATTTGTAACTGATGTTAATAATTTTCAGTTGGCCACCAATGCGATTTTTATGCCAAATTATGGAAATATAATTTTTGTTTATGGTGATGTTAAATATGAATCGGATTTATTTCAATTCATTACCAATTTAACTCCTGATGTGGTTGAACCTGTAGTCGAAGAAACACCCTCTGAAGGATAAAAAATGTTGATAAGATATAGAGTAAATAGTGCATGTACAATAGATAACTTTAAGACTGATATTAATAATATCATAGTTGGTAATATTATAACAGTTAACGATCTAAGTGCTGGCGCAGATAAAGCAAACAGTATTATGTACGGCACTTACCCAGCGGGTACATATGCAAGAGCAAATAATACAACATTCACATACAGCAAAGATCATAACACTGAAGCTAAAACACATTATTTTAGATTAAATTTTACTGCAACAGGAATAGATCAATTGACACTTGCGGAAAGTTATACAAGTGGAACAGATACGCTGTTGAATTCTGCTACTTTTTCCACATCAATATTATTTAATAATCCATATACTACTATTAATCCAGTTGGTTTTGATATTATTGTTTCTGATAAATTATTTAATATTGTTCCATCAGGCCAAATGGAAAAAGTTGGTGTATATGACATTGGTCATAATGCTGTATCTAGAGCATATGCTAATACGATGTTAATGGTAACAGGTGATATGGGTGATTATGGCAATCCAAAAGCAGGACTTTATACATATATTCCATACACATATTTCTTTGATACTTTAAGTTATGCGAGCGACATGACGGGACAACCTGCAAATGCTGTATCTACTATGAGAAAAACTACCGGCAACTCTGTTGCTGTTATTTTTGAATCGGCGTTTACCACGGGTGTGACTGGTGCACCGTCATTAATGTATGGAACTTTCAGAATACCAGCATTCACATTTGAAGGTCAACAAATTTATAGAGATGCTTCAAATAATTATAGACTCACTTTCAACGACATTTCTTTTTTGGTGGATTAAAACATGATAGTTACATTTAAAACAACTCCAACAGGTGTAGGCACACTTGACACCGGATATGTAAATTTTTTACGATGCGTTACTGCAATTCTAACAGCAAACGCAGGCACAACATCTTTAACAGTCAATCCATATACCGCAAACAACACTATTAATACCGGATCAAACTGTATTGTTAGTATTGATAGTAATCAAGAGGGTGGTGGTTGGTTAACTAGTTCAGTCCATCATGTTCCATCTAGTGCAAACAATGTGGCAGCTTCAATTCAATCAATAGTATCCACTGCTGCACTTACTTATAAAGCAGATTTTTATAAGGCATCAGGTAAAGCAAGTCAACCGTACTACAAATTGTGTTTTCACTCATATAATGATTATAATTCAACCGGTGACTGGGGATTTACAGAGGCTGCCGGCACAACACTTCGGCAGACAAGATCTCTAATGAACGTCAATCAAGGTGCAAATATGTTAATCACCTACGGTTCTTCAACGACAACGAATTGGACCGACACCACTTTTCCTCCGGCCACAGGAGCAATCAGTACTAAGTGGAACGGTACAAGCCAAACAACATCTTACACGATGAATGGAGACATGTTTAGCGCACAGCAAAACAACGGACCAGGTTTGGTTTATACAGATACCAGTGTTCAATATACGATGGCTGTTGGTGCCGATTATTGTTTGATTTGGGAAAGTAAAGTCGGTGATACATATGCCGGCAGTTATTTCGGGACCACTACTATTGGCAATGGCACCACATACTGGAATAATGCTCGTTATGGAAGTATGTATTATATGGGAACAAGAGAAACCCAGCCATGGGAAGACACTCGGATTGATAATCCACCATGGGTTGCGTGGAACATAACAACAAATAATTTTGGCGCCGGCACAATTAATAATCCATGGGCACCAGATGGTGTCTGTGCCTATATGGCTACTATGAATTCAGCGGGTGCCGTTGCGGCACCGGTGCGTAGATATACACAGAACGCTCGGACAACACCATACTTCAATGGTTCTAACCATAGTTTGACTTCAACCACCAGCTCTGGTGCGGGTAATGTGGACGGTGCCACCAGAACCGGTATAGATTGTCCTATTTTTACACTTAAAAACTGGGGCAGCCTAACCGCGGCTCAGGCGCTTACATATGGGTGGAATACTAATACCGACAATTTTACATATTTACCTCAAGTTGATCCTACATCGGGCACTTTAGTTCCTGGTGCATATCCCATAGATATCAAAAGTTCAAATAGCTCACAATGGAATGCAGGAGGAAAATGCAAAAGCATTTATAAGAGTCTTGGTATGCCATTTGCAACTATGAAAAGTTATTGGCAAGCTCAAAATCAAAATTTTAAAATTGACGGTGTAAATTATTTACCTATCGTTATAGCTGAAGACATGTGGTTGATTAGAGTCGTTTAATAATATCTGAGTATGGCAATTAATTTAGAATACTTAGTAATTGCAGGTGGCGGTGGTGGCGGCGCAACTAACTCCAATAACGGCGGTGGTGGTGGCGGCGCAGGCGGACTATTAACTGGTAATACTGCGCCGGTTTCAGGCGTTTCATATACCGTAACAGTTGGTGGAGGAGGCACCGGTGCCACTCAAAGCGTAGTTGGTGTGTCTGGTGCAAATTCATCTATAAGCGGCACATCAGTTAGCATAACTTCAATTGGTGGCGGCAGAGGCGGCACCATAAGCACCGCCGGCACCGCTGCAGGAGCAAATGGTGGTTCTGGCGGCGGCGCAGACGGTGAAGGCGGCGCCAATGTTGGTTTAGGAACTGCGGGACAAGGTAATAACGGCGGCCAAGGCGGACTCGGCACAGGCGGAAATCAAGGTGCAGGCGGTGGCGGTGGCGCCGGTGCAGTAGGTGCCAATCGATCTTCTGGATCTCCTGGAGCAGGCGGTGGCGGTGTTTCTAGTAGTATAAGCGGTACTGCGGTAGCATATGCTGGCGGTGGCGGTGGTGGCGTAAGTAATTCAGGTGCAACAACCGGTGCGGCTGGTGGTTCGGGTGGCGGCGGCAAAGGTGGCAATGTTAACGATATCGCATCAGTAGTATCAGGAACTACTAACACAGGCGGCGGTGGCGGTGGCGCAGGACATAACTATCCTACAAATACTAACTACGGTGGCGCAGGTGGTAGTGGAGTTGTTATAGTTAGATATCTAACTTCCACTGCAACAGGTACAGGTGGAACAATAACCACATCTGGATCATACACAGTACACACCTTTACATCTAGTGGAATACTCACAATAACCGAAACACCAGCTACAGCAAACGTTGAGTATTTGGTAGTTGCAGGCGGTGGCGGTAACTATGGCGCCGGCGGCGGCGGTGCTGGTGGTCTATTAACTGCCAACAATTTCTCGGTAAATTCTGGGGCATCTATTACTGTGACAGTTGGTGCCGGTGGTGCGGCGACAAGTAATGGCATTGCGTCAGCGTTTGGCACAGTATCTACTTATGGTGGCGGCGGTGCCGGTTATGGGCCCAGCGGTGGCGGAGGTGCCGGTGGCGGCAATGGTGGTTCAGGTGGAGGATCATCATATTATGGAAATGCCGGCGGCAAGGGTGTGTATCCAGGATCCAGTTATGTAAGCGCGACCAGACAAGGATATGACGGCGGTATTGGATATAATGCTGGTGGCAGTACATATAACGGCGGCGGTGGTGGTGGCGCAGGCGCAGCTGGTAGTAATGGTGCTGTCGGCGGCAGTGTTGGTGGCAATGGAGGTATAGGTGTAGAAAGCTCTATATCCGGTACAGCCACATACTATGCTGGTGGCGGTGGCGGCGCTGGTGCAACTACTAATGGCACTGGTGGACTTGGCGGCGGTGCTAATGCTAATGGTGGTCCGGCGCCGAATAATGTAACGCCTGGACTCAGTGGAACAGTTAATACCGGCGGTGGTGCAGGCGGCGCCAATGCTGCTGGCGGCGGTGCAGGTGGATCAGGTATTGTTATAGTTCGTTATTTAACTAGTGCTGGAACAGGTACAGGTGGAACAATAACCACATCCGGAGCATACACAATACACACCTTTACAAGTAGTGGAACATTTTCATTAACTGCGGCCGCGGTATCAGCAGCTAATACAACACTTACAGTAACACCAGTTCTTTCAAGCAACACTGCAAATGGACTTTCTATTATTGGTCAATCCGTGGTATGTTCTGATGGTACCTGGACAGGTTACACACCAATAGTTTTTACTTATCAATGGAAACGAGAAACAGTTAACATATCAGGTCAAACAAGTAATAATTACACACTAACATTAAATGATGCTAATCAAAATTTAATTTGTGCTGTAACGGCTACAAATAATGTTTCAAGTTCCACAGCAAATAGTAATTCATATTTCGTTATAGTCAGTGGTGTATCAATTATTAAAAATCAAAAATACATTGTACCGTCACAAAATCTGGAAACATTTGCAACAGCCAATGATACACCTTTGACGGAATCACAGTTTCTTTCAATTAATGCTGCATCATCTATAGTAAGAGACTACATTGTACCAACACAAAACTTAGAAACTTTTGCAACAGCCAATGATACACCACTACCTGAAGCAAGTTTTGTCACACTTCAAAATTCAGCGAATGTAATCTATAAGACAAACCAATCAATTACTCAAAATCTAGTTGTCTTTACAACACATTCTTATACGGATAACATACCTATCGTAGTGGGTGGTACCACAGTGGTTGGTGCAACAAACCAACAATATTGGCACTAATATAGATTGCGTTCCGGAGAAAGATAAATACCCCATATAGGGGGACACAATGGCAGAACCAATCACATCCAGAACAGCTTTCAAAGAGTATTGCCTAAGAAGGCTGGGATTCCCAGTCATTGAAATAAATGTTGATGACGATCAAGTAGAAGACAGAATTGATGATGCTTTACAATATTGGCAAGATTATCACTTTGACGGTTTACAAAAAGTCTATTACATCAAAAAAATTGATGCAACCGATATTGCAAACAAGTATTTAAATTTAACAGAAGCCAGAGACTCTTCAAATAATGTATTGCAGATTGCTGGTATAACCCGCATCTTTCCTATCTCCGATTCGTTATCTTCTGTTAACATGTTCGACTTGAGATACCAACTCAGATTAAATGAACTGTATGACTTCACCTCAGCGTCCTACATAAACTATACACTGACGCAACAACACTTGCGTTCACTGGAACTTATGTTTGTAGGTGAAGTTCCAATTCGTTTCCAGAGACATATGCAACGACTATATATTGATTGGGCTTGGGGAAAATCACAAGCACCACTTGGTACAACAGTCATAGCAGAATGTTATGCTGCAATTGATCCTGATGTATACAATATGGTATGGAATGACCGTTGGTTAAAAGAATATGCAACGGCACTTATCAAACGATCTTGGGGAAATAACCTTAAAAAGTTTGAAGGTATACAGTTACCTGGCGGCGTCAAACTCAATGGTGATAAGATTTACACCGAAGCTAAAGATGAGATTGATGCCTTACATGCAGAAATTGGTGACAAATATGGTGCACCACTAGAAATGTTTATTAATTAATATGGCAACCAATGTATACTTTAACAACTACAATTCGTATTCTGAACAACGAGTAGTTGAAGATTTGATCGTAGAATCCATTAAGATAATGGGTTTTGACGCATACTATCTTCCGATTGAGAATGAGGAAGATAGGGACATTCTTTATGGTGAAGACCCAATTAAGAAATTTAGTTCTGCGTTCCCTATCGAATTCTATCTTTCCAATTCATTAGAGTATACAGGCGAAAGAGAATTCTTCTCAAAATTTGGGCTTGAGATTAAAAACAATGTCAACATCATATTGTCTAAGAGGTCATTCTCTCAAAGAGTACCACAAGATAAATTGTCTCGACCTAGAGAAGGTGATTTAATTTATGTGCCGTTCTTAAATGGTACAGGTGAATTGTTCGAGATTAAATTTACAAATCAAACCAAAGATTTCTTTATGTTAGGCCGTAAGATTCCATATTTCTATGAATTGGAACTAGAGAAGTTTAAATACTCACAAGAAGTTATTGATACTGGTGTTGAAGACATTGATGATGTAATGATACAATCAAGTTACACAATAGAATTGAACACAGGCGCAGGCACAGGAACATTTGAAGCAAGAGAGATTGTATTTCAATCGACTGACGGAACTCAGCCTAACTCAAGTGTTGTTGCTATTGTTCAAGAATGGAACACAGTAAATAATGTACTGAAAGTAACAAATGTTGCTGGTGAGTTTATGGACAATGTGGTGATTATTGGTGCAACAAGTAATGCAAGACACTATTTGTCATCATATGATCCACTCAAAGACAGTACCAGAAACGAAACTTATGATAACCTTTATTTGTTCAATGAAGCAAATAACATTATAGATTTCACAGAAGATAATCCGTTTGGAAAAATATAATGTCATCATATAACCGCGTCATAAGAAAATTGGTTGTTGGATTTGGCAACCTATTTGATAACATCACATTGTATAGATTCGACACAGACAATGAGGAAACTGAAAGATTTATTGTACCGATTGCATATGCATCCAAAGAACGATATGTTATGCGTTTGGAAGATGATGCAAACTTAGATAAGAAAGTACAGATAACTCTACCAAGAATGTCTTTTGAAATGGCAGGGTTATCTTATGATTCTTCTAGAAAACAAAATACAAACATAAAGAATTTTACCGGAACAGTGCCTGCTGCAATTATATCACAATATAATCCTGTGCCATACAATTTTGATTTTAATTTGTACATATATGTCAGAAACATTGAAGATGGTACACAGATCATCGAACACATTTTACCATACTTTACACCAGACTACACAGTAAAATTAAATTTGATTCCAGAAATGGGCATAGTTAAAGAAGTTCCTGTTATTCTGAATAGCACATCACACGAAATACTTTATGAAGGTGCTAGAGAAAATGATACCAGAATGATTGTCTGGACATTAAACTTTACAGTCAAAGGTTTCATATTTGGTAAAATGTCTGAGACTGGTGTTATTAACAGAGCATTTGTTTCTGTTTACAATCAGGTATCAAGAGATGAAACAATCGAGTTCTATATGAACTTGGACTCTGGTTATGGAACATACAAGGTTGGTGAAAAGGTATATCAAGGATACACCGCAGAAGATGCATCAGCCACTGGCATCGTTGTTCAATTTACAGAAAACATATTACGACTAAAAGACTTAACAGGAGACTTTGTGTCAGACAAACCCATATATGGTATAAATACCTCAGCAAACTATAAATTCACTTCTTATAACTTGAACCCACTGAAGTTTGTTGAAGTTGACGCAGTTGGCAGAGTCACTACAGATATTGATAACTTGTCAGTTGATAAGGAAGAGGCTAAGGCTGACAACACATTGAATACTGTTTTGACAATTAACAAAGCCGCAAACCAATAAACAAGAGAGAACTAAATGGCTAAACAAATTATTAATATTGGTATTAGAGCAAATGATGGTAAAGGTGATTCATTAAGAACCGCCTTTATAAAAACAAACTCTAACATTGGTGAGTTGTTTGCAAATGTCGCTAGTAACGCAAACACATCAAACATTTATTTTGACACCAATTTAACATTAGCACAAGGTGCTTTTGACAGAGCGAACTCAGTATTCTTGGGTGATATTAATTTCCAAGATAATTTGATGTACAGTAATTCAATTGTTGAAATTGGTAACGATCAACACCAACATAAAGCTTGGGGTTTATTGTACGGTCAAATAACAGAACAAGCCAATAACACATATGGCAATGGTGTTGCATACGATTCAGCAAATAATATATTAGTTGCAACAACAACACAAAATGAAGTTAATGGATTACCACAATCGACAGTTATTAAATACGATCCATTTGGCAACATATACTGGAGAAAATCAGTACCTACAATGAATGTTAATAATGTATTGTTGGCCAGTTACGGTGAAGCGGTAACAGTTGATGCAAACAATAATGTGTATCTGCTAACAAACATACCAGAAAACTTCTCAACCTTAGTTACAAAATTCAATTATACTGGACAAAATGTTTACAGCACATTGGTTTCAGATGCAGAAGGTTCGACAGATATTACCGTTGATGATGAAGAGTTTCCATATTTTGTAGGTCAACACAATCTGTTAACAGGTTTAGATATTACTGGTGAATTATATTTCACAAGTTTTAGCGCACAGTCAATGAATGCTCATGTGGTAGTAGCACTGCCAAACAATCGTGGTGTGTTGGTTGGTTCTGATGGTGGCAAAATACATAAATTCGATACTGAAGGTGTTTATATTTTTTCAAACAACGTAAACACCGATGGTAGAAAAATTATTGGTTTAGCGTATGACAATTCAAACAATTTTTATGCAGCATCAAACACAGTAATTTATAAATTTAGAGCCAACAATCAATTAATTTGGGAAAGACAAATTACTGGTGTGAGTTCACCAAACATAAATTTTATTAAATACGACAACAACTTCCTATATGTCAATGGCGTAACAACCGATCCAAACAACCAGCGCGCATTTATAAATTACAAAATTGATGCAAACGGTTCTTTAATTTGGGCAAATGCACTTGAGGTACCTAGTGCCAATCAAACCATCAGACTTGGACATAGACAGTTGGATGTTCGCGGAGACTTTTTAGTTGGAATTGGATATGCAAGACCCAACAACAGCACTAAAGATATAAGTGTAACATATCAACTACCAACTAGTGGTGCTTTAGCTGGAACATATTTTGGTGCATCCGGAAGTCGATGGAACGGTTTCACATATGTTACTGTACCAGAAGCAAACACAACAATAAGTACCACAGTTGGTACTGGCAATACAACAGTAACGATTGCAGAAAATACTGATTATGCATATACGATGAATCTTGTTAGATATGGCAATCCAAGTCCAGAAAATGAAGAAGACCTTTATAATTTTAGTCAGAAATGGGACTTCAATGGATTAGGAACAATAGTATTTCCATCTTCGGGTCAGACTACTGGTATGGACTTGAATGGTAAAACAATTGCAAATGTTGGAGTCATTAATTTTGCTGATGGTACCAGTTCAAATACTTTTGGTAACATTGCAGCAAGTCCTCCAGCAACAGCTAGAGGTGTGACAGGAGATAGAAGGGGTAACATAAGAGCGAACAGCACATACTTATATTACTGTTCAAATAATTATGATGGTACAGCTAATGTTTGGAAGAGAATTGCTTGGAGCAATGACACTTGGTAAAAATGGAAAATAAAATGAATAATTTTGATAAAAATATGGAAAACATTTTTGATGTGGTGTCTGTAAAAGAGACTGAAAAATCTTTGGATGTTAAATTAAAAACCACGGATGAACCTGATCTGAAGGCTGATCTTGCAGATGCTTATAGGCAATCTAAAGACAATTTGCAAGATATGATAGACCAAGGCAAAGAAGCCATGGAAGATATATTACAGATTGCAAGGGCAGGACAACACCCAAGAGCTTTTGAGGTGTATGGTACATTGTTAAAAAATACAGTTGAAGCCAATGATCGCTTATTGAAAATGCAAAAAGAAATGCGAGACATGGATGGCAAAAGAGGTGACGGCAATACCAAAATAGATAAAGCTATTTTTGTTGGTTCTACCGCAGAGTTGAATAAACTCTTAAAAGGTAAACAAGAATGAATCCCGATTTAAAATTCGGTGAGGCGTATAGAGATAATCCGTTACTTAAAAAAGCAGGCGTTCAGGTAGAATACACACAAGAACAAATTGATGAATACATTAAGTGTTCTAAAGACCCCATATATTTTGCAAAAAAATATGTAAAGATTGTCAACGTTGATGAAGGTCTTATTAATTTTAGTATGTGGCCGTTTCAAGAGGAGATGTTGCATTTATTTGCAAACAACAGGTTTGTTATAACCAAATGTCCTCGCCAAGTTGGTAAGACAACCACCACGATTGCTTATATGTTGTGGGCAACCATATTCACTGATACACAGAACTGTGCAGTCCTGGCCAATAAAGGTTCTTTAGCCAGAGACATTCTTTCTAAGTACCAGTTAGCATATGAGAACCTACCAATGTGGTTGCAACAAGGTGTGGTTACTTGGAATAAAGGTAATGTTGAACTAGAAAATGGATCAAAGATCATTGCTGCATCAACATCAAGTTCTGCTATCCGAGGAGGTTCTTTCAACATCGTATTCTTGGATGAATTTGCATTCGTTCCAAACAATATCGCAGAAGAATTCTTTAACTCTGTATATCCTGTAATATCATCCGGAAAAAAGACAAAAATTATAATTGTTTCTACACCAAATGGTATGAATCTATTCTACAAATTGTGGATGGATTCAATCAACAAGAAAAACAATTATATAAATTTCGAAATTCATTGGTCAATGGTACCTGGTCGTGATGAAAGGTGGAAAGAAGAAACTATTCGAAACACATCTGAACGACAATTCAAACAAGAGTTTGAGACAGAGTTCTTAGGATCCAGTAACACACTAATTTCTGGTTACAAATTGCAACAGTTGGTATTTAATGATCCAATTGCAAATCACGATCTATTAAAAATATATGAACATCCAATAAAAGAAGGTATAGATGAATCAAAAACAGATCACCTATATTGCATGTGTGTGGATGTTTCTGAAGGTAAGAACTTAGACAGTTCAGCTTTCTCTGTAATTGATATATCACAAACACCATATAAACAAGTTGCAACATATAAGAGTTCATCGATTACGCCGATGCTTTTCCCAACTGTCATATATAATACAGCAAGATATTATAATGATGCATATGTTTTGGTTGAGATTAACAACAACCCACAAGTAGCAGACTCGTTGCATGTGGATTTTGAATATGAAAACTTGTGGAAAATATTTACAGGCAACAAGAAACCACAACAATTGTCAGCAGGCTTTGCCCGTGGCATTCAAATGGGTTTAAAAATGTCACCTCAAGTTAAAGCGATTGGGTGTTCAAACCTAAAAACTTTGATTGAAGGTGACAAATTAGTAATTAATGATTTTGATACATACTCCGAACTGACAACTTTTGTACACCAAAAGAACTCGTTTAGTGCGGAAGATGGTGCAAACGATGACATGGTTATGTCTCTGGTGATTTTTTCGTGGCTTTCGACACAACAATACTTTAAAGAGATTGTTAACCACGACATTAGAAAACAGATTCAGTTAGAAAATATGAATCAAATAGATGATGATGTTCTACCCGCTCCTATTATTGAAGATGGTTTAGAACATGATTTCCAAATTATAGATGGTGATTTGTGGGAAGTAGCGGACGGCAATGAAATTTATTCAAAATTCATACGAAATAGGCTGGAAAGGTTATAAATCCGGCCTTTCATAAATACACTTATGGTATTTTGCCAAGAGAACAAATAATTCAAGGAGAATAAAATGGCATTTCAAATCTCTCCAGGCGTAAATGTATCTGAAGTTGATGCAACGACTGTTGTACCTTCAGTGCAACAAACTGCTGGTGCATTTGCTGGAACATTTCAATGGGGTCCAGCGGATAAAGTAAGACAAATAGATAGTGAATTAACTCTCGTTAGTACATTCGGTAAACCAGATGCAGCTTCTGCAACAGATTTTTTTACTGCTGCAAACTTTCTATCATATGGTAATAATCTGAACATCGTTAGATCGGTCGGAAATCTTGCAAACAATGCAACCGATGGCAGCGGTGGTACGATTCAAATTAAGAATGAAGATGTTTACGAAACTACATATCTACTCACCAACAATAGCAATAGCTATGGTCCATTTGTGGGAAGATATCCAGGACTCTTGGGTAATTCTTTAACTGTTCATGTTTGTGCAAATACAAGCACATTTAGTTCATGGAGTTACAGAAGTTATTTTACATCAGCACCAGGTACATCAGAATTTGCCAGTTCAGTAGGCGGCAGCAATGACGAAATGCACATTGTTGTGGTTGATGCAGATGGTCTATTTACTGGATCAGCAGGTGCGATACTTGAAACTTACGGTTTTGTTTCGGCTGCTTCTGATGCAACAATTAATGGCGTAACAAACTACTACAAACAAGTCATACTTAACAACTCCAAGTATGTGTACGCAATGAGTCCAATTGATTATGGTACAACAAATGCAACTTGGGACCGGGCTGCGGCCGGCAGAAGTTTTGCAAGACCAGCCACAAACATTGCAACCAATTTGTCTACAGGTACTAGTGTTGCACCAACAGATGGCAATATTCAAGTTTCATATGACTTCTTCACAAACAAAGAATCTATTGATATCTCACTTGTATTAACTAGTGGGCACAGTGTTACAGTTCAACAATATGTAATTGATAATATTGCAGTTGGTCGTGCCGATTGCGTTGCTTTCATTTCTCCAAGATATTCTGATGTTGTCAACCAGTCTGGTTCAGAAACAACAAATATTGCTGGTTGGTTAGCTGCATTGGCAAGAAGTTCATCTTATGTTATGGCAGACTCTGGTTGGAAATACCAATTCGACAAGTACCACAATACATATCGTTGGATTCCATTGAATGGTGACATTGCTGGCTTATGTGTATACACAGACAGCGTTAGAGATCCATGGTTCTCTCCAGCAGGTTTCAACCGTGGTGCAATTAAGAATGCCGTTAAGTTGGCTTGGAATCCAAGTAAATCTTTCCGTGATACAATGTATGCTGCAGGTGTTAATCCAGTAGTGTCCTTCCCAGGTCAGGGTACTGTATTGTTTGGCGACAAGACTCTGTTAGCTAAACCATCAGCATTCGACCGTATCAATGTTCGCAGATTGTTCATTACATTAGAAAAATCAATTGCACAAGCTGCAAAGTTTTCAATGTTTGAATTAAATGACGAATTCACAAGAGCACAATTCATTGCCTTAGTAGCACCATTCTTACGCGATGTTCAAGGTCGCCGTGGTATTACAGACTTTAGAGTTGTTTGCGATTCCACAAATAACACACAACAAGTTGTTGATAGCAACCAGTTTGTCGGCGATATCTACATTAAGCCTGCGCGGTCAGTTAACTACATTCAGTTGAACTTTGTTGCTGTGGGTACTGGAGTTGACTTCGTGACCATCGTTGGTGCAGCTTAATAAATAAAACGATAACAGGAGAAAATAATGGCATTTAATGTAGCAGAATTTAGAGCAAATATGATTGGTGACGGTGCTCGTCCTAATCTATTCTCTGTCTCTTTAATATTCCCATCACTCGTTCAAAACGCTACAGCTGCTGGCCAGAAGATAACATTCATGGCTAAGACAGCTCAACTACCAGGTTCCACAATCGGCACTGTACCAATTTACTACTTCGGTCGTGAAATGAAATTTGCTGGCAACAGAACCTTTGCAGATTGGACATTAACAATTATTAATGATGAAGATTTTACCATCAGAAATTCTTTAGAGAATTGGATGAATTCAATCAACAGTCATTCCGGTAATGTTAGAGCACCAGGTGCAAGTAATGCAAACGGTTATGCCGTTGATGCTAATGTAATTCAATACGGAAAAACTGGCAATGAACTGAAGAAGTATAAATTTGTTGGTGTGTTTCCACTCGATTTGTCACCTATTGACCTCGATTGGGGTTCAAATGACACAATTGAAGAATATACTGCCTCATTTGCTTACCAGTTCTGGGAAACAAATACAACGACTTGATATGTACGGAGGGCCTAGTGCCCTCCATGTTTTTTTTGATTTTATAATTACACACAAATATGGCAAACACAAATAAATTTTCGCTTTTCGGTTTCACAATCTCTCGTCAAAAAGACTTAGAGGATGCGGCCGCGCAACAATCTTTTGCACCTCCGACTTCGGATGATGGTGCATTAACTATTACATCTGCCGCACATTATGGTACATATGTTGATTTAGACGGTACTGCCAAGAATGAAGTAGAACTCATTTCGCGTTATCGTGAAATGGCTATGCAACCAGAAATCGAATCGGCGATAGATGACATAGTTAATGAAGCTATTGTACAAGACGATGATGGCAAAATTACTCAGATCATTTTGGATGATTTAAAACAGAATGAAAAGATCAAGAAAGCTATTAAAGAAGAATTTAATATCATTCTTAGATTATTAAATTATCAAAATTTAGCACAAGATATTTTTCGCCGTTACTATGTTGACGGCAGAATGTATTTTCATATTATTATTGACCGTGAACAACCACAAGATGGTATTAAAGAACTGCGTTATATAGATCCACGCAGATTGAGAAAAGTACGGGAAATTAAAAAACAAAAAGACGAACGAACCGGCGCAGAGATTATGCAGCCAGTTAATGAGTACTACATCTATAATGACAAGGTTGTGTCTGGAAGTGCATCCAACTTTGGTCCAGTTGGTGTTCGCATTACCACAGACTCCATCATCTCCGTAACCTCAGGCCTCATGGATTCGCGTAGAGCAGTGGTGTTATCTTATCTACACAAAGCAATCAAGCCACTCAATCAGTTACGCATGATTGAAGATGCAACAGTTATCTATCGTATATCAAGAGCACCAGAACGCAGAATCTTTTACATTGACGTAGGCAATCTACCAAAATTAAAAGCGGAACAATACCTACGCGACATTATGATTAAATACAAGAACAAACTTGTATATGACGCAAACACAGGTGAAGTGCGAGATGACCGCAAGTTTATGTCCATGATGGAAGACTTTTGGTTACCAAGGCGTGAAGGTGGCAAAGGTACAGAGATTACAACATTGCCTGGTGGACAAAATCTAGGAGAACTGGAAGATGTTAAATACTTTCAGAAGAAATTGTATGGTGCATTATGTGTACCAATCTCCAGACTAGAACCGAACCAAGGGTTCTCTCTTGGTCGTACATCAGAAATTACCAGAGATGAATTAAAGTTCTCTAAGTTTGTTGACAGACTAAGAAGTAAATTCTCAGAAGTTTTTAATCAAGCTCTCCGTGTGCAGTGTGTGTTAAAAGGCATTTGCACCGATGAAGAGTGGGAAACATTTAAAGAAGATATTCACTACGATTATATTAAAGACAACAACTTCTCTGAGATGAAAGAAGCTGAACTAATGTCACAAAGATTGACATTGTTGTCTTCAGTTGATCCATACACTGGTAGATATTTCTCACAGAGATGGATTCAACAGAATGTATTGAGATTGTCCGATGATGAGATACTCGAAATGGACGAACAAATCAATAAAGAAAAAGAAGAAGGCCTTGGATTACCAGTTTCTGTTACAAATGATGTTGCACAACAACAAATGTTAGGACAGGTACAAACAGACCAAATGGTACAACAGAGTAAATTAATGCCACAAGATGGTGGTGCACCTGCACCAAGTTCTTCTGGTGGTTCTTCAAGTAGTTCATCTAAACCAAAACCAAAAAGTACTGGTGATTCAAAGTCAACAAAAGGTGATTTGAGTTTGGAAAGTACTTTCACTAAGCTAAAACGCATTTTATAATTAGGAGATAAAAATGGAAACAACAAGATCAATTGTCGATTACGCAGAAACTGATGACGCATCCGGACTACGCGATGCATTGTATGCTGCAATTTCGGATAGAGTTATGTCTCACATTGAGAACCACAAAGTTGAAGTTGCAAAAAGCTTAATGAATGTTCCTCAAGAAGCTTCCACAGAAGCCGAATAATTTTGGTATAAATATTATCCAAACAATAACAGGGATTAAAAATGGCAAACGCATTTACATATCAAGTCATTAAAGACACAACAGAACATACCGTTATTAAATTAACAGGTAAATTCGATGGTACTGGTCAAGAAGACAATAACAGAAGAATTACAGCAAACACATTGAGTGGTGCAATGGACACATCGAAAGCTAATTTGCTTTCATCGGCCGCAAACACCGGTTCTCTATCGTTTTATGGTTTATCTGTGAATCGTTTATGGTACTCAGGTCCTAATAATGCAGATGTTAATTTATTTTGGCACGCTGATACTACCGCATCAATATTCTTACTGAATAGTAACTGTGAATTTGATGGTCAAAGTAATTGGGTAACAATACCAAACAACACAAAAGGAACAGCAGGTTCCAAAGGTGATATAGGTATTCAAACTAGAGGCATGGTTGCGAACAATTCATATACATTAATATTAGAACTGCGAAAAGATAATGAACATTATCAACGCGGTCATTTGACAGATCCTGCTGCATTTAATTATGGTTCTTACTCCCTTCGACCATGAGGATCAAAATGAAACTTATTAAAGAGATCACCGAGTCAGTAAACTATCTCGTAGAAGAGACTGACGGAAAAAAAGTATTGTTCATCGAAGGACCATTTTTGGTCGCCGAAAGAACAAACAAAAACGGCCGCATGTACAAAGAAGAAACTATGTCCAAAGAGGTTGGCCGTTATACTGAAGAATATATAAATAAAAATCGTGCCTTTGGTGAACTGGGACATCCAGATACCCCATCTATTAATCTTGACCGTGTATCACATTTAATTGTTGGTCTGCGGAAAGAAGATAATACTTGGATAGGCAAAGCAAAAATTCTTGAAACACCAATGGGCAACATTGCAAAAAGCCTTATCGAGGGTGGAGCACAATTAGGCGTGTCTTCTCGCGGTATGGGTTCTTTGAAGACTGTCAATGGTATCAACATAGTTCAAGATGACTTTCATTTAGCCACAGCGGCTGATATAGTAGCAGACCCTTCTGCGCCGGGTGCTTTTGTACAAGGTATTATGGAAGGTAAAGAGTGGATGATGGTTGAAGGAATATGGACTGAAGTTCATTATGAGGAAGCTCGTAGAGAAATCAAACAAGCTACCCCAAAACAGATCGAACAAGTCAGTTTAAAAATATTCGAAAATTTCATCAAAAAACTTTAATTATAAATATCCAATATAAAATCAAGGAGATTCTCAAAATGGGAAAATACAATCTATCAGACGCTGCTAAAGCAATTTTGACAGAAGGCGCAAAGGAAAGCTTTGACGCTAATCTATCTTCTAAGCGTAGTGGCCAGGACGGCGCAACAAAATTACCAACATCTGTTGCTTATGGCATGAAAGATGTGGGTGAAGTTGCAGACGTTGTTGACAAACAAGATGATGTAAAGCCAGACTACACAAAAGGCACACCAACTGCAACACCTCCAGGTCCTACACCGCCAATCGGTTCAGAGCCAGGTTCTAAGTTGAGTGGTCCTGCTGATTCGGAAGGTTCTGAACACAAAGCCGTTCAAGCTGCTGCAACTGACTATTCGGCCATTCGTGACCGTATCAAAGCCAGATTAGCAACTCAGACTATGCAAAGTAATCCTGGTGCAACTGCACCTTATGTTCCAGAAGAAGTTACTGAATCTGATCCAGTTATTTCAGAAGAAGAACATGAAGACAAAAAAGAAGACAAAGCACTCATCATGAAGATGATGAAGAAACAGAAAATGAAGGAAGAAATGGATTCCGATGTGAATGCATTGCTTTCTGGTGAAAACCTTTCTGAAGAATTCAAACAAAAAGCTACCACAATTTTCGAAGCTGCTGTTATTGCACGATCACAATCCGTAGTGGAAGAAGTCGAACAAGCAATGTACGAGGAATTCGAAGTTGCTGTAGAAGAAATCAAAGAAGATTTGGCTGTTAAACTTGATGACTACATCAGTTACATGGCTGAAGAGTGGTTCAAAGAGAACCAACTAGCAATTGAAAAAGGTCTGCGTTCAGAAATCGTTGAAGATTTCATTCGCGGATTAAAAGGATTGTTCGAAGAACACTACATTGACATTCCAGAAGAAAAAGTTGATGTTGTTGAACAATTGACAAACAGAGTTGAAGAACTGGAAGACTCATTAAACGAACAGATCAAAACTGCCGTTGCAATGAAAAAGACTATCAGTGAACACAAAAAGAATGAGGCTATACATGCAGTATGTGAGGGCCTGACGCAGACGCAAGTAGAAAAATTTAAATCACTCGCAGAGGGTGTTGACTTTACTACTGAAGAAGAATTCGGAAGCAAAATGGACACATTGGTTGAATCATATTTTCAATCGACCGTTAAATCCGCAGACAAATCTGTATTGAACGAAGAAGTGCTTGTGGAAGACGAAGCCAAGCCAGCGCGAAATGTTGATCCAACAATAGCGCAATATGCACAAACTATCTCAAAAACATTGGCTAAATAAATAAAGTTTACCAATAATAGAAACTCACAAGGAGAATACTAATGTTTCTAACAGAAGAACTACAAAAAAAATGGCAACCAGTTCTGGAGCACCCAGAATTAGAAGCGATTAGAGATCCATACAAAAAGGCTGTTACAGCTTTAGTGTTGGAAAACCAACAACAAGCTATGTCACAAGACGCACAGGCACTGAATGAGACTACTTATTCAGCAACACCTGGTAATGCAACTGGTGCTAGCATTCAGAACTACGATCCAATCTTAATCAGTTTGGTTCGCCGTGCTTTACCTAACCTAATTGCATATGATGTTGCTGGCGTTCAGCCAATGACAGGACCTACTGGTCTGATCTTTGCAATGCGCGCTAAGTACAATACACAAGGTGGTACAGAAGCTTTCTTCAACGAAGCAAATACACTGTTCACTGGTGCTGGTTCGTCTGCTAACCCATACGGTTTCCGCGGCAATAACGCAACCGACATTGTTACAAACACTGGTGCAGACTTGGTTGCTAACAGTTTCACAACTGGTATCGGCATGCCAACAAGCCGTGCTGAAGGTCTTGGTGCTGATGACTCTACAGGTATGTTCAATCAAATGGCTTTCTCTATCGAGAAAGTTACTGTGACTGCTCAATCCCGTGCGTTGAAAGCTGAATACTCTCTAGAACTTGCACAAGACTTGAAAGCTGTTCACGGTCTTGATGCTGAAACAGAATTGTCAAACATTCTGTCTACAGAGATTCTTGCTGAAATCAACCGTGAAGTTATCCGTACAATCTATACTTGTGCCGTTGCCGGTGCTCAGTATGGTACGACAACTGCTGGTTCATTCGACTTAGACACTGACTCTAACGGTCGTTGGTCTGTTGAACGTTTCAAAGGTCTGATTTTCCAAATCGAACGCGATGCAAACGTTATTGCTAAGCAAACTCGTCGTGGTAAAGGCAACGTGATGATCGTATCATCCGATGTTGCTTCCGCTATGGCAATGGCTGGTGTTCTTTCTTATACACCTGCACTGTCTGCTGACTTGCAAGTTGATGACACTGGTAACACCTTTGCTGGTTTGTTACACGGTCGTATCAAAGTGTACATTGACCCATATTTTGGTGGATATACTTCCAACCAAGAATTGGTTACAATTGGTTACAAAGGTACTTCACCTTATGATGCTGGTATTTTCTACTGCCCATATGTTCCATTACAAATGGTTCGTGCAGTTGACCAATACACATTCCAACCTAAAATTGGTTTCAAGACTCGTTACGGCATGGTTGCAAACCCATTCGCAACAGGTGCTTCAGCAAGTAACGGTGCATTGAATGCTCGTAGCAATGTGTACTATCGTATTTTCCAAGTCAAAAACTTGATGTAATCTACGAAAACAGAGTCACCGTAAAGAGTGACAAGTTTAGAAGGACCTTTCGGGGTCCTTTTTTTTGGCTCCTAAATAATACATAAGGAGAAATCATGACTGTAATTACTAGAAGTCCAGAGAATACCAACTTACTTCAACCCACAAAATTTTTACTGACATTCAGCAGAATTGCTACAACACAGTATTTTTGTCAAACAGTAAATTTGCCTGGCGTTTCTTTGGGAGAAGTTGTTAGAGTGACTCCATTCTTAGACATGTATTCTCCTGGTACAAAATTAACCTATGAACCATTAGAGATGGAATTCATGGTTGATGAAGAACTGTTATCATGGAAGAATCTATATGATTGGTTTACTTCTATGGCCGACCCGGACGGTTTTGAGAAGAGAGATGTTAGTAGAGAACTGCAAAGCATCAAATACTTCTCTGACGCCACCCTGACAGTGCTGAGTGCATTGAATAATCCAATATTGAGAATTCAATATACTAATGTTTTTCCATTGAGTATCAGTGATATAGGGTTTGACACCACAAGGTCCGCAGACACCATAATAACCGCTAAAGCAACATTTAGGTATCAATCATACAAATACTTGACAGCTTGACAGTATTATGATATAATGTTTTGAATGAATAGGAATGATGTAAGTCATTGATCTTAAACAATATTTTGTTATTTTTGAATATATGGAAACACTTGAACAAGTACTAAAAATGTGGGAATCGGATACGGTCATAGACCAAACCGAACCTAGTAAAGAATTATTAAAGATACCTGTATACCACAGTAAGTATCTTAGTATTCTAACCAAACACCGAATTGCGTCCAAAAGAGCACACTTTGATTATCTGCGTATGCGTAAGATCAAATGGGAATACTTTACTGGTAAATTATCGCAAGAAGAACTTGGTGAATATGGATGGGAACCATTTCAGTTTGCACTGAAATCCGATATCAACACATATCTGGAATCCGACAAAGACCTTATTAAGTTATTGGAAAAGAAGATTTACCATGAAGAGGTAGTATCAATTCTGGAATCTATTATGTCTGAATTGAAATCTAGAACATTTCAGTTGCGTGACTTCATTAGTTGGGAGAAATTCGTTGGCGGACAATGACCAATTAATAGTCACAAAAAAGGATGAAGTCTTTGCAAAGATAACATGTGAGAAACATGTTGCAAGGGAATTATCGGAGTACTTTACCTTTTTTGTACCAGGACACCAATTTGTTCCTGCATTTAGAAACAGAATCTGGGACGGTAAGATTAGATTATTCAATCTGACAACCAGTCAACTGTATCTTGGCCTACTTCCGCATCTCAAAGAATTTTGTGATGAACGAGAATACAAATTTGTATATGATGGGCACGAAGATGAATACTCTGTTTATCATGCTAAAAAGTACTTTGAAACTTTAAACCTACATTCTCAAGGTAAAGCAATTGATGTGCGAGAACACCAACAAACAGCTTTCATTGAATCTATGCAAAAGCGTAGAGCTTTGTTACTCTCACCAACCGCCTCAGGTAAATCACTAATCATCTATTTGTTGTTTAGACAACTCTTAGACTATCAAAATTTAAAAGGTTTGATTATTGTTCCAACAACATCTTTGGTAGAACAATTGTACTCAGACTTTGCAGACTACTCATCACATAACAATTTTGTGGTTGAAGACACTGTACACCGTGTTTATCAAGGTAAAGATAAAGCCACGGACAAAAAACTAACTATCAGTACATGGCAGTCATTGTATAAAATGCCTCCAGAATTCTTTCATCAATACGATTATGTGATTGGTGATGAAGCCCATTTGTTTAAGGCACAATCTTTAACATCTATCTTAACATCTTGCATCAATGCAAAATATAGAATTGGTTTAACTGGTACATTAGATGGCACAGCAACACACAAACTTGTTTTGGAAGGATTGTTTGGGCAAGTTAAGAAAGTTATTTCAACCAAAGAATTAATTGACAATAAACAACTCTCCGACTTCAACATTAAATGTCTGGTGTTAAAACATCCAGTTGAGTTATGTACACAATTAAAAGACTGTACTTACCAAGAAGAGATTCAGTTTTTAATTAGTAACACTGATAGAAATAGATTCATTCGTAATCTTGTTATTTCATTGAACACAAACACTTTGGTTCTCTATCAGATGGTAGAGAAACACGGCCAAATATTGTTTGACATTATCAAAGAAAAATCAACAGATAGAAAAGTATTCTTTGTGCATGGTGGTGTTGATACTGATGAACGCGAATCTATTCGTAAGATAATGGAAACAGAAAGCAATGCTATTGTGGTTGCAAGCTTTGGTACCTTCAGTACTGGTATTAACATTAGAAACTTACACAACATCGTCTTTGCAAGTCCTAGTAAATCTAGAGTTAGAAACTTACAAAGTATTGGCCGAGGTTTGCGACAGAGTGAAGGCAAAGAAATGGCTACACTCTTTGATATTGCAGACGATCTTAGAATAAAAAAACACACAAACTTCACACTACAACATTTCGTGGAAAGAATTAAGATATATAATGAAGAGAAGTTTACTTTTAAAATCTACAATATAGGACTCAAAAATGGCAGCTAAAATAGTAAGATTTAATGATGGATTAGATGTGATCTGTGAATTCACAACAGTTTCCAAAAACCTTTCGGTACTTGAAAACCCTATGGTATTTGAGATCCGTGGAGTAAACTTGCAATTGCAACCGTGGTTACCGGTTGCCGTCATACAACAAGATTTTGTCGAGGTAAGTAACGACAGCGTGCTTTGCACGATGGATCCAACTGAGGATTTTGAAGAGTACTATAAGAGTACAGTTCTAAAATTACAGGAAGAAATGAAGAAGGGAGAAGAAGTACTTCTTACGGAGGAAGTCTTAACAGCTTTTGAAGAGAAAGCTTTTAATAAATCCTTAATGCATTAATATTTAATAAACATCATAGGGGGACACCGAGGACTATAACACTAGTCAAGCCCCTTGTCAACAACTTTTTATGGTACACTTGAATGACTAAACAAAAACATTACATTAATAACCTAGATTTCCTAAAAGCTCTAGAAGATTATAAGGCCGCCTGCGTTGAGGCCGCCAAACAAAACCAACCTAAACCGATTATACCAAATTATATCGGTGAATGTTTTATGAAAATTGCCGAAGGATTGTCTCACAAACCAAACTTCATCAATTACACTTACCGAGATGAAATGGTATCCGATGGTATTGAAAACTGTTTGATGTATTTCGAAAACTTTGATCCGGCAAAATCAAAGAATCCATTCGCATACTTTACACAAGTCATCTATTTCGCATTCTTACGAAGAATCCAAAAAGAAAAGAAACAACTGTATGTCAAGTATAAAGCAACAGAGTTGTATGGCATATTGGATGAGTTTGAGATGTTGGAGTCTGAAGATGGTTCAACCAAACAGTTCGATCTATATGACAACATTGCCGAATTTATTGAAACCTATGAGATAACAAAGAAGGCAAAGAAAGCCGAAAAAGATGCGGCAAAGAAACCAAAAGGGCTTGAAAAATTTATTGAGGAGTGATATAATGAGAAAAATTGGATTTAATTGTAGTACACTCGATTTGTTCCATGCTGGTCATGTTACGATGTTGAAAATTGAAAAACAACACTGTGACCATCTAATCGTGGCACTACAATCCGACCCAACAATTGATAGGCCAGAGACCAAAAATAAACCAGTACAATCTTTGTACGAAAGGTTTGTTCAGATTTCAGCTTGTCGTTATGTTGACGAGGTTTTGGTATATGAAACCGAAGAAGATTTGGAAAACATTTTTAAAACGCAAACTATACACATCAGATTTTTAGGTGATGAGTACAAGTCTAAACCATTTACCGGCAAACAATATTGCCTAGACAATGGCATTGAGTTGTTCTTCCATGATAGACAACATCCGTATAGTAGTTCTCGATTGAGACAACGTGTATATGAAGCTGAGAAAAAGAGATTAGATATTAAATGAAAATTGCAATTATTACCGATCAACATTTTGGTGCAAGAAATGATTCGATTCATTTTTTGGATTTCTATGAAAAGTTTTATAAAGAAACATTCTTTCCAACCTTGTTGAAAGAAGGTATTAAAACTGTATTGATTCTGGGTGACACCTTTGATCGCAGAAAATATGTAAATTTCTTTTCATTGAAACGTGCCAAACAAATGTTCTTTGATCCTTTGTATGAGATGGGTATTGAAGTTTATATGTTGGCAGGAAACCACGATACATATTTTAAGAATACCAATGATGTTAATTCAGCCGACTTGTTGCTCGGAGAATATGACAATATCAATGTGATTGATTCACCACAAACAATTCATTTAGACTATGCAAACACAACATCAGATGTTTGTATGATGCCATGGATATGCACTGAGAACTATGAGAACTCTATGCAAGAGTTGAAGAACACCTCAGCAACCATTTGTATGGGTCATTTTGAGATTGCCGGATTTGCAATGCACCGTGGCATGCCTTCTGAAGGTGGACTTGATCGTAAAATTTTTGATAAATTTGAACTTACATTCAGCGGACACTATCACCATAAATCTTCTTCTGGTGATATACATTACTTGGGTAACCCGTATGAACTTACTTGGCAAGATCACAATGATGACAGAGGTTTTCATCTGTTTGATTTGGATACAAAAACACTTGAGTTTATTAAAAATCCAAATAATATGTTCCATAAAATTGTTTATGATGATGTGTCAGAATCCATTTCAGACATTGACAAGAAAGACTTGGCAATATACAACAACTCATATGTCAAAGTGGTAGTGGTTAATAAAACAAACCCATATCTGTTTGACAAATTTATGAATAACTTGTATAATGTCAATCCAATAGATATTACTATTGTTGAAGACTTTTCGGAATTACTTGATGATGTGGAAGATACAGTCGATCAAGCCGAAGACACAATAACAATATTGAACAAATATGTTGATGGTATTACCGAACAGAGTATCGATAACAACGAATTGAAAAAATTATTGAAAGAACTCTACGTAGAGGCACTGAACACAGAACAAGCATGATATTATTTCAGAAAATAAAATGGAAAAACTTTCTTTCCACGGGAGCTGCGTTTACCGAAATTGATTTTACCAAGTCTACCAACACATTGATTGTTGGGCACAATGGTGCAGGAAAGTCCACCATTTTGGATGCATTGTGTTTTGGTCTATTTGGTAAACCCTTTCGTAAAATAAACAAACCACAACTATTGAATTCTGTAAATGCCAGAGATGCAATTGTACAAATTGAATTCAATATCGGTCAGAAGAAGTACAAGGTCATACGTGGTATCAAACCTAACTTGTTTGAGATTTATGTCAATGATGTTCTATTAAATCAAGACGCAGCATCACGGGACTACCAAGAGGTTTTAGAGAATCAAATACTTAAACTCAACTACAAGTCATTCACACAGGTTGTGATACTTGGTTCAGCCTCATTTGTTCCTTTCATGCAACTGTCGGCATCTGATCGTAGAGCAATCATTGAAGACTTATTGGACATTCAAATATTCTCCTCTATGAATGTTGTTCTAAAAGATAAAATGTCCGTTATAAAAGATGGTTTGACAAAAATCAAGTACGACATAAAGTTGACAGAAGAGAAAATTAATATACAAAAAGAGACAATTGAAGATAATCGAAAACACAACAGTGACGAGATTCAGAAACGGCAAACGGAGATCGGCAAATCTAAAGAACAGGTAGATAACTTAAACAAACAAATCAAGTTAATATTGAAACATGTTGCAGTACTGACTTCAAAAGTCGGTGATAATAAGACTAAGTTGGAAAAGAAATCTAAAGGTTTGTTTCAGATACAAGGTAAGATTGAAACCAATATTAAAAAGAACCAAAAAGACATTGAGTTCTATGAGAACAACCACGATTGTCCCACATGTAAACAGGCCATCACAACTGAATGGAAACAATCTCAATTAACCGAGAAACTTAATAAAATAGAGACACAGAAAAAAGGTTTTGTGGAAATCGAATCTGAACTGAAAAGTGTTAATGATGAGATGAAAGTTATTTCTGGTATACTCACACACATAAGTGAACACAACACCGAGGTTGCGAAACACAATTCAACCGTTTCTGCAATCAATGGTTATGTCGCCAAGTTGATTACCGAAATTGAAGAGTTGTCCGTTAAGGTTGATGTGTCTGAAGATGGCAATGAAAAATTAACGAACCTGAAAACAGAGTTGGCCAAACACACAGAAGAATATGAGAGTTTGATTCAATCAAAACACTACAATGAATTTGCAGCAACTTTGTTGAAAGATGGTGGCATCAAAACCAAAATCATCAAACAATATTTGCCAGTGATGAACAAGTTAATTAACAAGTATCTCTCTGCAATGGACTTTTTTGTTAACTTCAACATCAATGAAAATTTTGAAGAAACAATTAAGAGTAGACATAGAGATGAATTTTCTTATGCCAATTTCTCAGAGGGTGAGAAGATGCGTATTGACTTGGCTCTACTGTTTACATGGCGACAAATTGCCAAGATGAAAAACTCAACGAATACAAATTTGTTAATACTTGATGAAGTATTTGATTCCAGCCTCGATATGGTCGGCACTGAAGAATTCCTAAAGTTGATACAAGAAATGGGTACAGACACAAATGTGTTTGTTATCTCACACAAGGGTGACCAACTGTTTGACAAGTTCAGGTCAGTTATCCGTTTTCAAAAGAAAAACAATTTTTCAAGGATCGTAAAACAATGAACACTACCGATGATATAATTTTATATGATACCGCTGCGGTATCAAAAGTTGAACCTTCTGAACCATCAATAAAAACTTATGAGTTGGTGCCAGTACAATCATCTTCATTGTATAAGGTTATGCCAGAATTTGATTTCGCATCACCGCCAATTAATCCAATTGAATTGGCATCCTCTCTAGTAGAAACTTGCCGTAAATATAATGGACTCGGTTTGTCTTCCAATCAATGTGGGCTTTTGCACCGTGTATTTGTGATGGGTACTGGTGATGAATATGTGGCATATTTTAATCCTAAATTAATTTCCACAGAAGATGAAGTACACATGGAAGAAGGTTGTCTGTCGGTACCATATCTAATGTTAAACATCACTCGACCAAAAAAGATAACGGTAGAATACCAAGACTACAATGGCACAAATCGCAAGGCAACTTTTGAAGGTATGACTGCAAGATGTTTCTTACATGAGCTTGACCACATGAACGGAATAATGTATACTGATAAAGTGAAACCTCTTGCATTACAGTTTGGCATTAAAAAGATGCAAAAGATGTACCAAAAGATTTCTAAACAAATGCGAATGATTAAACAGATGAAAACTAAAAAATAATGGCCACACCTATAGATTATGTTGATGCTCAGTGGGACAAATGGCAAACACTTAATGATCCTACACGATTCGATCATATAGACACCGAGCAACTGAAAGAAACTTTGGTGAAAGACCTCACATATGCATCCAAGATGGATGTGCGTGAGTATACCTTGTATCAGAAGTGGTTAGAAGTACATGAGAAATATCCCACCAGGACAATCACCACTTTGTTTGGTGATGATGTTCAATTGGTAGATGTTACACAAAAGAACCTTGTTGATAAGGTTAAAAAGAATTTCTGGATGCCAGAAGGTCCAGATGATTATGAAAAGTTAAAACCTAAATTGGTTCTCTCAAACGGACCTTTGGCCGAGACTTGGAATACAGTAAGAACATTTTCATCCACAATGAAGAATAATTCAAATATTGGTCGTAATCTATTCTACACCGTGGTCGATGAGAATAGTGATAAGTATCTTGGAGTTATCTGTATATCATCCGACTTCTTGGATTTAACTCCAAGAGATACTGCAATTGGATGGCCAAGAGATGTTAAGACACAACAAGGTATGATTAATCATACTGCAATTGGATCCACAATCGTTCCATTACAACCATTAGGTTTTAATTACATGGGCGGTAAATTGTTGGCACTACTATGTCTTGCTGATACTGTTCAGAAAGATTGGAAAAGACAATACGATGATGTTCTCGTTGGAGTTACTACCACATCTCTTTATGGTAACACCAAAGCAAACGGTCTTTCTCAGTATGATGGACTTGAACATTGGAACAAGATGGGATTTTCTAGTGGTTCGGTTGCATTCGAACCTTCCAGAAAAACCAGAGCATTGATTTATGATTGGGTTAAAGAGAACTATCCACGAAAATATTTCGAATGGTGGGAAGCCAAGAATCCAAAAGGTCTGCCGCTTAAACGCGACCACAAAAACCGTACATTAAATTTTGCATATGGTAAGTTAAGTATTCCAAAAGAACTTATCCGCACCGAACATCAGAGGGGCATATACTTCTCTCCTCTGTATAACAACACCAATGAGTATCTAAGGAAAGAAATTGGTGATGTTGATCTGGTAAAATCATTTGATACCAGTGAAGAAACTTTGGCAAACATTTGGAAACAAAAATATGCCAAAGGTCGTATATCAATGTTGAAGAAAAAGAACACTGTCTCCTATGAGAACTTGTTTTATGATGACTTGATTTACCTTTCTTGGGAAGAAACCAAGAACAAATATCTACCACAAGTTGGCAGATAAAAACATATACCACAAAATGTGTTGACAAATGCACTACATAATGTTATGATGTGACTACTTGCTGATTGCAAGGTTTTTTTAAATTTATTATTAGGAGTTCAATATGAACAACAAACTATCCGCTAAGGCGAAAATTCTCAACTTTCTGACCAAAACTACTGGTTATAACACACTGTCCGTTGCACAAGCTCGTGCTCGTTTTGGTATCCAAAATGTTGCGGCTCGTATTGACGAACTTCGTAAAGAAGGAAATGTCATTTACACAAACACCAAGACTCGCGCTGATGGCAGCAAAGTCTCTGTGTATCGCGTAGGTACACCAACCAAAGCTATGGTTCGTGCAGCTATCAAATCTGGTTACAGCTTCACAGCTTAATTTTAGGTTATGCGGGGAGACCACATTAGTGGTTCTCCCTTTTTTTTATTTTTGGAGAGATAATGGAAATTTCAATTAAAAAAGAAGAGCTTCAAAAGAAAAGTATTTTTGTTGCAACACCAATGTATGGTGGTATGAATCATGGGCTTTATGCAAAAGCTTGTTTAGATTTACAAGCGCTGTGTATGCAGTATGGTGTGAAAGTGAAATTCTCATTTCTTTTCAATGAATCCTTAATTACTCGCGCTCGTAATTATTTGGTCGATGAGTTTTTGAATCGTTCCGATTGTACACACCTGTTGTTCATCGATTCGGATATTCACTTCAACCCGCAAGACATTATTGCACTTCTAGCCTTAGACAAAGATGTTGTAGGCGGACCTTATCCTAAAAAGGCCATCAAATGGAAATCTGTGAAGAAAGCCATTGAAAAGAATCCTGACATTGATATAGAGTCATTGGAAAAAGTTACTGGTGACTATGTGTTTAATCCAGTAAAAGGCACCGACAAGTTTAGTGTTTCTGATCCACTAGAAGTTTTGGAAATTGGAACCGGTTTGATGATGGTTAATCGTACTGTGTTTGCAAAATTTGCAGACGCTTATCCGCAACTGCGTTACAAACCAGACCATGTTGGCCAAGCACACTTTGATGGTTCGCGTTACATTCATGCATACTTTGATACTATTATTGATAGTGTAGACAGTGCAACTGGTGGTGGTTCAGACCGGTATCTTTCAGAAGATTACATGTTCTGCCAACTCTGGCGTAAACTTGGTGGTTCAATTTGGTTGTGTCCTTGGATGCGAGCTGACCATATTGGCACATATCACTTCAAAGGCGATATGCCGGCTGTTGCGAATTTTGTCGGAGAAATGTAATGATTGTTGGATTACTTGGATTTATAGGTTCAGGTAAAGGCACTGCTGGTGACATTCTTAAAGACCTTGGTTTCACTCCTGTGAGTTTTGCCAAAGGTGTTAAGGATGTCGCTGCTGAAATGTTTGGATGGCCAAGACACCTACTTGAGGGTGACACTGAGGCGTCCCGTATCTGGCGTGAACAACCGGATGTTTTTTGGTCCAAAGAGTTTGGTAAAGACTTTTCTCCAAGACTAGCATTGCAGTTGATGGGCACAGAAGTTGGTCGTGATATTTTTCACCAAAACTTTTGGGTCATAAAAATGAAAAAATATTTTCTTAGTAATCCAAATCAAAACTTTGTGATTACCGATGTTAGGTTCCAGAATGAAATTGATTTTGTACATAGCCATCGGGGCATACTAATTGAAATTCAAAGAGGTATTAAACCACATTGGTATAGCATTGCAGCTTCTGCAAACCGAGGAGACTATAAAGCAATTCGACACATGGAAGAAGCAGGAATACATCCTTCTGAGTGGAGTTGGATTGGCGGACAAATTGACCATGTGATTACAAATGATGGTTCGTTGGACGAATTGAAAAATAACATAATGAAATGCTTGACACGATCTTACGGATCAAGTACAATAAGTGAAATGACAGAAGGAGTATCGTAATGAAACTATCGAATGAGACCTTGACGGTCCTTAAAAACTTTGCCAATATCAATCCCGGTATTGAATTTAAATCAGGCAATAAACTGACAACCATTTCGGCAACGAAAACTGTTTTGGCCAAAGCGGGAATCAAAGATGACTTCCCACAAGATTTTTGTATCTATGACTTGAATCAGTTCCTATCCGTACAGTCTCTGTATAAAGATGGTGAAATTGAGTTTGATAATGAACATGTTATCTTTAAGTTGGGTCGAAAGAAACTTAATTATCGTAAGACAGCAAAAAGTATGATTGTAACACCACCTGATAAAGAGTTGAATCTTCCGTCAGTTGATGTTGAATTCACACTCAAAGAAGAAGAGTTGTCTTCTGTACTGAAGACTGCCAGTATTCTACAATCACCACACATCTCAATTCTTTCAGATGGTGAAAAGATTTATATCAATACCTGTGACGCAAAAGATAACTCTGCTCACATTGATTCTACACAAATTGCTGATGGCAATGGTAAGAAATTCAAGGCTTTGTTTTTGACTGAAAACTTTAAAATGATTTCAGGTACATATCAAGTGCAAATTTCATCTAAGGGACTATCTTACTTTAAGAACACTAAAGAAGACATGCAATATTGGATTGCTATCGAAGCTAAAGAATCTGACCTATCTTTTGGAGAATAATATGACAACAGTGAGTACACTATTTGGTTCTTTTGATAATGACACTTTGAAGAAACTCAAGGGTTATGTTGATGAGGCCGTTTTACACATGCGCCGGAATCAAGCCAATAATGAAGCAATCAAAGATATCATTGATGCTGCTAATGATGAGTTGAAGGTTCCAAAGAAGATTCTGAAACGCATGGCTAAGGTGCAATTCAAACAGAACTTCCAAACAGAAGTTGCTGAATACAAAGAGTTCGAAACTTTGTTTGAGAGTATGAACGGCATCAAGCCCTGACATACCTTATGTGCATTATAAGAGTGTTTAAGTCACTTAATGCACAATTTATTATATATTATGGAGAATTTGAATGTCAGAACACATCTTGTGGGTGGAGAAGTATCGTCCTAAAACCATTGAAGATTGTATTCTTCCCGATGGTATCAAGGCAACATTTCAGGAATATGTAAACCGCAAAGAGATTCCTAATCTGTTGTTGTCCGGTTCTGCCGGTGTTGGTAAGACAACAATTGCAAAAGCCCTCTGTGAAGAGGTTGGTTGTGATTATATTATGATTAACGGTTCAGATGAATCGGGTATCGATGTTCTACGGAACAAAATCAAAAACTATGCGTCCTCTATGTCCTTATCTGGCGGCCGCAAAGTTGTTATCATTGACGAAGCAGATTATCTAAATCCAAATTCAACTCAACCTGCGATGCGTGGTGCCATTGAGGAGTTTGCTTCCAACTGTTCATTCATCTTCACTTGCAATTTTAAGAACAGGATCATTGATCCCATTCATTCTCGTTGCACTGTTGTAGACTTTAAGATCAATGGTAGTAGAGCCAAGATGGCTGCACAATTCTTTAAGCGAGTTGAATGGATTCTGAAACAAGAAGGTGTGGATTATGACAAAGAGGTTGTGGCCGCTGTTATAACGAAACACTTTCCAGACAATCGCCGTATCTTAAATGAATTGCAACGGTATTCTGTGAGTGGAACAATTGACAAAGGCATCTTGGCTTCAGTTTCTGAAATTCAGATGACAGAATTGGTTAAGTCACTTAAAGGTAAAGATTTCGCATCTTGCCGTAAATGGGTTACCAATAACTTAGACAATGACACCACACGCATCTTTCGAAATGTTTATGATGCATTATATGAGCAACTGAAACCTAATTCCGTTCCACAACTGGTTCTGATTTTGGCAAAGTATCAATATCAAGCTGCTTTTGTGGCCGACCATGAAATCAACCTCATTGCATGTTTGACTGAAATTATGGTCGAATGTGAATTCAAATGAGTCCGTTTGACTATGCCGACTACATCCTCAGAAAAAAAGTACCTGAAGGTGAGTTGGATTTCAAAGATTATGCACCCTTCCTAATCAACAGGTCATTGTCCCACCACTTAGACTGTGTTCTCTATGTAAATGAGTTGAACATGTGGCCAAGTATTGACAAAGACATGCAATACCACTATCTTCTAAATAGTATCAGGCCTATGAAACGAAAGTTCGTTCCATGGCAAAAGGCCGATTCTGATAAGAATATTGAGTGTGTGAAAATCTATTATGGGTATTCTAACGCCAAAGCTAAAGAAGCTCTCCGTATTCTTACTGATGAACAAATCGCTGTTATAAAAACAAAAATAGATACAGGCGGAGTGAAGAATAATGATAGAAATTAAAGACTTGGTTGAGGTGACATTGGCAGAAAAGGATGATTTTCTTAAAGTTAGAGAAACATTAACCCGTATCGGCGTTGCATCAAAGAAAGATAAAACACTGTACCAATCTTGTCACATACTCCATAAGCGTGGACAATATTACATTGTACACTTCAAAGAGTTGTTTGCATTAGATGGTAAACCTACCGATATTAGTGAAAACGATTTGTCTCGTAGGAATGCCATTGTTAATCTATTGGAAGATTGGGGTCTATTAACCATTGTTGATAAGAAACAAACGGAGACACCAGAACCCATATTCTTATCACAGGTTAAAATCATTTCACACAAAGAGAAGTCGGAGTGGCAATTAACACCAAAATATAATATTGGTAAAAAACCACAAACTCCACAGTAAACTGTATAAATAAAAGTGTTCTTAGTCCCTCGGGATGGGAACTACCATGCCTCTGAAGGGTAGTAAAATAACCAGAGGCACCAATTTGCCCACCTTAGGGCCGTTTAGATGTTTCGGTAAAAAGCGTCCGTGTAATTACACCCTCAACACGAAAGTTTGAGCCAGTATAAGGTAAGCTGGAAATACCGTCATGCCTTCGGGGTGACAAATTTTAACTCGCTTAATAGGAGAAATTATGTTAAATAATATTAACACCGCCATCGACACGTTCCAAAGTGTCAAAAGTAAATTCGTTGAAACCTGCGTTGATAACGAAGAACTTAAAAAACCACTCAATGCGTTCATCACAGCACAGACCACTTTTGCAAAGACTGTAGCTAAATCTCACAATGACTTCTTCACTTCATTGGCTATGGCAGCATATGCCTTTGATGCGAAAAAAGCCTTTGCTAAGAAATAAGGAGAACACATATGACTACTTTTCCCTCTATAATGGATTTCCATAAATTCGATCCGTTCGCAGTAGGTTTTACTGATGTATTCAAAGACTTACAAGAAATGTCCAAGACTGTCCAAAAAGCAGTTTCTTATCCACCATATAATATCAGACAGATTAAAGAAAACAAATTTGTCATTGAGATGGCTGTGGCTGGTTTTGCAAAATCCGACATTGAAGTTACACTAGAAGGTAACAAACTGATTGTGAAAGGTCTCTCACAAGACACAGAAGCACCAGAATCCTTCATCTACAAGGGTATTGCTAACCGAAATTTCACCCGTGAATTCAAACTCAATGATAAAATTGAAATTGAAAATGCTGAAATGGCCAATGGAATGTTAAGAATCTGGTTGGAAAACATTGTCAAAGCTCAAGACGCAATCAAAAAAATTGCAGTTAAGGAGAAAGCAGACAAATGAAACCACTCTTAAAATTTCTATTGAATATTGTTGAAGGTATTCAGGAAGCTCGAGCTCTAAAGGCTGAATTGTTTGTCAAGAACCACTTCAGAGGTTCTTAAAATGTTAAATTGGTGGCCCGCCTCAGATGAGGAATGGGACCGGTTAAACTATCCGGACAAATATTTACCAACTAAGTGATAAAAGGGGCTTGACAGGCCCCTTTTTTTCATGTATAATTTATTCATTATGTCAAAAAAACAATTTAAACCATTTAACCAACTCAAAAAAGTTCGGTCTAAATTTAATCCAACGGATATTTTCTACACAGATTCTTCTTGGGAAACCAAAGAAGTTGATGGTGTGGTGTTCATCTACGTCATTAAAAATATTGGCATTAGGGAAACACCAAAGCTGATGCGAAAAGAATCTTTAGAAGTTGTTCGTTGATTAATGGGCCTCTAGCTCATGTTGGTTAGAGCAGTGGACTCATAATCCATTGGTGCCGTGTTCGACTCACGGGGGGCCCACCATCTTTATAATAGGAATATAATGAAAACTAAATTCTTGGAGGCATACATGAAGGTTGCCGAAAGTTTTTCTGGACTTTCATCAGCCAAAAGACTACAAGTCGGCGCAATTGTTGTCAAAGAAGACCGTATCATCTCTATTGGTTACAATGGAATGCCTTCAGGTTGGGACAATGAATGTGAAGAATTGGTCCATCGGATTGCCGAAGAACCAATATTGAAAACTAAACCAGAAGTTCTCCATGCGGAAACAAATGCTATTGCAAAACTGGCAAAAAGTTCGGAGTCTGGTAATAATGCTAGCATTTTTATAACACATGCTCCATGTCTCGACTGTGCAAAATTAATTTACCAGTCTGGCATCAATTCGGTATATTACCGAAATGCATATAGAAATGAAGATGGTGTTAAATTCTTGCATAAAGCCGGCATAAGAGTAGCAAAGATTGAAACCGCTAAATAGATAAGGTGTAACAATACTAACTTTGGGGGAGGTACTATGCAGGTTAACATAATTAATTGTCCTGATGTAGATTTTAAACCTTTCGTACAGAGGGCCACTCAGTTTTTTGCCAAAGAACTTATTACAAATTCACGCATAAGAAACAATTGCCATGTTGAAATACGCTTTGATAACAAGTTAACTGAGTATGGTTATGCAAGTATTGTTGATTATAATTCAAGAAAAAAGCCAAGAAACTTCTTAATAGAAATTCACTCTAAGTTAGGTTCCAGAAGAATACTCAGTACATTATCACATGAGATGGTACACATCAAACAGTATATTGAAGGCGAAACAAACGACCAATTAACCACATGGCGTGGTAAAAAGATTAATCCGGACGAAGTGGACTATTGGATTCAACCTTGGGAAATTGATGCATACGGAAGAGAAACTGGTTTGTTGACAAAGTTTGCAATCTCAGAAAATCTTTGGGAAATATTTACGGATTTTGTTAATCCAGCAGGTCCAATCCGTACACATCCTATAGCGTGGAAAAATAATTTAAAATAAATTTGAAAAACCGCTTGCCAAGGCTAAAAGTTTACTATATAATACAAACATCGTTAAGAAATTTAGAAAGAACAAAGTGTCCCTCATATCCTTTAAACCCTCATCGTTGCAGACGGAGTATCACACAAGTATTAATTGTGGTGATGCGTTATGGCGCGCCGGGTTTTGTGTACAAGGATTGGACGAATAAAAGTTCAAGTAAAAGATTCTTAACACAAGACCCTGTTCTAACAAACAGGGTTTTTTTTTGCCTTTAAATTTTAATGTGTTGCAAGTAAACAACACACTGTATTGACAAACCATCGAGTTCGTTGTATAATACAGACTGTTCATTAAAAATTTGTTGTAGTTTTTCTCGGGGATTGTGTAGTGGTAGCACAGCAGACTTTGACTCTGTTAGTGAAGGTTCGATTCCTTCTTCCCGTACCATATAAAAACACACTGCCGAGCGGTCAAATTGCGTAAGCAGATGAGTAGTGTGTTTCTATATGGAAGATGATGCAGCGGGGTTGGTCCTGCGACTGGCCTTGAAAACCAGGTTCTCTTAATCGGGATGGGGTTCGACTCCTCCGTCTTCCACCAAGTTTCTCGGTCAGTACAGTGGGATGTGCAGGTAGACAATACACGGACAAGGTTCGAATCCAAACTGAGAATTCAATATTGTTGGGAGTTAACATGCAAGAAAATTTAATTTATCGTTTAAGAAAGCGTGCTGAAATTCGCAGACAGATTCCTACAAGAAAATCGGTGCAAGAAAATACACCGGATAGAATTGCAGATTTACTAGAAGAAGCTGCGAATAGGATTGAAGAATTGGAGAGTGGGCAGGATGGTAATGCAGCTGATTGCTAATCAGTAGGCCGTAGAAATGCGGCCACAGGGTTCGACTCCCTGACTCTCCACCAAAATATACCAGCGAGACTTGGGAGTCAGAGAGGTCTTATAAGCCTTTTAGCGCCAGATTAGCGTTCTTGAGAGAGTTCGATCCTCTCCGTTGGTACCAAATTTTAGAAGTTATATGTGCGTGTGACCCGAACGGTTAGGGAGCGGATTGCAAATCCGTATTATGCAGGTTCGATCCCTGTCACGCACTCCAGAGACAAGCACCATTCGTCTAACGGTTAGGACGCTGCCCTTTCAAGGCGGAAACGAGGAGTTCGATTCTCCCATGGTGTACCAAATTATTTTAAGGAGATAGTATGAAGAAAAGTATCAAGACTCGAAAACGACAGGGGTGAAACTTTAAGGTGAAGTAACTGGCTTTTAACCAGTAAAACTCGGATCGTTCCCGAGCACCCCTACCATAGATAAACACATTGGGATTAAATTCTGGTCACCCCAGCGCATAAGAGGTTGCGTACAGTGTGTTTTTCTATGGTGAAACTATTCAGGTTCAATGGTCACACGCCCTTGCTTGAAATAGAAGTTGCCATATTAAAGTATATTTCAGGTTGGGTTAGATTCGCGGTCTAACTATTTGGGATAAAAAGTCGGCGTAATTGCAGGATAATAATCTAAGATACGGAATATACTTTAATATGTAAACGGAGATGTGGCAGAGTGGTTGATTGCACCAGACTGTAAATCTGGCCCCTAAAAAGCGCGGTGGTTCAAATCCATCCGTCTCCACCAAAACAAGAGTACAGGCTCTTTATAAATCCTGTCTTTGTGTGGAACCGAGCAATGCTCCTGCTTGTATAAGTATCGGTTCAATTGGGGGATTAGTATAATGGGATTACGGCAGCTTTGCAAGCTGTTTACGGGAGTTCGATCCTCCCATCCTCCACCATAGTTTTAGGTTTCAAAGTGTTCATGGACGCACGTAGGCTTGTCACGCCTAAAGAAGGGGATCGTTACCCCTTGAGACCGCCAAGTTTGGATGTAATAGTTGGTACGAGTGGGCATAAATTGCTTGTCCATGACATGTTTCGAGCATGAAGGTTGGTTCGATTCCAACAGCATCCACCAAGTTTTATTCCGCAGAACCCGAGCAAGGTGCATGGGCGTGACTGTTAATCACTGGTTAGTAGAGTTCGATTCTCTAATGCGGAGCCAAGTTTTTCTCTGATTGGTGAAATGGTATCATCCGTGCTTTGGGAGCATGTGGCGCAAGTTCGATTCTTGCATCGGAGACCAAAAAATGTAAATGCTCTGATGGTGGAATAGGTAGACACAAGAGACTTAAAATCTCTCGCCTTCGGGTGTGCCGGTTCGATTCCGGCTCGGAGCACCAAGTTAAGTTCTATGACGTAGACGGATGCGTACCGGCTTCATAAGCCGAGGAGATTGGATCGTTACCAATTAGAACTACCAGATTATGGGTCTTTAGTAAAATGAATATTACACTGGGCTACGAACCCGGAAGTGGGAGTTTGATTCTCTCAAGACCCTCCAAGACGTTCCGCTTTGTTAGCGGATACTGTGACCCGCAGGATGAGAAGTGAGGTGACTCTCACGGGTGGTAGTCTTTAAACCGAAAGGCCGCTAGCAATGCGATAACGGTCCCTGTCGGGAAGCGGGTGGAAGGTGTGTGAGATTTGCGGAGAAATCCAAGAGATGATGCACTATAATTACCGCCGAGGGATGCAGAGCATATACCCATATAGCTCAAAGGTAGAGCACTGGCTTGATAAGCCATAGACGAAGGATCGTTACCTTCTGTGGGTACCAGATTTTATTACGGTGTAGTTCCAATTGGCAGAACGATGGTCTCCAAAATCATATGTTGTGGGTTCGAATCCCTCCGCCGTAGCCAGTTTTTAAAAAGGTGAATAATATGAAAAAGTTCGATGTAAATGAAGTTAAGTCCTTCCTTGCAAAACAAGGACCAAACACCAAAGTCTACCTTGGTGCCGATTCTGAACGCATCAGAATAAACGGAGTTTGGTATGCAGACTATGCTCTTGCAGTCGTTGTTCATATTAATGGCCAAAATGGTTGTAAAATTTTTGGATATGTTCAACGTGAATTGGACTATGACCATAAAAAAAGTAAACCTGCAATGCGATTGATGACAGAAGTATATAAAGTTTCAGAGTTGTTCCAAGAAATGCAGGATGTTCTGGAAGATTTTCATGTTGAAGTTCATTTAGACTTGAACAAGGATGATGTACACGGAAGTTCTTGTGTGGTACAACAAGCAATTGGTTATATCAAAGGTACATGTAACATGACACCAATGGTTAAACCAGATGCGCCTGCAGCAAGTTTCTGTGCTGATAGATTGAAAAGAATCTTAGCTGAACAAGAAACTTCAATTGTTCAGTAATATGTTGTCGTTAGTGTAATGGTTAGCACCAGAGATTGTGAATCTCTTAGCATGGGTTCGAATCCCATACGTCAACCCAAAATAATGCCTCGGTAGTTTAATGGTAGAACGGCATCCTTACACGGTGCATACGGGAGTTCGATTCTCCAACGAGGTACCAAATATGCAACCTTAGCTGATGTGGTCATAGCGGCGGTCTGAAGAGCCGTTGAAGTAGGTTCGATTCCTACAGGTTGCACCAGATTGCCCCCGTGGACAAATTGGCAAAGTCATCTCTCTCAAAAGGAGAAATTCTCTCGGTTCGACTCCGAGCGGGGGTACCATGTAGAATCCTTGTGCTTGCCTTGTAATGTAATTTGTGTTATATTATAGTTTAAATAATGCCCCGGTGACGGAATTGGTATACGTGTTGGTCTTAGAAACCAAATTTTAGGAGTTCGAGTCTCCTCTGGGGCACCAGTTATCCGGCCTTAGTATAATGGATAATACAGCGGTCTTCTACACCGTGAATATGGGTTCGATTCCTGTAGGCCGGACCAAGTTGTAATGTGATAGTTATTTAAAGAAAGTAAATATGAAACCGACAAAAACATTTAATCTCAGCAAACGCACCAAAACAATGATGACATTGATGCCGTTCAAAGATCAAGAAACTCGTAATGCTTTTAAACGTATGATGATTGATGCTCAGCTTTGCAGTGAGATTGTTCCAAAGAATTCAAAAGAAAAGAATTCTGATTAATGCGGGTATGGTGCTAGTGGTAACACATGACCTTGCCAAGGTTAAGTTGAGAGTTCGATTCTCTCTACCCGCTCCAGTTAACACGGCCTTTGCCTCTAAATTTTTTTACGCAAAGGTTCTTTTTTTGCCCCTTTATCCTTAATGGTAGAGGTCCGGTTTTGTAGTCCGGGTGCGTGAGTTCGATTCTTGCAAGGGGCACCAATTGGTATATTTTAAGAAAAGTATTGACTACAACAAATTTTTAATGTATACTTGATGCATATATAGTATTATGCGGGATTCGTAAAATGGTATTACCTTAGATTTCCAATCTAAAGTCAACAGTTCGATTCTGTTATCCCGCTCCAAATAATAAAGAACAAAATATGCACAACTCAGCAATTAGAATTGGCGAATTATTTTTTGATACTTATTCAGAAAATTTTACAAAAGACGAAAATGTAAAACCAATTACACTTGAAGTCGGTTGTGGACCAAATGAAGTTCTAAAAAACAAAGCCATCAAAATGGGTTTTGATTATCACGGTGTAGATCAAGTACATACAGATAATCCGGATGACATATATAGATTACCATTTGAAGATGCTTCTGTTGATGTTGTGGTATCTTCAAGTTGTTTTGAACATGATTGTTTTTTTTGGTTAACTTTTTTGGAGATTATGAGAGTGCTTAAACCAAAAGGTTTATTCTATCTTAATGCACCAAGTAAAGGTGGTTTTCATCAACATCCAATTGATTGTTTTAGATTTTATCCCGATGCAGGATTTGCACTAGAAAAATGGGGTAAAAAGAATCGTATGGATGTAAAGATGTTACAATCCAATACAGATACAACTGAATCATGGAATGATTATGTTGCAATATTTTTACGCGATAGTAAATTTGAAAGTGAATTTACAAAGAGGATGAGTATTTAAGTTTTTGCGGTCGTTTATAACAATTGTGGGGTCCACCTACAATCTTGGTGAGAATCCGAGTGACCGCTCCATTTTTGAGGACATTATGATTATTAAGCCACTACACGATAAGGTTTTGATTGAACGATTAGATTCAATTAAAGAGACTGCTTCTGGAATTATCCTCAAACATTCTGAAGAACCGGATCGAGCCAAAGTGATAGAGATTGGACCTGAAGTTACTGAGGTTCAAGTTGGTGATGTTGTACAACCCGATTGGGGTAAAGCCACCAAAGTACAAGATTACTTCATAATTAAAATTGAAGACATTGCATACATTTACGAAAAATAAATATGTCTGATGGTGGTAAAGGTTCAACTCCGAGACCGTTTAGTGTTTCGCAGAAAACATACGCGGATAACTACAACGCAATTTTTAGGAAGAAAACTCCACAAGAATTAGATGACGCAAAGGCCGAAGATGAAGCCTTTGAAAGTCTCAAATCAGATTCTATATCTGATGGTAAGAAATAGCGGATTGGTGAAATGGTATCACAGTGGGCTCATAATCCTCAGTTCCGGTTCGACTCCGAGGTCCGCAACCAATTAAAGTTGTAACAGCATTTCAGCTTCAGGTATTCTGGTGCGAGTATTCTTACTCCCCAGAATCACCACAATTTTCTGTTTGTACATCATTACGATGCAACCACCAGACATATTAATAAAACCCGTTTTACTTATAGTCAAATCATATTTGCCAACCAATGAGTTGGTGTTACCACTTAATGTCTGGCTAGATTTTACTATTTCTGGATATTGACTCGCAGCTTTTACTATTTCAATAAGTTCTTTTGCGGTACTGACATTGAACATGGACAGACCAGTTGGATCTAAAAATCTAGTATTTTTTAGCCCCATTAATTTAACTTTCCAGTTCATATCGTTTATACATCGACTCCTGCCACCAGGATAAGATTTGCATAGTAGGTCTGCTGAGGTGTTGTCTGATGATACAAGAGTTCGTTGGATCAGGTCCTGGTGACTTTTTGTTATTACATTTTTCTTTGCATCCAAAAAAGTCATCACGGTTATCAGTTTTGTGATGGAAGCTATAGATCGAATGGTAGACATATTCTCACCATCAATTATTTTACCTTCATCATACACTAACCAAGATTTTGCTGTAATGGTTGTAGCATAACAAGAAAATGCCAGCATCAAGCTGACGAAAGCCAATATTTTACGCATGTTTCTGATCCTGTAACCTAACACTTTACTTAGGTGCGTATTTAATCAGAGTATTAATTATAAGTGTTACTGTGGGTACCATTGTTGCTATAGACGATATAAAAATCAATAGATTGTCTATTAAGCCTTGGTGTTTTTTTGCTTTGGCCTGAAGTTCTTTAGATTCTTGAGCGGCTCGTTCCTTGTACATGCGAACCCGTTCTTTCATCATTTCATCCCAAACATCTTTATTGCCAGACCAGATTAACATTTCTTTTAGGTCTTTTTCAGCTTCACGCAAAGCTTTACTTTGCATAGCAATCTGTAAAGATTTGGACCTAATTTGTCCATTTGTCATTCCTTTAATTTCACCTAAACAATGAGCTGTGTGTATCTTGTCACTGTTCTCAAAGAATGATGCAAATTGTACATATAAACCTTTAATGTCCTTACCCATAGCGACAGCTTGTTTGATGCCACCTATGGCTCGTTGAGCTGTTAAGAAGGCTAGCTCTATGGATGCAGGATCGATCATTTTTTAGTTTCTTTTTTCCACTCCAAACAAACAACTTTTCGATCATATACATCACCGGTCCAAGACCACCTAACACACTTCATTTCTTCTGAGTAAGAATATGTTGTCAGCGCAATTAATATTAATGTTGCCGACAACACATACTTCATTTTGAAAGAGGATTATCGAGAGCTTTTTGTAATTTTGTGTCCATGTCTTTATTGGTTTTATCCAATTTGATTTCTAAATCGCGTTTTACTTTATCCATATCCGAACGAACACGCTCAATATCATCTCTAGTTTTATCCATGCTTGCGCGAACATCTATACTAGTTTTGTCCAGGCTCGCACGAACATCTGTACGGATAGATTTCATTTCAGTTTCTGTTTCCCGTTGAGATGATTTTACTGAACGTTCTATTTGTTCCGCAACACCTTCAATTCTACGCACATCACTTTTTAAATCGTTTTTGATATCTCTAGTATAATCTGTTGACTTCTGTGAATTTTCTTCAACAACGGCCAACCTCTTATCAAACACGGATAAGTCCGGTGCAACATATTCAGCAATACGTTTTTTCATGCCTTGGTAGTCTTTGTAGACTTCAAAAGCACCGTAGAGTCCGCCTAGTGTTGATGAAACTAATGTGAATGCAACCATCAATTTAGCCGGAGTAAATTCATATCCACCAATACTGATGACTGTATCTTTACTAGCATATTTTTTTGCAGTTGCTTCTAGTTCGTCTATTTTTGCATTTACGTTTTTAATTTCTTCTGCCATTTTATTTTCCTAAGTTGTATTGAGAATTAATCATTTCCTGATGTTTATTATCCGAACCACCAAACATTCTTGAAGTAACACGATTATCAACATTGACTTGATTGCCATAAACAGAATATGGTTTATATCCTATTGCGTCTTGTATAAATGTTTTTCCATAAGAGTCGAAACCGGGAGTAAATCCCATTGCTTGTATAACAAGATTCTGTACTTGCACTTGAGCTTCCATTGATGTGGCCTGACCCATCTCATTAGCTTGATTCATACCTTTTTCAACGGCAGCAGCTCTGGCTTGAGCTTGGCGTTTTTCAGCCAATGCTTGTCGATTTGTCACGGGTGCATCTTTTTTTGGACCATCACCTGACGATTGTTGTGAATTACCTGTCGAAGCAACACTATCAGGTTTATCAGATTTGGCTTCGGCTTCCGGTTTACTATCAGCCTTTGGTTCTTCTTTTTTTGTTTCTTGTTGAGCCACGGCCATAGGTGCTGCCGGCGCAGGTGCCGGACTCAATTGAACCACCGCAGCCGGAGAATTGTTAGATGCGCTTGGTGGTGCAGCTGCAATTGCTTTATCAACATTTGTATCACCTGTAGCGGAAACGGCAGTCGAAACACTACCGTCACTGCCAATAGTTGTGGTAGCAACATTTGTCGGTTGTATTGTGTTTGTTGGAGTTGGTCCGGAAGACACTGGTGCATTAATTATATTTTTCAAAGCATAGGCCGCAGCGTAACCAGTACACGTATTACTATAGAGTGGATCAAGAGAACATTGTTGATTCAAATAGGCTGCATCATAACCAGGACAATCTGTTGCATATAATGCACTGATACTGCATTGTTGAGCTTTATATGCTGCATTGTATCCTGAACATGTGGTAGAATATAGTGGATTGAGTGAACACTGTTGATTCAAATATGCTGTTGCGTAACCAATACAATTCACATCATATAATGGATTAAGAGAACATTGTTGCGTAAAATAAGCTGTAGCATAACCGGTACAAGTATTCGAGTAAAGTGGATTAATTGAACATTGTTGTTGTGTGTATGCGGCTTCATATCCAGAACACGATGTTGAATACAACGGATTAGATGAACACTGTTGTATTAAATATGCAGCAGCATAACCAGGACAAGTTTGTGAATACAATGGATTCGATGTGCATGGATCAATAACAATATCCGGTGTTTGTCCCGTAGTCATCTGTGTTAATCCAGGAATAGTGTAGTTTTGATTCAGGCCACCCTGTTGTATTACTGCAAACTCACCTTTTGATGCATCACCTATAATGCCAATTGCCGGTGTGTTCATTGTTATCAATGCACCGGTCCAACGCATATCAATACCACCAGTACTATCAATCTTCAATTCAAAACTAGTTTTATTTTGTGGTACACCAAGGCGTTCAACATTATACCATCCATATGTCATACTGTTGCCATCACCCAATGAATAATGTGATCCAGGACCACCATACATGTCCGTTTGCATCATTAAGATACTGTGGTTATATGCTGATGGTGTGTTTCTATCGATAGTAATACCAGTACAACAGAATGTGTTATTTCCTGGATTCCTTGGCCCAAATTGCACAGTACCATTACTATACATTGTTGAATTAGTAAATGTTCTGTCAAAAAATGGGAAAGTGAATCCTAACGGCACATTTGCATATCCATCATCATACAATTGATATGCCGTTGATGCCGGATTATTATTGATAAATTGTAACGGCTGAGGATTAGCCATCACATTTAAGGATAGAGGACTTCCTGGAATTGGAATAGTCACAACCTGTGCATATGTTACCGAATAACTCAGTAAACATCCTAACAAAAAACTAAAGAGTTTCATTACTCTAAACTTTTAACTTTTTGTGGTATACGTCCTGGTTGTAGGTCCCAAATTTCTTTGGCGGCCGCTCCAATTTTTCCATCAACGGGACATGGAGTTCCCGCATTCATCATAGCGGTAAACACACGCTCGTCTTGGCACATAGTAGATACTGCGGCAACTTTCATGCCCATATCATATAAAGCACGGCTTAATTTTAACCGTTCACAATTTTTATCCGTCATAGTACCTCCAAAGGAGAGACCTAATATTTGTGTTTGAGCAGCACCGGAATATCCAACCGCACATATATCACTGTTTATTACTGTGATTGCTGGTGCAACGGCTGTAGGTGGTGGAGAATTTACCGTGGTTTTACTGGTAGATGTAGAATCGGTAGTAGATTTACTTGTCGAGTCAGTTACGATTGGTTCCGCAATCGTTGATGATGTAAACATAACAAAAAGAACCACTGTGGTTAACTTTTTGAACATTCTTTTCCCTTATTGTTGTGGTAGATATATTTTTCTGGTTGACTTTTCACTGAGAATGATATATAATTACAACTCTATTTCTATTTATGCGGTTAGAGCCCGCCGAACTCATCAAAAAAAGGTATCACAACATGAATATTTGTGTATTTAAATTAGTCACCGGAGAAGAGGTTCTAGGTGAAGTTACAGAAAACCAGTCACAATCAGTTGTTGTGGTAAAAAATCCAGTCGGCATTGCTGTAGTGCGTGGTAAAGATGGTACGCCAAATGTTGGTTTTGCACCATTTCCCATCCATGCTGAACAAAAAACCGATGCAGAATTTAAATTTCTACGAACACACATTGTATATGAATACGTTCCAGCCGAAGACTTTATCACAAACTACAAACAAATTTTTGGATCAGGTATTATCCTACCTAAACAACCAAGTATCATTACAGGTTAATGTCTAATTTTTACACAAATGTTCAATCCCTCGGTGGTAGAATTCTCTACCGAGGTGTCAAAGATGGCAAAAAAATCAAACTTAGAGTTGATTATAGTCCATCACTGTATCTTCCTGTTCGTAAAGAAAAACAGATTGCGAAAGAAAATAGTAGACAATACAAATCCCTAGACGGTATCAACCTCTTCAAAAAGAAGTTTGATAGCATAAACGAAGCTCGAGAATATGTCAAACAATATAGTGATGTTCCGGGTACGGACAAAATCTATGGCCAAACTCGATACGAATACGCATTCATTGCCGATCAACATACCGAAATGGTTGACTGGGATATCGATAAGATTTCCGTTGCTTACATCGACATTGAGGTTGGATCTGAAAATGGTTTCCCTGATCCTTATCTAGCCAATGAACCTATCACAGCCATATGTATACAATATTCCGATGGTAAAACTTGGGTATTTGCTTGTGGTGATTATGACAAAGAAATTGACAAAGAGAATGATGTATCTGATGTTAATTATGTTAAGTGTAAAGATGAATGGACTCTTTGTAAGAAATTCATTACACTATGGGCTGAAAAGTGTCCAGATGTTATCACTGGCTGGAACACCAAGTTCTTTGATATACCATACATTGTAAACAGGTTTCGTAAACTCCTTGGTGAAGATGAAACTAAAAAATTATCTCCTTGGAATTATATTTCTGAACGCAAAACAAATATTAATGGCCGTCAACTGATCGCTTATAGTTTTGTTGGTGTAGAATCTCTCGACTATATTGAATTGTACAAGTGGTATGCACCTGGTGGTAAGTCACAAGAGTCCTATCGTTTGGACAATATTGCTCAGGTTGAACTTGGTGAAGGTAAGATTTCTTATGATGAGTATGACAACCTTCATGCACTGTATCGTTTGAATCACCAGAAGTTTATTGAATACAATATCAAAGACGTTCGCCTTGTGCAAAAGATGGAAGATAAGTTGAAGTTGGTTGAACTGGCTCTAACTCTTGCATATGATACTAAGTGTAATTACGAAGATGTGTTTGCACAAACTCGTATGTGGGATTCGATGACATATTCCTATCTGTTGAACAAAGACATTATTGTGCCTCCACGCGAGACACAGGATAAAGACTCTGCGTTTGAAGGTGCGTATGTTAAAGAGGTGCAAGTAGGTTTACACAATTGGGTTGCATCATTTGACTTGAATAGTTTGTATCCACATTTGATGATGCAATATAACATTTCACCAGAAACAATTATTGATCCGGTGAATTACACTCAAGAGATGCGTGACATTCTTTCTCAAGGTGTTTCTGTCGATAAACTCTTGAAAAGACAAATTGACATTTCAAGTTTGGAAAATGCCACAATCACTCCCAACGGACAATTCTTTCGAACTGACAAACAAGGTTTCTTACCAGAAATGATGGAAGAAATGTATCAGGATCGTAAAAAATTCAAAAACCTGATGTTGAAATCCCAACAGGAGTATGAAGATGAAAAAGATGATTCTAAAAAATATGAAATTGAAAAACTTATTGCCAGATACAACAACCTACAGCTGGCTAAAAAGGTATCACTTAATAGTGCTTACGGTGCTTTGGGTTCTCAGTATTTCCGGTTTTATGATTTGCGTATGGCCTTGGGTGTCACCACTGCTGGGCAATTAAGTATTCGTTGGATTGAGGCCAAGATTAACCAGTATATGAATAAGATTGTGCAGACAGAAGATGTTGATTATGTTATTGCATCCGACACAGACTCAATCTATCTGAGACTCGGTGAGTTGGTTAACAAGGTTTACGGTGTCGATGGTGTTGTTAAGATGCCTGGACAAAAAGTTATCAGTTTCATGGATAGAGTATGTGAAGATAAACTGCAACCATTTATTGACAAGTCATACGAAGAACTTGCCATATATGTACATGCATATCAACAGAAGATGCAGATGAAGCGTGAAGGTCTATCAGATAAGGGTGTCTGGACTGCCAAGAAACGATATATCTTGAATGTGTATAACAATGAAGGTGTACAATACTCAGAACCGCACATGAAGGTGATGGGTCTGGAAATGATTAAATCTTCCACACCATCGGCTATCCGTGAGAAGATGCGTTTGGCTATTAAGTTGATGATGAATGGTACTGAAGATGATGTACAGAAGTTTATTGCAGATTTCAGGCAAGAGTTTAAGAAGTTGCCGCCGGAAGAAATCTCTTTTCCTCGGGGATTAAATGGTTTACGCACATATTCTGATCCGGTAATGTTGTATAAAAAAGGTACACCAATCCATGTGCGAGGTGCCATTTTGTACAATCACAATCTGACACTACTAGGTTTGACTAAGAAGTACCAACTTATACAAGAGGGTGAGAAGTTAAAGTTCACCTATCTAAAAGTACCAAACCATTTCAAAGAAGATGTGATTTCTTTCCCATCTCGGATACCAAAAGAGTTTGGGCTTGACAACTACATTGATTATGATTTACAATTCGATAAGGCATTTCTGGAACCAATCAGTGTTATTTTGAGAAGTATGAATTGGTCGGCAGAAAAAACAAGTTCACTGGATGATTTCTTTGGTTGACAAAAAAAAGAACCTAAGTATAATTGTAGTGATTAATATATGTTCGTGAAAAGGTAAAACAAATGAGTATTCTTGACAAAATCAAAAAAAACAGCAGCATCAAAGATTCTGCTATCTTATCCAAATCAAAGTTCTTTAATGCAAAAGACATGATTTCAACTGCTGTGCCGATCATCAATGTGGCACTCTCTGGTAAATTGGATGGTGGATTAACTCCAGGCCTTACAATGTGGGCTGGTCCATCCAAACACTTTAAAACTGCATTCTCATTGTTGATGGCAAAATCTTATCTGGACAAATATCCAGATGCAGCATTGTTATTCTATGATTCTGAGTTTGGTACACCACAGAGTTACTTTGATTCTTTTGGTATTGACACCAATAGAGTTCTACACACACCATTGACTGACATTGAACAATTAAAGTTTGATGTGATGGCGCAATTAACACAATTGGAACGCGGTGAACATTTGATTATCGTAATCGATTCGATTGGTAATTTGGCATCAAAGAAAGAAGTTGATGATGCTTTGGATGGAAAGTCTGTTGCTGATATGTCACGCGCAAAACAAGTCAAATCACTGTTCCGTATGATTACTCCACACCTGTCACTCAAAGACATTCCAATGGTTGTCGTTAATCACACATACAAAGAAATTGGTTTGTATCCGAAAGATATTGTTGGTGGTGGCACCGGTTCTTACTATTCAGCTGATAACATTTTCATCATTGGTCGCCAGCAAGAAAAGGAAGGCACCGAAGTTATTGGTTACAATTTTATTATCAATGTAGAGAAATCCCGATATGTTAAAGAAAAATCTAAAATACCTGTTTCTGTATCTTACGATGGTGGCATTAGTACTTGGTCTGGTCTACTCGACCTTGCGATTGAATCCAAGCATGTGGTTAAACCAAGCAATGGTTGGTACTCTCAAGTAAATGTGGAAACTGGTGAAGTCGAAGACAAGAAGTACAGAGAAAAAGATACCGATACAAAAGAATTCTGGATGCCGATTTTGAAACAAAAATCTTTCCGTGATTTCATTGAAGACAAGTACACCGTTTCTTCTGGTAGTATCATGGAATCGGACATCGATCAGACTTTTGATGTTGCAACGATGACTGGAGAGTAATATGGATGAGGGTGTTGATTATTGTTTCATCTATCCTAAAGATGATAAGACTACGGTAAACATTAAACTTCTACAAGGACCATACAAAGATACCATATTCAAATATGGCAAAGTAAAATTCAAAGAAGAAAGTGACCAGGTCTATTTACTTTTTGCTTATGATGTGTTAGAATCTAATGTTGGTAAGCCATCAAAACTTGAAAAAGATGATGACTTTAAGAATTACATCGGCGACCTATTGGTGGAGTTAATGTCTTCCAATATTGAACAGGAAATTATTGATGAAGCTGGAACAAACAATTTTAAAGAATCTGATTTATGATGAAGAGTACCTGCGAAAGGTACTTCCATTTTTAAAGCCAGATTATTTTACGGATAAAGTTGATAGAACGATTTATAATGAGATCGCTGCTTTCACAGACAAATACAATTCATCACCAACAATTGAAGCACTAAAACTAGCCGTCAAAGAAAAACGAACACTCTCAGAAGATGAAGTTGAAGGTTGTGATGCATCTCTCAAAGATATCGAACAGTCTAAAAACGAATTATCTAAAATTGAATGGCTCGTAGATAAAACAGAACAGTTCTGTCAGGAAAAAGCAATATATAATGCTGTGTTAGGTTCAATTTCAATCCTTGACGGCAAAGATAAAGTCAATGATAAGGGTTCTATCCCAAAAATCCTATCTGATGCATTGGCAATCAGTTTTGACAATTCAGTAGGTCACGATTATTTGGAGAACACGGATGAACGATATGAATTCTACCACAGAAAAGAAGAACGAATCCCTTTTGATTTGGATTTCTTTAACAAGATTACAAAAGGTGGTCTACCTACTAAAACGCTTAATATCGCTCTTGCCGGAACTGGCGTTGGAAAAAGTCTATTCATGTGTCATGTGGCTGCAGGTGCAATGGTGCAAGGCCGTAATGTACTGTACATCACTATGGAAATGGCTGAAGAACGGATTGCGGAAAGGATAGATGCAAATCTATTGAATGTTACTGTTGACGATCTTGTCAATTTATCTAAAGATATGTATGACAAAAAACTCACGAAACTGCGTGAGAAGACCGTTGGTAAACTTATTATCAAAGAATACCCAACGGCCTCAGCTAGTGCTACACATTTTAGGACATTATTGAATGAACTCAATCTTAAAAAATCTTTTGTTCCTGATATCATTTTTATTGATTACCTTAACATTTGTTGTAGTTCTAGGGTTAAGGCTGGAGCAAATGTCAACAGCTACACCTATGTCAAATCAATTGCCGAAGAATTGCGAGGTCTTGCTGTTGAATTCGGAGTACCAATTGTTTCTGCTACACAAACAACTCGGGGAGGTTTCTCAAGTTCAGACCCCGGACTCGAAGACACTAGTGAGTCTTTTGGTTTGCCAGCAACAGCAGACTTGATGTTTGCTCTCATTTCATCAGAAGAGTTGGAAGAAATGGGACAGATCATGGTGAAACAATTGAAGAATCGATATAATGATCCAACATATTACAAACGATTCACCCTCGGCATTGACAGGTCGAAAATGAGATTGTATGATGTGGAACAATCAGCACAAAATGATATTACCGATTCAGGCAAAGACAAACCACTAAACACATTTGGTGACCGTGAAAAGTCACAGAAGAAAAGTTTTTCAGGATTTAAAGTATGAACTTAACAAAGGTTGAAGCACTACATTGTGCATCTGTTTTTGAAAATTATTTTGGGAGTTTTAATCGTGTCGATGAATACATGCGTGACCAGAAACTGGCATCTCTTGATGACCTATCTTCAAATCCTCTCTTCCCTTTAGAAGATGATTTATTTTCAGACTTCACCATGCATCCAAAAGATATGGATTTTGAAGTATTGGAAATACCACAAGAGAAGTGGGAAAATTTATTGAATATTACCAGTTCTCATATTAACATTTCTCCAGTTGGGCGTCAAATAAGATTGGCTGTGTTGGAGAAGAATACAGGAAAGATTGTAGGATTCATTCGCCTTGGTTCACCAGTAATCAACATGAAGCCACGCAACGAAATGCTTAGACAAGTATTCACACAACAACCTGAATGGTCCAAGAGGTTCAATGAATCATCTATGATGGGTTTCGTTATTGTTCCATCACAACCTTTTGGTTATAATTATCTTGGTGGTAAATTACTTGCTGCAATTTGTACCTCGCATGAGGTGCGTGAAATTGTCAACAAAAAATACAATATGAATTTGTGTTTGTTTGAAACGACAAGTTTATATGGAAGTTCCAAAACGGTGTCACAGTATGATGGCATGAAACCTTACATTCGTTATAAAGGTTTAACCGATAGTGATTTCATACCGATGATGCACGGAAAAGCCTACGATGACTTACGCAGTTATGTAGAAAAACTGGTTGGTGATATTGTTGATGAAGATGTTTCAAGTAAGAAATTGAAAACTACAATGAAAATTGTTTCGCTTACCAAAGCAGCACTTAAAGGCAGTCCTGAAGGGGATACATTCATAGCAACGATTCAGAAGGCAAAAGGGTTGACAGAGCAAAAAAGATATTATTACAGTGACTATGGTTTCAAGAACATGGTAGAGTATGTTAAGTGTATGTCCGATATACTAATTCCTGGTGAAAACTATGAAAAACACAAAATGGTAAACTTGATTGAATGGTGGAGAAACAAGGCGACAAATCGTTTTGAAACATTAAATGGTGATAATAGATTGAGAACTGAGTTGGAGGTTTGGACTTCTGGAAAGCCTATTGATATAATCAGATAAATACTTTTATTTGGAGATAATTATGGCAGCTTCAGAAGGTGTTGATTTAGAGTTTTGTATTGTAGAAAAAATTCGAATAAAAAATAATGAACAAACTAAATTTGAAAGAACATATTCACCTAAAATACTAACTCAAGCGGATCAATGTGTAGAACATATTTTAAAACATGCTGGACAAAACAAAATTAAAATATGGCACTCGGATGATTCAAGTGGGCCATTTGGATCCATCTATGCAAAACCAGAACCAAAAACTGATATTGTTATTAGAGTCGGTTCAAAAATTCATACCGTTTCTGTTAAAATGGCTGGCCCGGTACAACTTGCATCTGGCCAAGGTGTATCAACTGCTGAATTGTTTTCTTCTGCCGCAAAACACCTACCATCACAAAAAGAGAGTAAAGTTTTGGTATCAATTATAGATGAATTGAAAAAGATGCCTACACGATTGTTATCATCAAGTAATCAATCAAGGATTGAAAAAGAAGCATCTACTAAAGTTATTAATGAATTTTTACAAAATGGTAAAATAATTAAAGATAAAAATTATGAATACTGGCTGGAAAATAATAAAGAATCTTTGATGGCTTCTCTATTAAAATATGTGGAAGAAGATGAAGATTTTACTACTGCTTTGTTGTATGAAGCTATGACAGGTGAATTATCACTAAAACAGTTTCGTGGCGCACCTGCTGACAGTATTATTAGTCCAAAAGGATTTTTTGAAATAGATGGTGCGTATGTTGAAAGTATAAAAAGAAAAGTCAAGTTCGACATAAGAGGAAAATCTAGAGGTGGAATAACTGGTGTCGCTTTTAGAATAGATTTGAGTCAATAAAATGGCATTAACAGATTTCGATAAAATTTTAAAAGAGTATAAAGATTCTGAACACGATTTCGGATTCTCAGCTGTCTCTGAACAAGAATACAACTCTGTAATCAAAGAGAGTGTACAGACGGTTGAAAATTATAAAATCAATCTAACTGAAACCGAAAATAAATTAGCAGAACTTGAAAAGATGATTATACCTTTCCTGAAGAAACTACATAGTACAGGTGACAAAGAATATATATATTGGCCAAACCGAAAACCAGCAATTGAGAAACAAATAGAAGCGATATTGAAACTAACAAGAGGTTAATTATGAAAGCTACGGTGATTATACCGACCACAGGTTCGCCTGAGGTACGGAATGCTATTGAGTCTGTATTGAATCAGACAATTGAAACACAGTGTTATGTTGTTGGTGATGGTGACCAACACAAAAGTAAAGTCAAAGTACTTACCGATAATTATGCAGGAAATTCTTTCCTCAAGACCTGTTTCCTACCCATCAATGTCGGTGCAAATGGTTTTTATGGGCACCGAATATATGCATCGTTCACACACCTAATCGACACCGATTATGTATTGTACCTGGACCAAGACTGTTGGTTCGAACCCAATCATGTAGAGTCCTGCATCAAAATGATTGAAGATAATAACCTGGACTGGTCCTACTCACTCCGGAAGATTGCAAACAAAGCTGGTGATTATGTCTGCAATGATGACTGTGAATCATTAGGCAAATGGCAATCTTATCATGGCATTAATCACATTGATACAAATAACTATTGCATTAAAACTGAAACTGCGATAAAATTAGCATCTGCATGGCATGGCGGTTGGGGACAAGATAGAAAGTTCCTTGGAGTTATTGCACAACATTTTCCTAGATTTCACTGCACTGGCAAATATACCGTAAATTATCGTGTCGATGGTAATCCGGGTTCTGTCAATGCAGAATTCTTTTTAAATGGAAATAAAGTGATGAATGAAAAATATAATGGAGAGTTCCCATGGACAAAAACTTAATTATCGGTGCATTTACTGGTTACAATTTTAATCAACTAAAACCTTGGGTTCTTTCCATAGAAGAGTGTGGATTCAAAGGTGATAAAGTTATGATCGTTGGAGATGCATCGGCCGAAACCAGAGAACAATTAGTTAAACATGGTTTTCAATTGCATGGTATGCCAAAAATCAATGCACCAATTCATGTGGCAAGATTCTGGTCAATCTATAATTATCTACATCATAATTCAGAAAAATATAACATTGTTGTAACCACCGATGTGAAAGATGTGTATTTTCAAAAAGACCCATGCCAGTGGATATTTGATTCTATGGGTGATAAAAATCTCGTAGCTGGTTCTGAATCCATGCGTTACAAAGATGAACCGTGGGGCAACGACAATCTAATGAGTACATATGGTGAAATGGTACACAGTAGATTCAAAGATAACTTAATCTATAATGTTGGAACTTTTGGTGGCTCATCCGATTATGTGCGTGATATGTGTTTCAATATTTTTACGAATGCTATCAATCGACCGATTCCAATTGTAGACCAGGCGGTGTATAATGTGTTGATTAATACACAACCATACAAAGATGCCGTTTTATTTACAAACCAAGAAGATGGTTGGGCGGTTCAATTAGGTACAACTGGTGACCCGTCTAAAATGGATCAATTCAGGCCATTCTTGGTTGAGCCTGAACCTATCTTCAACTATGAACAAGAATTAATTACAACAACTGCCGGCACACCACATTGTATTGTTCACCAATACGACAGAGTTCCAAAATGGAAAGACTTGGTGATGAAGAAATTTCACCAAGATGATCCAGATTCTTTTTTCACATATAGGACTTAATTATGAGTGATACTATTACATTCGACACAAATTCTCGTTCATTCAACACAAGCCAATCAAACTTCAAATGTTCTGGTTATGGGCTGGGAACTTTGGTTGCGGCAATGTCCAATCCAAAAGTTTTAGAAATTGGTTGTGACATTGGTGACACCACACAATTCTTATTGGATAGTAATCCGGACTGTGTATTGACTGGTGTGGATCCATATTCAAACTATGTTGACTGGAATGGAAACAACCTAAATGAACGCGAAGCAATCTATCAAAGATTTACAGATCGTTTGTCGGGTTACAGTAATCGTTTCAGTCTGTTGAGAGATTATTCGGATAATGTTGTAGATCAATTACAAGACGATTCATTTGATGTTATCTTTATTGACGGTCTACATACATACGAACAACTCACCAAAGATTGTGCAAACTTGTATTCTAAATTAAAGACAGGTGGCGTCTTTGCTGGGCATGATTATACTGCAATTGCCGGTGTTCACAAAGCGGCAAACGAATTTGCGGCCAAGTGCGGCAAAGAGATTCTTTTCACAGAATGTGATGTTTGGTACTGGTTAAAATGAAAAATTGTATAGTACTATCAGGTCAATATAGGACCTTTGACAAAACTTGGGAAAACATTAGAGAATTTATTGATATCAATAATCTTGATGTTTATTGTCACATGTGGTCTACCGATGTTAAAGAGGTGGACAATATTGTTGAACGCTTGCAACCAGTTAAATATTTGGTTGAAGATTGGACAAAATATGTCGGCATATTCAATGAAATCGAACGCAATGTTTCACTGAAAAATCCTAAACCAATTTCAATCGATAAAATTGGTGCAAACGCATCCATGAACTATAGTCGAAAAAAGGCCTTCGAATTAATTGAACAACAATACGATAATGTTGTTTACTGCCGTTATGACATTCAGTTTAAACCTACATTTGGCTTCGCGGGTGTGGATCGTGTTGTTACTCCTTTAGAGGAATCGTATAACATCATTTCAGATATCTTTGCAATTATTCCATTCAAAGATGCAAAACACTATTTCTTATTTGATGAGTATGAACGATTACACTCAACACCATTTGAATCTGAATTCATTGAAGTTTTGAGAAAGCGTGGTTATCCAGAAAATGATATTAAAATACATGTTGAACAACGATACTGTCCACATATGATTCTACTCAGAAATTTGTCAATGAATGGTGTTGACTTTACAATCGAAAAATTACCAGTTTATCTACAACGATGAAAATAGCATTATGTTTTTCTGGCCAAGCCAGATCATTTGAAAAAGGTTTTGAATATTACAAAAAGAACCTACTAGACCACTATGATGTGGATGTATACATTCACGCTTGGACATTCACTGAAGAAAAGAAACTTCTAGACTTATATAAGCCTGTAGGTTACGCTTTTGAAAAACCACCTGTAGGTGATTTTGATAGTATCTATACGAATACTCCAAATGCAGAAAAGTATCCGCCGAGGTTTACTTACCAGATGTTTTATTCGATGCACAATTGTGCCTCATTGGTTTTTAAAGAGTATGATTGGATAATTCGTTCTCGAACCGATTATGCACTTAATACACCGATTCCTTTTGAACAGTTAGACAATACCAAGTTGTATGTTCCAAATTGTCGTATGGTACCAGAAAGAGACTTTGGTAATGACCAGTTCGCGTTTGGATCACAATCAACGATGATTAAATACATGTCTACATATAAGAACATAGACAAATACTACAATACAGGAAATCAATTTATCGGTGAAGATTTGATGCGAGCAAACCTACATGAACACAACCTTCATGGTGAAAATTTGGTATATGTCAATATGAATAATCCATTTCCACCCGGAGAACATAACGGAACTTGGCACTCTCTAATTCGTGATGATTATGCACAATGGGTAAAATCTTAAAAGAGTTAACTGGCCATTCTGGTAGCACAATTTATTTGATGGAGTCCGATGACGGACACTATATCAGAAAAGAAAACAATATAACTCGTAATATCGAAAGACTTGGTGACCTTTATGAAAAAGGTTATCCTGTTCCACAATTATTGAGAATTGAAAATGATGCAATAGAGATGGAGTATGTACATGGGTTAGATATGAAAAACTATCTAATACATAACAACACACACTCCTTAATACAATTTATTGTTGACACCTGCGATTGTTTTGGTGAAAGTCATACTTTAAAAGATTACTCACAGGTATATTTACAAAAATTGAATTGGTTATCTGATGCACACGGTCTACCATTCACCAAAGAAGAACTAATCGACACATTACCACAAATATTACCGTGTTCGACATACCACGGCGACTTGACGCTTGAGAATATCATATACACCGATCCCGGTTTTCATATGATAGATGCAGTCACCATTGAATATGATTCATATATATTCGATATATCAAAGATGCGTCAGGACTTGGAGTGTAAATGGTTTCTACGACATTCTGATGTTCGCCTAGATACCAAGTTACAAAGCATTCAGGATGCATTGCGAGATTTGTATCCACAAGCATTTAACGATTCGTTACTGATACTCATGTTACTTAGAGTTTATCTACACACCAAAAAAGGTGATAATAATTATAACTTCATTATGAAAGAGATTCATCGATTATGGAAATAATTGTACCTGCAGCTGGACTATCTACTAGATTTCCAGATATGAAACCAAAATACCTCTTATATGATTATAAAGGTGATTTGATGCTGGCAAACGCACTCAAACCATTTTTGCATAAACACAAGATACATATTGGAATCTTGAAAGAACACAACGACAAATATAATGCTTCAGAGTTCATCAAACATGAGTTTGGAGATTCTGTAAACATAATTATACTGGATCAACCGACACGGGGTCCAGCAGACACGGTTTATCAGATTATAGATAAAGTTGGTCTATTCAATTCTGAAATTTTAATCAAAGACTGTGATAGTTTTTTCGACCATGAAATAACTGAAGGTAATTATGTCTGTGTATCCAAAATATCTCAACATGAAGTTTTAAAGAAACTATCGTCCAAGAGTTTCACCATTTCGAACAACAACGGCATCATTACTGATATCATTGAAAAGGAAGTGGTATCAGATACCTTCTGTGTTGGCGGTTATAAATTTTCAAGTGCATTGTTGTATAAACAGATGTTTAATGAACTATCTTCACAAAGAGAAATTTTTGTTTCGGATGTTATTGGCCGTTGTATTAACAACCTGAACATTTTCACTGAAAAGATTGTTTCTAATTATATCGATGTGGGTACCGCACAAGACTGGTTTGATTACAATGATAAACCTGTAATATTTTGTGATATTGATGGCACAATCATTCAGGCTCAATCTAGGGTTGGTGATAAATCATACGATAAAACTCCAGTGCCTTTGCAGAAAAATATAAACAGATTACTTGAATTGCAGTCTAAAGGTGCTCAATTTGTTTTTACAACATCCAGAGAAAATCAATATAAAGGTATGACGCGAGATATGTTATACTCTTTAGGATTTGCTTCCTTTGATTTGATTACAGGCCTGCAAAATTCTAGACGCATATTGATTAATGATTTCAATAATTCAAACCCTTATCCGAGAGCTGAATCTATCAATCTATTTCGAGATTCGGATGACTTGGATCGTTACCTATGATACCCGATAAAAACTTATTCATTGTTACCTCCTCGTTGAAACCTGCGATTGGTGCATTCAATGATGATGATAGGTTTGCACAAACTATATCTACACTGGAATCTGTTAGAGAAGCCGTGCCGGATGCGATTATTGTATTTGCTGATGTTTCGATAAGGCCAGTAACACAAACAGAAAGAGAAGTAATAACTAGTTTATCTAATTACTATTTCGATTTAAGTCAGGAACCAAACACTCAGTATTGTGCAACCAATGGACTCAAAAGTCATGGAGAAAATTGTTTATTATCCGCAACATTGTCTACTATGAGAAACAATACACAGTTTTCACCGGTATTAAAGACAGTCAAACGAATATTCAAGTTTTCAGCTAGGTCCGAATTAGAAAAGGACTTTGATATTAAAGAGTATGATAACTTGTTTGGCAAATTTGTATTTAAGACAAGAATACCAACTTGGACGCAAAATAAACAAACTGGTGCCGATCATCTTTTAATTACCAGGTTATGGTCCATGTGTCCCTCATTAATTGACGTTTATTTATCCGTCATAGCGGAAAACCTAAAATCTCTGTCAAATGGAGTGGTTGATACCGAACATGCCCACTATTGCAATATACCTCAAAAATATCTAGTGGAATTTGATAAACTCCATTGTTGGGGCTGGCTGGCCGGCAATGGCCAAATTGAACACTATTAAGTTTACTATATATCAATCCCAACATTGCCATTTTTTCATAGATGTGGTATAATGTATTATAAATAGTTCCACGGACAACCAAAGTGTGTTGTGTTTCAATAGGCGGACAATGATATCATTTAAAAGTTTTTTAAAAGAGGACACGGATCCTGAAGAAGGTGCTAGTCGCCAGATTAAGCACCTGACTCATGTGGAAGACCGCCCTTTGCAAACTGGTGAAAAGGGTGCAAAGCATGCCATCAAATCTTTGTCAGCAGCCGCTGAACACATCAAATTTGGTAAAAAATCTTCTAAGTTAACTACAAAATATGACGGTTCGCCAGCGCTTGTTTATGGACACCATCCAAAGACGGGTAAGTTTTTTGTTGCATCTAAATCTGCTTTTAATAAGACACCTAAGATTAACTACACACCAAAAGACGTAGATATGAACCACGGTCATGCACCTGGTCTCGCCGCAAAATTAAAAGATGCATTAACACATTTACCTAAAATTTCGCCTAAAAAAGGTGTGTACCAAGGCGATATGATGTTTGGTACACATAAAGATGACAAGAAAAGTGAAAAGGGCGGTGGAACATCGTTTCATCCTAATCCTTCTGGTCTAACCTATACTGCACACGGTTCACATGAATCTGAAGTTAAGAAGGCCAAGATTGGTGTGGTGACGCATCTTTCATATCACGGTAAAGATGCTGCAAGTTTAAATGCATCACATGAAGTTGACCATGAAAATTTCAACAAGCATTCCGATGTATTCTCTGTTGATCCGAGAATGGACAACTCAAAAGTGCATTTTAGTCCAGAAGAACAAAAGAAATTTACTAAACATATTATGGCAGCTCAAGCAGTACACGATACACACGGAAATGACATGTATGCGGGAACTAGTGACCACCATGGTGTTGGTGGTTCGTTGGAAACTTATATGAACCACACTGTACGTACAGGTGAAGAATCTAACCACAAAAACTTTAAGTCTTGGTTAGAAACAACCAAAAATAAAGCAATTGACAAACTCAAAGTCGAAAAGAACAAGAAGTCCAAACAATCAGATTTAAAAGATGAATTGGGTAAAGTTGAACGTAATAAAAAACATTACAACAATATTTTCAAAATGCATGGTGAGTTGCAGAAGGCTAAAGATACACTTATTGGTGTTATGAATCAACATCAAGAGTTTCAACACACACATGGTGGTGAATCTGCGAATCCTGAAGGATATGTTTTTCACCACGATAATGAATCCGATAAATTTGTTAATCGTGCGGAATTCTCTCGTAGAAATTTTGCTGGAATAAGAAACATATAAAAAGAATTAAACAAAATGAAAACTTATAAACATTTCATCACTGAACAGGACGAAATAAATTCTTATTTAAATTCGTTGGATACTATGGTCGAGTCGTATGATTCGGAAACATGCGAAGATGAGTACGATGAAGATTTTTTCAGATTAATTGAAAATGTAATTGAACCTGTAGAAGGTAAAGTTTCTTCAGACACCAAAGGTAAAATGCATGAGTTGTTGGTTGGTTACCATTTAAAAGGTGGTAAACATATGTCAAAACACGTGGACAAAGAAGGTGACAGTCCACAACAAGCGCACGACAAACTCAAAAATACAATTCATCCAAATGACTATAAAAAAATGAATGCTAGAGCCAAAAGTGCAGCTAACGATATAAGAAAACAAGTTGAAACGAACGGACATAAAATACATGATGTACATTGGACTTCAAAACCAGGAGACATTCACCGTTCAACTGGAATCCATGCGACTCAAAAAGAAGATGCTTCCGACATTGTTATAACAACACATAAGAAGTGAGGCATATATGCAAGTTATACACCACGGTATCAGTCTTAAAGTCACCGATTCATCATCCAAACATGTTCCAACATCAAACCCAGGAATTGAACATGCTGGACCAAATGCAAAAAAACACCTAGAAAATCATAGGAAATCAATTCTCAAAAAATATCCAGAATTGAAAAAAGCATCGAATTCCTCAGAGAGAAAGGGTATGTTAAAAGCAAACCCTTCAATGCAAGCTCACGTAAAACAAAAAAATCATGAAACTTTGAATAAAATTGCTAAAGATTTACATCACCATTTATCAACAACATCAAAATCGGAACTGGTGCATCACATAAAACATGTATTGCATTCAAAAAGTACACCAATGGAAAAAGAAGGTCATAAACACATTAGACACGTTTCTTATACCACTAAAAATGGCCATGAACACAGTTCTATGAATCCGGGCACACACCACGAACACATTTATAATGATCCACATAATATTTCTGTTCACCACAGTGGTTCTTCGGTACACTTTAAATACAAGGGAAAAACATTTGGTCGACATGCAATCAAATTTAGTTCTCAAAGTGATCCAATGAGTTCAGTGAAAGGTTCGGGCCAAACTTCCGGCAATTAATATGAAAAAGTTTTTAGAAAAAGTACAAGACGATGCAAAAACACACACGCCTGTGGTACTGGCGTTCGGCCGAATGAATCCTCCAACCACTGGTCACGAAATACTGGTTAACAGAGTGAAACAACTGGCCAAAGATTATAAAGCACCACATCATATTATTGTGTCACATTCTTTGGATGCCAAGAAAAACCCATTAGAACTTGCAACTAAAATTAAACACGCAAAGAGATTCTTTCCTGGTGCAAACATAACCGGTTCAAGTAAAGAGAAACCAACATTTTTACAACATGCATCTGCATTACACCAAGCAGGCCACGACCACTTAATAATGGTTGCAGGTTCAGACCGTATTCCAGAATATGAAAATAAATTACATCAGTATAATGGTGTGGGTACTGGTAAACTATTCAATTTTAAAAAGATTGATGTTAAGTCTGCTGGCCAGCGTGACCCTGATGCTGAAGGTGCAGAAGGTATGTCAGCATCTAAAATGCGTGAACATGCAAAGAGTGGTGATTTCAATTCATTCAGACAAGGTGTTCCTTCACATGTTCCAGAAAAACACGCAAAAGAATTGTTCCGTGATGTTCGAAAAGGTATGGGGTTAAATGAAGATACCAATCGTGGGTTATTCAAAGCCATCTTCCTGACTGGTGGACCAGGTTCAGGTAAAGATGTTGTTATACGAGAAGCAATTGCTGAACAAAAATTTGTAGAGTTGAACTCCGTACAGGCGTTCGACTATTTGATGGATAAACAAAAGTTAGCTGAGAAGACTAATGACTACCGTAGAGAGTCCATACGCAATCGTGGACCATTAATTATCAATGGACCGGCCGATGACCATTCCAGAATAATTAGAATTAAAGAAGAGTTGGAAGAGTTGGGTTATGAAACTTCCATGGTATTCGTTGATACTACAGACACAGCCAGTAAAGAGCGTAATGAACGATTAGCAAAAATGATTGCTGAATCGGTCAGGTATGATAAGTGGAAACTTTCACAGACATGTAAAGAGTCCTACCGTCAAATATTTGAAAACTTTATAGATTTCGATAATAGCGGTTCATATGAGAGTTTGGAGGAAGTTATTAGTGACACCTACGAACAAATAAATACATTCGTTGAGAACAGAAATTATAATAGGATTGCGTTCTCTTGGTTGGAAAACAGTGGTAAAGTTAATATCACTGAGTCTGTTAAATCATTATTTAAGGAAAATGAAAATGTTAAGAAAACTTCTAGATTTTTTGAAAATTACAAAACCAGAGGCACCAGCCGAAGTGGTACAACCATCAAGCCAGCCGGAGGTCCAAAAGCCGACAATCTCGGAGACATTGCCGCAGACAATCGAGCCGCCGATCCAAACGCAGACAACATCAAGTGGGACGCCTCAAAACGAAGAGGTGGTTACAACTTCAGAACCTACACCGAAGAAGTCCCAAGCATCAAAGTCTTCCCAGAGCCAAAAGAAAGCAACTTCTCCAAAGACAAAGAAAAAATAAAGAAGAAGGGTATGATCGATTCTCCGACAGTTAATCAGAGGATGAGAAACATCACAACAATCGGTCAGGAATTTGATACAAGGACGCAGGGAACGGTTTATGCAATGTCTGGTCTCGGTGATGTAACTTATAGAGAACAGTTTGACTTTAAAGGTTTCAGAGAATCGTATATGGATCCATCTGATTCCGAAATGGGTTTTGCTGGTACAGCAGGAAATGCAACAAACAAAGAGCCTATGGAAAATCCAAAAGATAAACTGGGTTACGATTATATCAATAAGAAAAAGAAGAAAAAATGAAAACCTTTTCAAATTTCGTTAAAGAATCTACACAGGCGACTGTTGACCAAGATTCAGCTGAATTAGAAAGACAAAAACAACATTTGCTTGACAAAGCCAAAGAATATTCGGATCAAGCTGATCGTGAAAACCAATTTGGCCATGGCGGTGCTGCGAGAGCCAAAGCTGATACCTTTACTGCAGCTGCAAAAAATATATCTAACAATAACGGAGAATAAAAATGATTAACTTAAAAAAAGATGATGCAGTTGCTGACGCTATTAGAGAAATTCTACAACAAGAAGCTCTCAAAGGCGACCAACACGAAATTGATGCAAACAAAAATAATAAAATTGATCCACACGACTTCAAATTACTACGTGCTAAAAAAGAAGTAAAGAAGGAAGAAGTTGAAGTAGTATATGAAGCAAATATTGAACCAACAAGCGCAAAGTCGAGATCACATATAAGTAATCTGTCAAACCCAATTACAAATACTGTGACTCATCCTAGTTCAGGCAAAGAAATTGGTATCATCACTAAGCAGCCAAGCGGAGAATATTACGCTCATCATTCAGCCGCAAAATTGTCACACGCAGAAAGTGGTACATTTGATAGTAAGGACAAGGCTCATCAGTTTATTCGTAACGCTCATGCCAAAGCTATTAAAAATAACACGTTGAGTGATAGATGGAATAAACAAAAAAAGTTACCACAATTTGCTAAAGAAGAAGTTGAACAGCTTGATGAATTGTCAAAGTCTACTCTTGGTTCTTATACTAAGAAAGCTTCCCGTGATGCTACGATTACTCGTAAAATTGGAGCTGACTTTGAAAATGATGCCAAACGATCAAGAAGTCCTGGTATGAAAGCTGCTGCTAATTCGCTTTCTGACAAGTATAAGTCCAAATCTTGGAAGCGTAAAGCTGGTATTGATAAAGCGGTTGATCGTTTGACTAAAGAAGATGTTGAGGGTGTAAAACTGAAGACACTCAGCCAATTCAAAGAAGGTTGGAGTGAAATGCTGGCAGATGTTAAAAAGCGCGCAGAGCCACAACCATCAGGTGGTTCCGGCATCAAGCAAGGTTCACGCTATGGTGGAAGTAAACAGAAACCAGAAAAACCAGAAGACGAAAAAAAAAAGTAACTGAAAGCCAGGGTCCGACCAGTCAAACGGAAGTTCCCTTTGTTACAAACAATTGTCCGCCAATGATTGATGCAAAGAAATTGGCCAAAAAATCTTTAACTAGAATCAGAAGCGAGATGATGGGTAAAGCTGGTACATCCGAATAAGGTCAAAAATGAGCAACTCGAAATTATTAAAATCTATAATTAAGAAGACATTGCCGAACGATGTAACTCCATCATTTGGCACTGATCCTAAAGATCCGTGGTCCGCAAAAGCAAATATTGCAGAAGAGTTAGATATGTCTGAAAGTGAATCGAGTATTCTTTCTAGATATTTAAAATCTAGAGGACTTAACCCTGAATTCGCTTCAAAAGACCAGAAAATTGCACATTCTAAAACTGGCCAATTCATTAAATGGAAACGCGACCACATGTTGGAATCCGATACAAATTATGGTCCAGAATACCAAGACAAAGTAAAGAGTGTTGGTATTAAAGCTAAACAAGGACCAATGAAAACGGTTTGGGTTCCAGCCAAGTATGGCACAGGTGGCCAGTACAAGGTTGTGCCTGTCGGTAACATAAAGGAATATATGGAACCAATGGCTGCAACACAATCACCTGGTGATGGTGCAAATAGTCCAGATGATGTTGAACCGATGCCTAAAGGTAAAAAACTGATTACAATGTCAAAGTCAGCCAGTATAGTCAAAGGATTATATAAGAGTCCGACTATAAAAGAAGATGCATACGATCCAGAAAAAGAAGAAAAACCTGCAGCCACAATGGGTAAAAAACCAAAGATGCAAAAAGACCCGGAAGACACCACTTCTGGCAAACCTTTGGCTGCTGCGATTATGTCAGGTGGAAAAACACTAACTGGTACTCCCAGAGATGTGATTGAAATTGATCCGTTGGTGATACCTCGCCGACCAGATTCCGAAAAACGATAAATACAAAGATAACCCTCGGTTAAAAGGAGAAAAAAATGTCATCTTGGGGAAATAACGATAACGCAGCTAACGCACCATATTGGGCTGTTGAGACAGTAGTTTCAACGAATGCGCCGACTGCATCCGCACCAACAGCTGCAAATGTTGCATTGCTGTATGGTAATACACAATTCCAGGCATATACACAAGGTATGACTGTTGGATTGTTCATGGTAGATGCTACAGAAACCACTGCTGGTGGTGATAATGTGGTAGATATCTCATTGTCAAATCAAGGTTCTGGATATGTTGCAGCACCAGGTGTAACTTTCAGTGGCGGTGGCGGCACAAGTGCTGCAGCTACTGCTTCTATTGCCGCCGGTAAAATTTCTAACATCACAATTACTAACGTAGGTTCTGGTTACACATCAAATCCAACAATTACAATTGGCCAACCCAATTTAGTTATTCCAATAGATCAAGTTATTGTTGCAAACAACGTAATAATGTATACTGGCCATGGACAAGCAAATAGTGCTGCTCTAGTTTATAACTGGAATGGTTCTGCAAACATTGGTGGTCTACTAAATGGTACAACATACTTTGTTGCTCCAGTTGATGCTAACAGATTCTCATTAGCAACAACTGCTGCTAATGCGGCTAACAATGTTATTATTGACCTTACAACACAAGGTGCTGCAACACAATACTTTGATATTGTTGATGGTGTTCGTGCAACTGCAATTGCTAGCCGTGGTTTGAGTCAAGGTGCTTCTGGTGCTGAACATGCAACACACATTGGCTGGAATTTGAAATCGGTTGGTTCAGGCGGCCGCGCAGGACGAGTTCAGTACGAAACTCTTGTTGCTTTGTCAAACCCAATTGGTGATGGTTCAGACGATTTATCTTTACCTGACGCTTAATTAATAGGGGGTTAACTACCCCCCATTTCAATATGTTTGATAATTTGAATGAAGATAATTTTGTGATGTATGCAATGAAATGTTATACGTCACCACATTGCATTGTCTCGGAATTTGAGGGAGATATCAAAAGAACGAAATACCTGAAAAGGTTGTTTCGTAGATATAAGATAACCAAGTCACTTAAAGAGAGATTGATTCTCAATCATATCATCTTATTAAATAATGTTTTTGGTCCTGAAGCGACTGCAAGAATATTGTTTTATAAGACGGACGAAAGAGACTATGATATACTCAAAACATTTTTGGGTTATCTGGATATTATGCCCGATTTTGTTTATGGTATAAATGGAAAAACAATAGTATCATCAGAAATACCAATGGACACAAACGTTGTAGAGATATTAAGAAACATATGAAAACATTTCAAGAGTTTATTAACGAAGACTTGAGACAATGGTTTAAACAGAAGTGGGTTCGCATGGACACCAAAGGAAATATCAAGGGTGATTGTGCAAGAGAACCTGGTGAAGGTAAACCAAAATGTCTTCCACAAGCTAAAGCTCATTCGATTGGCAAAGAAGCTCGTGCTTCAGCTGCTCGCAGAAAGCGTAGAGAAGATCCTAATCCAGAACGCCGAGGTTCACCAATTAATGTTAGAACAAAATGAAAAGACTAAAAGAATTCTTAGAACAAGTTGAAAACTTAGAAGAAAAAAATGTTCCAACAAGTCCTGAAAAATGGGCTAGGGCTAAGTCTGCTGCTAAATCAAAATTTGCAGTTTATCCTTCTGCTTACGCTAATGGCTGGGCTTCTAAAAAATATAAAGCTATGGGTGGTGGATGGAAATCCGTTAGTGAGAATCATATTGCTATCGCCATGGGTAAAGAAATGGATGATGAAGGCAGTATGATTATGAATCAACTTGACCAAATGCAGAGGTCTATTAATATGATGCGTGATGTGGTTAAGGATCCAAGTATGCAGGTTCCTGCTTGGGTTCAATCTAAAGTAACATTGGCCGCTGACTACATTGACACAGCTGCAGGTTACATGTCTAGTAAAAATGAAGAAGTTGACCTAGAAGAAACCGCCGCATGGCAACGCAAAGAAGGTAAAAATCCTTCAGGTGGTTTGAACCAAAAAGGTGTTGATTCTTATCGTAGAGAGAATCCAGGTTCTAAACTAAAGACAGCTGTGACAACAGAACCATCAAAGTTAAAAGCTGGTTCAGCTGCAGCGAATCGCCGTAAATCATTTTGTGCTAGAATGTCTGGTATGAAGAAAAGATTAACCTCAGCAAAAACTGCTAAAGATCCAGATTCACGCATCAACAAATCTCTACGTAAGTGGAACTGTTAATGAAATCATTTCAAGACTATATCACAGAAAAAGGCAGATGTTGGCCTGGTCATAAACCAGTTCCAGGTAAAAAAGCTTTTACACCGGGTTCTTGTATGAAAGAAGACGGTATAGCTGCTGCACCAACAAATGCTGTTGGTTCCGGGGAAATTGCTGGAACTGGTGGCACAGCAGGCGAACCAGGTGTTTCTAAGAAACGAAATCCACTAATGTCGTTCTTCAAACGCAAACAACCAAAAATATAAAATGTGGATTTTATCTTGGTTGCCCAATTGGATTTTTTATGTAATATTCTTTGCAGGTTTATTAGGTTTACTTGCAACTTATGTGATGAAATTTATACCGTTTGTATACATGTATCGCACACCTATACAAGCGGTTTCTGTATTGGCAATTGCAATCGGAACATATATGTCCGGTGCAATATCCAATGAGGAAGCATGGCAGGCTCGAGTCAAGGAGATGGAAGCTAAAGTTGCTGCAGCTCAAGTTGAATCTTTGAAGGAAAATGTGAAGATTGTTGAGAAGGTTGTAAAGAAGACAGAGTATATAAAAACTCGCGGCCAAGATATTGTGAAGTATGTAGATAAAGAAATTGTTAAGTACGATACAAAGTTTTTGCCTGGCGGCGTTTGTGAAATACCTAAAGAATTCATAAAAGCACATAATAATGCTGCTGAGGCACCAAAATGAAATACGTAATACTTATTGCATTATTACTTTCTGGTTGCTCGACAACTGTTCCTGTGACTGCAAAATTCCCGGAAGTTCCAAACAACATAATGGTTAAGTGTGTGCAACTACAGAGTTTATCTGATGATGCCAAATTGAGTGATGTTTCTAAAACAATTGCGATTAATTATTCTACTTATTATGAATGTGCTGTGAAAACTGATGCATGGATTGAATGGTATAAAATACAAAAGAACATTTTTGAAAGTGTAAAATAATGGAATTAACTAAACAACAATTGAAGCAACTGCTTCCGAAAAATCCATACATCGACCAATGGCACGATGCATTGTCAAAGTTGTTACCGGATTATTCAATCAATACACCACAACGAATTGCAGCTTTTATTGCTCAGTGTGCTCACGAATCCGGTGAGTTCATGGTATTAAAAGAAAACTTAAATTACAAAGCAGCTTCTCTACGCAAATTGTTTAGTAAATATTTTGCAAACGATGATATTGCAAATGAGTATGCATCTAAACCAAATAAACAGGAAGCAATTGCAAACCGTATATACGCCTCGCGCATGGGCAATGGAGATGAATCTTCAGGTGATGGTTTCAAGTTTTGTGGACGTGGACTAATACAATTAACTGGCCGAGACAACTATACATTCTTTGCGGGTTCATTAAGCATCACAGTAGAAGAAGCATCAGAATATCTACAGACATTTGAAGGTGCTGCACAGTCAGCATGCTGGTTTTGGGAAACAAATAACCTAAATCAGTGGGCCGACAAAGGTGATATACTCACATTAACAAAACGAATCAACGGTGGTACTATAGGCCTCGAAGATCGCATTAAGCACTATGAACATGCACTACATGTTTTAGGAGTTTAATATGAAAAAAATTCTATTAGTACTTGCATTGTTACCTTGTTTGGTGTTTGCACAAAAAACACCACAAGGTGTTACATATGACGCACAAATTATCAGAGTAACGGATGGCGATACAGTTGTTATCGCCGCACCCTTTCTACCTGCACCCCTTAAGCCCGAACTTGCGGTACGAGTC